CCACTATCCTAATATTAGGAAAATTCTCATTTTTATAAGCCAGAATATTCTAGAAAAAAAAATGTTTATTATTATTGCTGCCTACACACATTTGCAACTGTGTGATAATAATGTCATCTTTTAATTAATTATATAATATTATTAGGACTTTTATTGTATTTCAAAATCATATACAACTCATGTGTTTTATTCCTAACTCTCTATACCAGCTTTGATTTCTTTACCAGCTATTATAATATTATTAATCAGTCAGATGCAAATATAAAATAGAGATGCTATAAAATAACATCTCTAATTACACAACATTCACTTTTAAACAAATTCTTAACTAAATTCACAATCTAAAAATTCTAATCCATCAACAATTGAAAAATAAGAATCATCATTTCTTTTATGTGATTTTGTGAAAGGTCTTCCTAAAACAACATTGTTCCAGAAGACTTCAAATGCAATTAACTCACCATATTCATCTTCTATGTAATTAAGCTCTAAGAACTCAATTAAAGATGCTTTATCATGATAATATAACTTGTCATTAAGATTAAATAAAAATACCCAACCATAAGATGATTTTCCAATATGAATTTTTTCACATTCTTCAATTTTATTATCAAAATATTCATTGATGATAGGACATAATTCATCAACATTAACTGTTCTATCTAACATCAAAATTCTTTTTTCTTCCAATGCTTTTATTTTTTTTATTGGAAGGCAACTATAATTTGTTCCCAATGTTTTATTTTTTTAAACTGTGAAACAATTCCTTATGAAATTGTTATTTGTTTTTTCCTGTTATAAAATCAAATATGTAATAAACTACTACAAATCCTATAATAAATAATATTGTATTCATTTTTTTCTTGTTTAAATTAAAATAAATTGTTTTTGTTATTGATTTGGATTTAAAATGTCCCAATAATTTTCATCATCATCCATTAATTTTTTTTTACTCTTAAAATCAATATTCCTTCTTGTTTTCTGTAAAATATTAAGAAGTTGTACATTAGTTAATGGGATTTCACCATTAATTTCAACAGACCTCTCTAAGAGTCTAATCAATTCTAATAATTCTTCCATGTTATTTATTTGGATAAAAATTTACTTTTGGTAATATAATCCATTCAGCATATTTATTTTCTTTATAAGCATAATCTAATGCCTGTTCTTGACTACTAAATGTTTTGTTTGTAATATAAAGTCCATCATAAGGTAATGATTGATCAACCATTACTGCTATGTAGGTTGTTTCAATAGTATAATCTTTTATAAGATCCATGTTGTTATTGTTTAAAATTGTTTTATTTTACTTTAAAATCAAAACACCTTTTGATGCAATATAAACTTCTTACATCATAGAATTCATTACTAAATGAATCCATAATTACTTGATCATCCAATTCAGGATCAACAGCAATTTGTCTTGCTAAATCTAATAGTTTAATAGTAATAGAATTAGAATCACTGTTAGATGCTGATAATTCTAACATTTGTATAAGTAATTGAGTGTTCATGTTATTATTGTTTAAAATGAAATTAAATAAGAGAAATTGCCAAACTAATGGCATTGTTAACTGTTTGACCTTTCCTAATATAATAGTTAGCAAGATCTAATTCAGCAATACTCATTGGAATATTACTGCCAGATATATAATATTTTTTCATGTTAATATTGTTTAAATTATCCTGCTCTAAATGATGCACATATTACACCATGTTCTTGATTTTCATTTGCTGTACCAATTTCTTCACAAATAATTTTGTTTTTACTAAATGCCCAAGAAGTACAATAATCATCTTCTATAAAAACACTACCATTTGGTTTAATACACTTAGCATCATCTTCATTTTCTGCACAAACAACACATGAATCATATTCATCATAGCCTGTTTGATAATTTACTGTTAATAAATAAAGTTTCATTGTTTTTTTATTTAAATTGTTTAATACTGATTATGCCAACATTCATCTGAATTAAATTCATTAGCCATATCACCATTTAGTGAAAAAGTCTGTTTGGGTAAAGACTTTTCACTATTTCTAACAATCATTTTTAATGTGTTGATTAAATGTGAAGTTGACATTTCATCAATATTTATTTTCTGACCACTTTTCATAGTCCAATATATTGTTTCCATTTTATTTTTTATTTAAATTATTTAAATTTTTAAAATGACTATTTAATCTTTTTTTCCAATCATTGTTTCTAACTCTTTTTTTATATAAAACAGAATTGTCTTCAAATGAATTTGTAATTGTAAAAGTTTTACCCAAACTATTAAATACATCTGTATAAACTCCATATTCTTTTTCTGATAATGTATGTTCCATTTTATTGTTGTTTAATATTTGAAAATTTTCCATTGATATTTTGTTTTTCCTTTTGGAATTTTATAATTTAATTCATAAGAATAAGAAAGAAAATCAAAATATATCATGTGTTTCTTTGTAAAATATTCTTTTTTATCTTCACAAGTAGAAAAAAATCTCATCCAGAATGTAGGAAGAAATTTATACTTTTCACAAAGTTTATAAGTAAACTTTTGAAATTTACTATCTCCATTATATCCAAATGAAATTTCTATATTTTTCATGTTATTGTTGTTTAAAATATGATTTAATTGTTACTGCTACCACATATAGAGTAATACAAAAGACAAATAGAATAAATAATATCATTAAATAATATTCTTGATAATACTCTATCAAGAATATATTTAATGCAAATGCTAAAATAAGTATGAGATATTTCATATTATTGTTGGTTATATTCTGGAACTTCTTGCTCATAATCATCTTGATTTAAATCAGGATAAAGATTGTCATCAATACTAATTTCATTAATCTCAACATCAGAATCAATTTCAGTGATAATTAATTCTTGCAAACCATTTCCACATTGAGCATGAAATTCTATTGGAATATATTCAGCCAATATTTTATTTGGAACTTCTTTTGATGTATAAACACCAATTGTTACTAATCCAGAATATTCCAAATCACCAAAATTACCTTGATGAAAGGTTTTTTGTTGTAATAAATAAAGTTTCATAATTTCTATTGATTTAAAATGTTAAACATTAGTTGAGATATTTCAACATAACTTGATTTATTAAATCTGTAAATTTTTATTTCCAAAGAAGTTGCTGCAACTTCTGATAGATAAAAATAATAATATTTCATTAATTTAAACCAATACAAAATAGCATGCACATATTGTAATTCAACTGTGCCAAGCAACCTTCAATCATCATACCATCTGCATTTTTAAATACAGTGGTTGATATATTAGAAACTCTCATTTTAGGAGTTTCATACAATTGTGTTTTAATTATCATTTTCTTGTTGTTTAAATATTTAAATATTTATTTGATAATTCTCTTGCCACCCCTAAACCACAATTAAATGTGTTATTAAAAGCAATTGCTAAGGGAATTTCCCTTAATTCTAATTTAGATTCTCTATAATTTTCAAAAAAGGAATCATAAGACATACCATTAAATTTATTTTTTAATTGACAATGTATGTCTATTTGTTGTCTGAATGTTAATTCAATGCTCATGATATTGCTGTTTAAACTGTTATTGTTTAGTTACTTTCATTGTAAATAAAATACCAAATATAACTAGCAATGATACTGCTATATTTTGAAATGATAATACTTGTATTGTAATTGATAATATTTGTTTAATTGCACAAATAGCAATAATCACAACAAATATTATTATGAATGGATTTTTCATTTTATTAAAAGTTTGAAGGTTTTTAAAAAGATTTTTTTCTTATATATATATCATTCTTTTTATTATTATATATATGTAAAAATAAAGTACATAATATATTGATTATCAGATAGTTATAAAAGGTGTTTGTTAGAAGTCAGCATGAATTTGTACGAAATTAATACAAATTCATGTCAAATTGTTACAAATTCATGCTTGATTCTCACAAATTCATGCTGAAATGTTACAAAATTGTCGGAATAAAAACAAGAAATGTTAGATATTCTTCATTTTACAGTTGTATGCTTGATAAATTATAACTAAATTTGTTAAAGTTTAAACAACAATGTAATGAAAGAAACAATAAAAACAATAGAATCTTTATTAAATATAGAACCAACCCAAGAGCCAGAGTTTATTAAATTATATTTAAAAGATGTTGGTAAGTTATGGGAGTTAGATAATTCTGGTCAAATTATATTTGGAGAAATGTTAAAATTAGTTACTTATAACCCAAGTGATAGTATTCACAATTTAGTAATTCTAAGTGCTGCAAGAAAACAAAGGATATGTGAAAAGTTATCAAATAAACAAAGTACGGCTTATGTTTATTATAAAAGAGGTTTGACAAATTTAATTGATAAAAAAGTAATTTATTCATTAGAAAAAGATACTTATTTAATCAATCCTGATATTTGTGCTAAAACTAATTGGACTAATGTAGAAATGTTAAAATCTATTAAATTAGAAATAACTTATGAAGCATCTAGTAGAACTTTAATTACAATAGTAGAAGATAATCCATATTTGTATAAAGAAAAATTAGAAACTTTTAGAAGTAATGAGTCTTAAATACATAACAAAATAATATAATGATAGAAGAATCTAAAAAACTAAAAGATAGAAGTAAATATACTTACCATTATATTGAAGATTTACATGGAATGAATAAAATAACAGATTGGGAAGCAACCTTTTTAGTTAATCTTATTAAGTTTAAAAAACTATCTCTAAAACAAAAAGAATGGTTTAATAAGATTGATAAAAAGGTTAAATCAGGAAAAAGTTATTATAAGTATAATTAAAAATAGCTATAATCTATATGACAAGGTGTAAAAAATAGATAAAAATTATAAGATATAAAGGGTAGTTGATGGTATTGTTACATCAAAAAACACCAATTTTTATTTTTTAACTCCTTAAAAATCAAGTAGTTATAAAAGATAATTAAAAATCATCCATTATAACTACCTAAATTTACCTAAACTCTTTCATAAGGTTCTTCTTCACTATAAAGTGAACAAAAATTAGAACACTTCTCTTGTGTTCCACTAAATAATACAACTTTTTCTGCTAAGTATTCTGAATAACTACTATCCATATAGGATAGGTGATTTGTAGATTGAAAGTCTACAAATACTGAAAATTGATTTTCCATTATATTGTTGTTTAAAATGTTTAATTAAAAAAAAAGAAGATAAGAATGTAGAATCAATCCACATTCTTATTTAATAATTTTGGCATGTCTGCAATATTACTCCAACATGCTTATGTTATAAATAGTGTTAGTTTCTTTTCATGCAGATTCTATGACTTATGAGGTCATCGAGTTGTTGAAACATCTATTATAACAGTTGATTTCTATCAACAATATTCTATCAATTCAGGACAGGCAAATAGCTAATTTCTATTAGCAATAACAGGTTTTTTCAACAAACCTATAAATAACTTCCGTTCATTTGATTAAATCAAATAAGTTAAGAAGGTTTAAGCCTTTTAATGTGATGCTTATCACAATACCATTTGACTATTTAAAGTCATAAAGTGTAGCATCTCCAACAGAAATGCAAACACAACCATTAATTGAAACCATTGTTAGTATGATTTAAATTATAAAAGCAATTCAAAGTCTGCTTTATGACTCTTAATATAATAATGTAATGCATGAAAACCTACCCCAAATGTTTTAACCTTTATTAGAATGAAATCTTTTATTATCTTGTCTGACCAAGTATAATCCGATTTATAGCCCTCTAATATATAAAACAAACAGTTTTTTCTATGCATTACAATGATTCTAAGAGTTGTTATGAACAACATGAATGGTACATACCAATCTTAGAATTAGGGAAGATTTCTCCTCCCTAAACTCTTTAAGCTCCTACCATTTCAGGTGCTGTGTTCTCAACAACAATGTCTTTTTGAACAGTTTTGTCAGCAATGAAAACATAGGTAGGAATGCCAGTTTTCAATTCAACAGTAGTACTTCTGTACACCTGTTGTCCAGTTGCATCCAACCAAATTTCATTAGGCTTAGTTGGATTAACCTTAGCCTTCTGACCTACATACTGTGGTGAATGACTCTCTGTCACAACCAAAGTATGAGGTAATGGAAACTCCATTCCGTCCTTCAATTTAAGAGCTTTAATCATACCTTCCAAGATTGGTGTTTTGGCTTTCAATAAGCCAGAAACTTTTACCAATGCAACAATGCCTGCATTAGAAACATAGGTTTCATCAGACAAAGAAATTGAAGACCAATCTGAATTACTAACTGATTGAGTGATGATTGAATTGTTTGTTGGGTTTAATGTTACAATAGCCATGATATTAACATGTTGGTTGACCTATCACCAAAAGGTTTGTAAGCTTTTAGAGCGTTATTGCTCAATCTGACTATCATACTCTCCAATGAAGGGGGTAAAGGGATAGTCAAAGTAAAGGTGGTCTTGAAGCTACCAGATGTCCCCTTACATAGACATAATTTAATACCCCCCTGTTAATAATTTAGTATTTATATTTTTATCAACTATTATCTAAAATATACAACATTTAATACAACACCCAGGGCATCATTATACAATAACAACTACTAGGGCATTGTTTACTTCTTAGACATTATAAGCTGTAATACATACAAACAATTTAACATCAAATTATCTGTTGTTAAAACAAATACAAATAAAATAGAAAATATATGTAACAATATTTTGTGACATAATAAATTCTTATTAGTTTTGTCATATAAATAAACAAAATCATGGAAGTAATTAACAAAGAACAAGAGTTAAAAGAATTAATTAAAAGTTGCCCAATTAATGAATTAGAACAATTAGCTATAATGATGCAGGTAAAAGAAACTATGCAATATAATGTAATGCAGTTGTTTAATTCACAATCAAAGGAAATATTAGAAAAGCAGTTAAGCCATTGGGGTAATTTATTAATTGATAAAAACAAAAAGCATAAAAAAGATAATTCTTTAATGCTATTAACAGAAGAAAATCAAAACATATTATTTTTTAACAGTGATTTTACTAATAAAGAATTAGTCTACATGTTTTATAAAGATAAATTAGGAATTGATTATTATAAAACTTGCATTGATTTAATGAAGAAAACAATTAAAAACAAATGATATGAATAATAAAAAATTAATAATAATGGGAGGAATATTACAAATAATAGGAATTGTTATGCTTGTTAGTGTTTTATTTTCTTTTGTAAGTAACAATAACATAGAAAGTAAAGCAGTTGAATACATAAAACATTTAAATGATAATAAAATTAGAGGGGGTTGTTTTTATATTAAGAATGATAGTGTTACAACATTTAAAAATTATAGATGATGGAAAATGAATTAGAATACATAAGAAATAATAGGGTATTTGATACAGAAAATATAAAAGATATAGCTCTTCTTAATTATTTTCTAAATGAAGAACAAAAAGAAAAACTTAATCTTTGTATTCAAGAAAAGTATAATAAAAAAGTTGATGATATATTGATCAATGGGAGTAAAACAATGTTTGGTAAAATATTATTATAAACACTAAAAATAAAGTTATGGTAGTCTTCAATGAAGAGCAGCACAAATATACTAATCAAAATAAACAGCAATATATATCAGCAACCACTATTATTCATGAATATTCTAAACCTTTTAATGCTTTATTCATGTCTCATTATTGTGCATTAAAAGAACTTGACAGGGATTTTGTTTATAATAAAGGAAGATATTTTCAAAAAGAAGGAAAGCCAATTGAGTATTTATTAGAAATTATTCCTGATTATGTAGATAGAGATATATTAGATTTAAAAGCAAGATTATTAGTTGCACAGTGGGATGAAACTAATAGACTTAGTAGAGTGAAGGGAACAAGAATACATTTAGAAAAAGAAAATGCTTCTTTGGGTAAAGAAAAAGAAGATTTTGCTGGAATGAAATATCAAGTAAATCAAAAAACACCTTTTAAGTTTGAAGATTTTAATGGAGTAAGTTATTATGAGTTATTAAAAGATGGCTATCATTCTGAATTATTATTATGGAATCATGAATTAGGAATTGCTGGAACAGCAGATATTGTAGTAATTGAAACTGATATGTTTGGTGATAAATGGGTGAGTATTGGAGATTTTAAAGGGTTTTCCCTTGATACACCAATTCCTTCAAAAACAGGTTGGATAAACATGGGAGATATTAAAATAGGTGATGAAATTTTTGATGGCAATGGTAAAATAACAAAAGTTAAAAACGTTTCAGAAATACATCACAACCCTTGTTTTAAAATAGTTTTTGATACTAATGATGAGTTAATTTGTGATCACGAACATAAATGGGAAATCACAAATAGAAAATCAAATGGTAAAACTCTATTTGATACTGTAATGACAACAGAGGAAATTTATAATTCATATAATAATGATTGTATGAAAAAACCTCAAATAAAATGTACAAATATTGATTTACCAGATGTTGATTTACCACTAGATCCTTATTTATTAGGACTTTGGATTGCTGATGGAAATAGGACTTGTAGCTCAATAACTTGTTTAAATCAAAAAACATGGAAAGAAATAGAAAGAAGAGGGTTTGAAATTAGTATAGATCATAATAGAAATTCAGAAAAAGGAGCAGAATCAAGAACTGTTTTAGGAATAAGAAAAATATTAAAAGATTTACATTTAATAGGAAACAAACATATACCAGCTATTTATTACAGAGCTTCACACAAACAGAGATTAGATTTATTAAGAGGTTTAATGGATGGGGATGGTCATTTTCATAAGAAAAGAAAAAGATGTGTTATGCTTACAACTAAAAAATGGCAAGCTGATTTGACAATGGAATTAACTTCTTCATTGGGAATGAAACCTACAATTTTTAATGGTAAAACATCTGGATTTGGGAAAACAAATATCCCAACATGGCATGTGTGTTTTACACCAACTGAAAATCCTTTTTTAACAAGAAATGAAGATTATTGTGAAATTGTGAAAAATAAAAGAACTCATATTGGTTTGCATAGAAGTATAAAAAGTATAGAAAGAATTGATACTGTTCCTACTAAATGTTTAGAAGTTGAAAGCGATTTGCATACCTATTTAGTTGGAAAAAGTTTTATTAAAACTCATAATACTAATAAGGAAATTAAAATGGATAGTAAATATAAAATGCTTTATCCATTGAATAAATATGGAGATGTAAATTATAATCACTATACATTACAATTGTCTTTATATTCTTATTTATTAGAACTGATGGGATTTAGGGTGAAGCATTTAAGGCTAATTTGGATAAATGAAGTGGGAGATGAAATTCCTTTTATTTTAAATTACAAAAAACAAGATGTTATTAATATGATAAAACATTACAATCAAAACAAATAGAATGAATTTAGATAAGAATAATAATTACAGAAAAATTGTAACAGTTAACAATCAAATTGAAATGTATAGGGTAGTCATTAGAATACATTCTTTTATTTCACAAATTGTTTTGTCTATTACACAAGAAACAATTCTTTGTTATTTATGTGTATATGGAATTACAGAAGATTGTTATAGAGTAATATTAGAAGATAAGATTGTAAGTAAAAGAGGTATTCTTTATAATAACATTAGTACTTTAATTAATAAAAAACTAATTGAAAAGAAAGGTAGTTTTAAGAAAGTAATTGATGATTTAAAAGTAAAGTCAATTACAGAAAACTCTGCCTACATTACTTTAAAATTAAATATTAAAGATAAAGTTGAATTAAAATTTAATGTAGAACACTAATCAAAATGTTTATCATAGAAGATATTAATAAAGAAATTGCTCATAAATTAAAGATTGATATTAAATTAGTAACTGCTGTTAATACAGAGCAATGGAAACAAGTTGAATACAATATAAGACATCACACTGCTTATGAAATTAAAGTACTTGGACTTTGTACTTTTACTCCCAGATATGTGGTAGTAAAAAAGAAAATAAGAGACTTGATTATAGCTATTAGAAGGGAAAGAAGTAGAGAACCAACAGAAAGAAGTAAAATGATTGTAATTAATTTAACAAAACTTCTTAGTAATATATGGAAAATTAAGAATAAGTTTGCTCTTAATAATATTAAAATTCAGAATAAAAAACTAAATAGACAAGATGAAAAGTAAATATTATGTTCCCAATTTAGAAGAGTTGCATGTAGGATATATTTGTGAAGTTAAAAATTCAAGTGATGATGAATACTTTGATTGGGAAGATCAGTTAATTGAGAAATCAGATTTAATGTACATAAATAATTGGTTAAATTGGAATGAATTAAGAACTAAATATTTAGATGTTTTTGATTTAGAAAGTTTAGGATGTAAATATAAAAGAGAATATAAAAATAATTTAGATTTTGAAAAAGGAAATATCTATACAAATGGTTTCTTTTTAACTTACAACACAGAAACTCTGATGTTAAAGATTCAAAAAAATAAAGGTAATTTTGATAATTCAGGAACACCTAAAAGTGAATGTGTTTTTGAAGGAAAAGTAAAGAGTATTAATGAATTGAAATTAATATTTAAAATGTTAGAAATATGAATGAGTATATTCAAGTATTAAAGAATGGAATAAATAATATTTCAGGAGTAGCAGAAGGTTGGTCTAATTTAATAAAAGATAAATTAGGAGTACTATCTCCAAGAGAAAAGGAAGTTGTTGAAAAAAGAATTATAAAATGTTCTGAATGTCCTTTTAATAGTAGTAATGCTAAAAAGAATTTAGGATATGAAACTGATTTAGGTTATGATCACTGTTCTTCTTGTAAATGTCCACTAGATGTAAAACCTTTTGCCCTGCATGATAATTGTGGTTTGGAATGGTTTATGTTTAATGCACAAGATGAATCAGTAAAACATATTAAAGACTATTATACAATTCACAATGAATCAATTGAATTAAAATGGAAAGCTATCAATTAAAATTATTACTAAAACAAACAGTTAAAAAAGCTCCTCAAAAGCTTAAAGATAAAATATGGAAGATAATAAATTAATACTTAATAGTTTAATATTAATAGCCATTGATTTAGTAGGTATTGTTAAAGGAGAAGGTGGTGCAAATTATTATAGTAAATCCCTTAAAGCAGTAATTGATATTAGTGAAGTAGAAAATATAATAAAAGAAGCAGAATTATTAAACAAATAACAAACATGGAAAATAACACAGTAGAATTTTCAGTGCAAGAATTTAGAATGTTGTTAGAAACAAAATCTAAGATAGTTGGGAAAGCATTATATGAATTAGAATTAATGGCTAATGTGCAGAATAAAGATGTTATTAATAAATTATTGGAAGAAAAAGTATTAACAATAGTTGATAATAATATTGTTTCTTCTGGATTTAGATTGACACCTGTTGATGGAATTGAATTTACAGAAGAAGAAAGGAATTCTAATTTAGATGTATTAAAGAAAACTAGTGAAATATTTAATTTATATGGAGGCAAGAATACAGTAAAGGTTGAATTAGATAATTTAAATGATTTAATGTTTACAGTTACTAATGAAGATATTTTAAACTGTGTCCAATAATAATATTAGAAAAAACAATTATAAAATTAACAATCATGGAATTACAAGAAGAATTATTAGAAGTAACAAACAGTCAAGAGTATTTAAAATTAACAAGAAGACAAAAAAGAATGCTATTTAAAAAGAATAAATTCAGTGAAAGAGTTAAACAGTTATTAAAATAAATGGCAAAAAGACAAAATGTATATGACAGAGTATCTTATGACAGACTTAAAGAAGATGTAAAAGATACAATTATATATATCAAAACAGAAAAGGTTAGTGAAATAAGAGATAGTATTCATTATAGGACAGCACCAAAAGGAGGTGTTGTCCCTTCAATCACTGTAAATATTGAAACTAAAATTGATACACAAGTTAAAACAATTACCTCTTGTTGTAAAATACTAAAATCTTTAATTGATAAAGAAGGACTTTCAGAATTTGTATTAATGGGAATTGATAACATTTCTGATAAATTAAATGAAATTCAAATATTTTTTTCAGAGAAAAATATTAATTTAATTGAAGATAGAATGATTCCATTATCTTTTGGTAAAGGAACTATTATTGAAACCTTAGCTGCATCAAAAGAAAAACAAATTAATTTTAGAATTGAAATGCAAGAAAAAATATTAAAATTGATTCCTTTAATTGATGAGTTAAAATCATTAAAAGAAGCTATTCAAGTAAAAGGAGGATATGACATTCCTCATAGAATGAAAATAAAAAGAAATCAAAACAATGAATAAATATGAAATTTGGACTGGTAATTATAGTTTAGGACAAGGTTATCACCAAGGAGAAGTACCTGAAAAGGTGGCAGATATTGAGGCAATTAGTTTTAAAGTGGCTTGTATGAAACATGAACTTAAACAAAGATTAAAGTTTATAGATAATTTAGAAGGAGATAATAGAAATAGAGAAAAAGATATTTTAGAAACAGGATTTAATTTTGGATTAAATTTACAAACATTAACTCAACCTTGGTTAGGTAGATATTATGAAACAAAAACAGAAGCAGATAAATCATTTAATTAAAAACAAACAATATGTTAGTAAATACAGAAAATAAATACCACAAGTGGTTCAGTACTAAATGGTATAATCACAATAGTTTTAGTTTAATCCCTGTGTTTCAAATTATCAAAGCTGATGATCATAACACTTGGAAATTTAATTTTAGATGGTTATTTTTAGAAATGTGGAGTTTAGATAATTTGTGTTTTGAATTAGCAATTACTTGTGATACTCATTGGGGAGTTGGTTTAACTGCAATTCTACCTTATTTAAGAATTAAATTTACAATTCCTATTCCTGAAAAATTAGGATTTAAAACTGATAATTTATTTACAAGAAACCCAAAATGTAAACATAATGCCTAAAAAAATAATACCACAAACAGATATATTTAATTATAAATCAAAAGAGTTTTTATTAAATTTAAATCCTTCTGATATACCACCAAAGTCATCTGTGCATTATGATGATTTTGTAATACATGAAGAAGAGAAAAGTATTGGTGGTGTTAATATAAATGGAATACAAATTCCAGGTTCTTTATATTTTGAATTAAATCATTGGAATATAAAGCTTGATGTTCTTGATAGACATGGTAATATTGTAAAAGAAATAGGGCATCCTAAGTTAAAAGATAATTCATGGATTATACACAATGGTTATACAGATGCTTTTAAAGATAAAAAGATATTAATAATAGGTGGCGGACGCCAGAGTGGAAAGACAACAACAATCACTTCTTTATTAGGTAGACAAATGATTTTGTTTCCTAATACTTTTAGTTTAGGGCTTTATTCTAATTCAAAAGATCAAGAAATTAATGCTGGTTATTTAGATGTTGGATTTGAAAATTTAGAACATCTCAAAATACCTAGACTTGATAAAAACTGGAAAGGAGGTTTAATTAGACTTGGTTATAAAAAGGTAGATAATACAGATGAAATATGGAGTACTCTTTACATGAGAAACACTGACGAAGGTAAAAATACACAAGTAGGTGCTGGTACAACATTAAATTTCTTTGTGTTTGATGAAATAGCTAAAGCCCCTGTATCAAAAGCTATGGAAGCAGTTAAACCTGCTTTAATATCTGAATTTGGTTTAAGGTGTTCTCCAATTTATGTATTTACTGGAGGTGATGTTTTAAAGTCAAAAGATGCTGAAAATTTGTTTATGAATCCAAAGGCTAATGATATTTTGGAATTTGATAATGAAGGAAAAAAAACAGGATTGTTTTTAGGAGGATGGTATAGGCAAGATTTTAAAAATACTGTTAGTCTTGCTGAATATTTAAAAGTGGATGTAATCAATTCAGAATTAAATACTATAAAAATTCAAGTAACAGATTTTGAATTGGCAAATGAAACATTAGATAAAGAACAAGAATTATTAAAAACAGATCCTGATAAAAGTAAATATACAAAACATAAAATGTATTACCCAAGAAGTATTCATGAAATGTTTCTATCAGAAAATGAAAATCCATTTAATAAAGAAGGACTTGAACAAACAGACCAATTTTTATTAGCTAATCCGATTGGTCAAAACATTGAATTATTTAGAGGACTTAATGGAAAACCTCAATTAAAGTTTAGTAATAAATTTCCTATAAATAATTACCCTACACAATCAGGAGATAACTTAGATGCTCCAATTGTAATGTATGATAGTCCTGATAAGTTTAAAGGACAAAAAGGAATTCATGTAATTGGTGTTGATACTTATAATGATGATGAAGCACCTAATTCAGATTCATTAGGTAGTATATATGTAGGTAGAAAATTTCATTCTGATATATCAGATCCTTTTAATGGTTGTATGGTTGCTTCTTATACTGCAAGACCTAAAACAATGAAAGAATTTAATAAAACTTGCTTAATGCTTTGTGAATATTATGATGCTCAAATTATGTATGAACATACAGGAGGGGCATTTAAGGATTTCTTTGAAGGAGAAAACAAATTGCATTTATTAATTGACACTCCTTCATTGACAAAAGAAATATCCCCTAATAGTAAAGCAGGTAATACAAAAGGGTTAAGAGCTACTGTACCAATACAAAAACATGCTTTAAATCTTTCATTAGATTATGATAATGAGGAATTGCCAAATGGACAATTAGGAGTTAGTAGAAATTTAGATAGAATGTTAATAGCTGAAAAAATAGCTTATGATGGAGTAAAAAACACAGATAGATATATTGCATTTTCTATGATGGTAGAAGCTTTATATATGTATAAAAAATATACCACTATTGTAAATAATCAAGAAGAAGATAGTAAACCAGAAACAAGAGTGAGATTTGATGCTTTTGGTAATCAAAGAAAAAATAATAATAAAGTAAATGCTTTTGGATTTTAATGAGTACATTGCATAAACAATTTAAATAATCATGTGGAAAGAAATTAAATTATGGTATTATAGAAAATTTGTAATATCCGAACAGAAAGCATTAGAATTAGGTTTGAGATGGTATTGTAATGTTCATGGAGATAAAATTAACTATTTAAATTGTAGAAGTATTTACAAAGATGATAAATACAGATTTTACAAAATAGAAGAATTAAATCACAAGTATAATAAATAACAATTTAAATAGATAGCAGTATGAAGAAACCAGTGTATTCAGTAAAGAAGAAAGAAACTGCTGTTAAAGCACCAGTAGCTACAGCCATGCAAAAAGGAGGTAAAAAGAAAATGTGTTAATCTAAACACAACAAATTTGTTATAACTCATTTTTATTACATCATGTAATAGAAATGAGTTATTTTTTTGTTTATACTTTATTGTATCTAATATTTGTAAAAATTATAAATATGGATAACAATTCACAACACCCATTCCTTTTAAATAATTCAGTAAATAGAAATCATTTACCCCCTCAAATGATACCCCTTGCTCAAAAAACAGAGAAATGGGGATATGCTTGTATGGATTTCTTTGAAATGATTGCTTATCAACAATGGATTGAGAATCAAAAGTTTTATAATAATTATAAGTTAGTTAATGGAGAGTTCATTCCTTCTGATTATGGCTATGATGAAAAAGAATATCAAGATAGTTTAACACAACTCTCAAAAGACTTTGATACCCCTTCTTTTTTAAAGAATTATGACATCATTTCTCAACCCTTAAATACAATGGTGGGAGAATTAGATAGTTATCCAGACACTACAAGAATTGTTGGTAAAGGGGATAGTATGGATAATGAAAGAATGAGAGTTAAAAGTGATTTACTCAATAAGTTTTTTATAAGTAAAGTAGAGAATGAAATTAATTTAAAACTTATTGAAAGAGGGCTTGATCCTAATTTTAATGAATTTGAAACAGAGGAAGAACAGCAACAATATATACAACAAGTAAATGCAGAAAAGGAAAAATTAATGACTCCTTTACAAGTGCAAATGTATATGAATACTTCTTACAGACATCAAGCTGAAATATGGGCTGAAACTGAATTAGAAGATCAAAAACAAAGGTTCAATCTTAATGATATGAGAAGGATTGAATTCCAAGATGTTCTTACAGTTGGTAGAAGATTTAGACACATGTTTTTAAAAGCTGATGGTTTTGGTGTAGAAACAACTAATCCTATCAATACATTCTTTCAAAAATCACCAGATGTAAAATATGTACAACATGGAGATTATGCAGGAATAATTAATTTATGGACTCTTCCAGCTATTATTGATAGGTTTGGTTATATGATGAGTAGTAAACAATTAGAGTCATTACAAAAAGGATATAAAGATGATTATTATAAACCTATTGGTGGAAGTAAAGCATTAGATGGTAGTAAAATAAATTACAATTCTCCTTCTGGAATTCCTTATGCAACTCCTGTATTTACCTTAGATCCTGTTATAAATGCAATGCCAAGAGTAGGTGATTATAATCATGTTGGAAATGCATTAGTAACAGAAGAAATGATTTCTTCAATTAATGGTGGTAGTACTAGTGTTAATAGTACATTAAATGGAATGTATCAAGTAACAGAAGTTTATTGGAAATCACAAAAGAAAATAAGTAAAGTATATTGGATAAATCCTGAAACAAACACTCCTGAAAAAATGCTGGTTGATGAGTCATTTATTGTCCCAGATTATTTTAAAAAAGTTGAAGGTAGTATTGTATTTGATGAATTGGAAGATGAAATCAATACAATTACCTCCACTTACATTAATGAAATATGGACAGGTATTAAAATCAACACAGCAAAAGGAAGTATTAATTCTTTACTTGAAAAACCAATTTATTTAAATATTGGAAGGCATGATCTTCAAGGAAAAGGTGAAACAATGATATATGATTGTGTACTACCTATAGGAGGTCAAATATCAAATAATAGAAATACTACTTCTGCATCATTAGTTGATTTACTAAAACCATTTCAATTCTTGTATAACATATTTATGAATCAAGTGTATCAATATGCTGAAAAAGAAATTGCTCCATTTATGATGTTTGATGTAAACATGCTTACCAATGATAAAGACTGGGGAGGTAAAAAAGGACTTGAAAAATGGATGTCAATTGTAAAATCTTTTGGCATGGGTATGGTAGATACATCCCCTTCTAACATGCAAGGAGGTAATGCAGGAGGACAATTACCAAGAGTGATAGATTTAGACATGTCTCAAAGAATGTTAACAAGATTTAGTTTAGCTCAACAAATTAAACAACTTGCCTTAGAACAAGTTGGAATTGCTCCTCAAAGACTAGGTGATATTAAAGCATCTGAAACTGCAACAGGAATTAATCAAGCTTCTGCAAGAAGTTATACTCAAACAGCTTCAAGATTTGCAGAGTTCTTTGCAGGTGAAAGAGAATTAATGAAAATGCAATTAGATATTGCTCAAGTATTACAATCAAAAGGAAAGGATATTATGGCATCTGCTGTGCATTCTGATATGAGTAATACCTTTTTAAAGTTTAATGATAATGAATTCTCTCTTTATGATTTACACATCTATGTAACCAACTCACAAGAAGAATTGAGAAATACAGAATTAGTACAAAAACTTGGATTGGATAATACAGTGAGTTCTAAAACTTCTGACAGAATTAAAATGGTTACTAATAAATCAATTCCTGCTATTACAAGAATTATATTAGAATCAGAAAGAGAAGAAATGGAAATGAGAAAACAACAACAAGGACAACAAGATAGTGAATTACAACAACAACAAGAACAATTTGAAAAAACTATTGCTAAACAAGATGAACATTTTTATGCAACACTTAAAAACAATGTTGAAACAGCTTACATCAAAGCTAATGGATTTAATGAAAATGTAGATGAAGATGCTAATGCAAATACAATTCCTGATGTATTAGAACAACTCAAATATATATCTGCTGATAACTTAGGTAAAGGTAAATTAGCTAATGAAAGTTTAAAAATTAGTAATGCTCAAGATTTAGCACAACAACAAATTCAATTAAAAAGAGAAGGGTTCGCTAATGATAGAGTTAAAGAAAAAAATAAACAAATTCTTGAAGGTAAAAAACTGAAAAGAACAATTGTACAGGGAGACAAAAGCAAATAATAGCTATAAAAATCCCTGTAATATTTTTATATATCCAAATAATAATTAAAATTTACAAACAACATGGAATCACAAATGAGTGTACAAGATTGGAATGATGAAGAATTCTTAAAGTCAATTGGTTCTCAACCTCCTGAAATTACAGAAAAAGAATCATTAATAGAACCTGAAAGTAAAGCAGAAACAGCAGAATTAGAAGATTTATCAGAAGAAGATGTATTAGCAATTAATAATGTAGATGAAAAAGTTTCTACAAAATCAAAAGCATCAACAGCATCTAATAATGAAACTGAAATTGACAAAGATAGTTTTTATAAAGCAAGAATTGAATATGCTAAAACTATTGGTAGACTACCAGAGGATTTTGAATTAGAAGATGATGTAGTATTGGATGATGAATCTTACAGTAAAGTAATGGATTATGAAAACCAATATGTTTATGAAGCTATTGTATCACAAGTAAGAGAAGAATATATTAAAAAGCTTGGTAATAATGTAATCAATTTTGTAGAAAATGGTGGGGATGTTACTAAGATTGCTGAATTGATTAAAGAAGAAAATAAGATTGCTGAATTAAACACATCAATTGAATCTGGTCAAAAAGCAATTATTACACAGTATTATGAAGAGCTTGAATGGAGTGATACTAAAATTAAAAAACACATTGATAGACTTTTGAATGATGATGAATTAGAAGAAGAGTCTATTGAACTGAAAGCTAAATTAGAGAAAACTGTTGGTAAAAAACAAGAACAGCTTGTAAGAAAACAAGAAGAAATTTTCCAAAAGAAAGAAGCTCTTGAAAAGAAACAGATTAATGATTTTGCTTCTGTATTAGAAGACAGAGGAATGTCTAAAAAAGCAATTGGTGAATATATTGATTATGCTTTTAAAGATGAAGAAATCAGTGGTGTTGTAATGCCAAAGTTAGATTTTAAAATTCTACAAATTCAAAGAAAGCCAGAAGAGCTTTTAGAATTAATTGAATTTGTAAATAACAAAACAGAATATTTAAAAAGAAAATCCATTGAGATTAATAATCCTAAAGTGGATAAAACTTTTGAATCAATATTAAAGAATAAAGCTAAAATTAAAGGGAGTGGCAGTAATCCATTACAAAGTCCTGCTGGAATGAAACCAAATTTCAAATTTTAAATAAATAAAACAAAATATGCAAACAGGAAAACCAATGAATACTGTTAATGGTGCTTTTCAAACTGGTATGGCATATACCAAGTTAGTAGGAACAGCTCACACAGATTCAACTACATTATTAGATTATTTTCAAGCAGACCAAACAAATTCAGTCTCACTTGGTGTACTAAAATTAGCACAGCAATTTAATCTACTTTCTTCACCATTAATTTCTATGACAGAATTGCAAAATAATGTAATTCAAACAAATGGATTTAATGCTTTATTGAATTTTCAAATTCCTTACAAAATGTCATTTCCAAAGATTAAAGAAAATCTTTGTGGTGATTTAGTTAAACCTGGAATTGGTGGAGAGGCTTTTCCAATTGTATTAACTGAAGATGCTTTTGCTCCTGGTGATATTATTACTACTGATTATAGAAATGGTAGACAATTGGTAATTGAAAATGAACCTGTAATTCCTTATGGTGATGGTTCTAGATACATGGTTAAATTGGCTTCTTATAATGAAGTTGATGATTATTATCCACCACAATTCTTAGAGCCTGGTACTCAATACATGAAGATTGATAATCAGCAAGGAGAATTTGATACAGGTGGTTCTAAATTATCTAACATGAATAGAATGGGTTTGATGAATTATTCTTATCAAACAGGTTCTGGAGAAATTGGTATTGAACATTGGATTACTTCTAATGGTGATATGCTTGAATTGGGAGATTTACAAAATAATCCTTCAATGCAATGGCTGAATCAATACACAGATTTATCTTCTAATAAAGGAGTAATGAACTTTTATAAGTTTGATCCTCTTACTGGAAAACCAATGGCTAATACTATGCGTTGGATGCCAACTATTATTATGGCAATGCAGATGGAACTTGCCAAAATGAAAGAAAACAGACTTACTTGGGGACATGGTACTATGATTCAAGGTAATGGTAGAACAAAAACAAGAGTTGGCTCTGGTTATTATCCTCAAATTAAAAACTTAGGTAATTATCAAGAATACAGTGATTTTGCTCAACTTCCAGGTATGTTAAAAAATATGGTGGGAACTATGTTTGCTGGAAGACGTGATATTCCTACAGAGAAAAGAAAGGTTAAGTTTAGAATGGGAATGGGTGCAATGCAAATTATGCAAAAAGAATTTATGGCTGTATTCCAATCAGGAAATCCATTCACTATTTTTGCAGATCATCCAGCTATTAAAGGTAGTATTACAGGTTCTTATGATAACATTGCTTACAAACCAATTAAAGTAACATCAGTACAATATCCAGAAGTAGGTGAAGTAGAAATTGAACATGATCCATTGTTGGATATTATTGATATTGATAATCCTAATAATGCTTATACAGGAATGTATCCTAATTCTTCTTATATGGTATTTATTGAAGATTTGTCATCAAGTGAGGTATCTAATGCAATGCCAACTTCAGGATATTCTGTACCAGAAGGTTTTAATAAAGGAGCTAATGTGGTTATGATTAAGCCTAAAAATTACCAAGATCAAATGGGATTCAAAGTAGGTTTTGGTTGTAACCCAACTTTACAACAATTCTTAGGACAAAAACCAGACAAGTTTACTTACTCTGATGATGGTAAAGGATTTAAAGTGAAGATGATGACAGCAGGTGAAATTTATGTAGTTGATCCTTCAAAAGTTGGTTTGATTGAATTTAAACCAAGAGTATTCTAATTAAATAAAATAACAAAACAAACAACATGAACAAATTAGTAGAAATTAAACAACAAGCAAATTCATTTGCAAAAAGTTGGAATAAAGATAAAGACATTACTGCTCATCCAAATTCTTTTAGATTTTACACTCCAAAGAAAAATGATGCAGGTGAATGGGTTACAGGACTTAGTGAATTAGAACAAGAAGAGTTGGGAAAGAAAATTAAAAAAGATCTTTCCCCTCTTTCTAACTATTGGAGAGATTTAAACATTCTATTAGTTAATAGAATGCAACCAGTAACTTTTAATTTATCTATTACAGAACAATACATTCAATACAAATGTGCTTTAGGTAATAAGTTTATTGCTGAAAATAAAGAAAGACTTTCTGATTCAGATTATAAAATTAATGATTGTTTTCTGTATGTATTTGATCCAAAAGGTGATGTTGAAAGAGAGAATTTAATGCAAGAAGTTAAAGATGAAGTTACTTCTATGTTATATGAAATGAGAAGTAATAAAACTAAGATGCTTCATTTCTGTGCTAAGTTAAATATTTCTTTTAATGATAATTATTCAGCAGGAGAATTTTGGAAAATGCTAAGAGGTTATTTAGATAAACAAAAAACACTTCCTCATTTACAAACTTTTAAAGAACTTTTATCAATTCCAAATGAAGTATTATATGTTGAATACATTGTTAATAAAAACATGGGAACTGGTAAAACAATTAAAAAAATTGACAGTCAATGGGTTTATAGTACTAAATTATTAGGAGACACAAAAGCAAAAGTTATTAATTATTTTTTAAAGCATGAAGACATGTTTGCTTTATTAATTGAGGAGAATGATTAAAAAATAATAAAATGACATCAGAAGAATTATATTATGAGTTTCATTTATTGGTAAATAAAAACAATTCAAATCAAAATGTAAACATTGAGAAACCACATTTTATACAGCTTTATAATAGAGAACAAGAAAGGTGGGTTTATGCAGTAATTAAAGAAAAAAATAATACAGATAGGATTAATGATATTCAACAATTATTAGTTACTGAAAAAGAATTAATGCTATCTGAATTAAAACAAAATTATGATGTATATCAATTACCATTAGATCATTTTGAATATGTTAGTGTAAACATTAATTGCTTAAAAAACAAAATTGAAAAAGTAATATTTGTCTACCAAATTCATCCAAAAGAAGTTAATGTTTATTTACAAGATGAATTTAGTACGCCTTCTTTTGAATGGGAAGAATCATTTTGCACAACATCAGAACATAAATTATTTGTTTACAAAAATGAATTTGATATTACTAAAGTAAAATATTCTTATTATAAAAAGCCAAAAAAGATTGAATTAAAAGGATATGTAAAATTAGAAGATGGTAAGTTGTCAGAAAATATAAATAATGAAGAATTGTCAGAAATATATCAAAGACAAATACTTGATGAAGTAGTAAAAGAAATTATGAGACAGTATGAAAACAGTAATGGTTTTCAATTAGCACAAGAGAGAACAGTATAAAACTTGAAGAGAACAAGATAAATCTCATTTAATAAAATGACATTAGGAAATGTTAATCAATCATACCATCAGGTTATGGTTTCAGGTGTCCCTACACCTTTGTCAACAGGTAAAATGGTAGATTTAGCAGCAGAACAGATTGGTCTTTTTGTTACTAATGAAATTGGTGTTACAACTTTAGCTACTGGATCAGAAGATGGCAATTTTCAAATTGCACAAGGTATTCAAGATCTAGCTATTAGAGGTAAACAATTTGGTGGTGGTGTTTCAAATGCTCCAAGAAAAACTAAGAAGTTTAAAGGAACTGATTTAGTTGGATGGGAAGGTGAGAAAGCCAGCAGAAAACATCAAGGTCAAATTGTAGCATTAGGTTATGATGGAGTAGATGCTTCTAAAACATTAACAGCATTGTTAGACCGTAAAGATTTAATTATTCAGTTAAGACTTTGGGGTAATATGATTAATAAAGTGGGTGGTAATAGAACAGATTTACCAGTTCCTATTTATGTAAATAAAGGATGTTTGAAAAACAATTGTGATGTTAATTCATTGGTTGCTGCTGATATTATTGCTGATAGTATTATTGATCAAGTAGAAAAATCTGTATTGAGAACTGGTTATAAAGTAACTGAATTGATTACAGTAAGAAAGATTAAGAAGTATGCAATTAATCCTACAGCTCCTACTGGACTTTTACAGTTCCATAAATTCAGTGTTTCATTATGTGATGATAATTCAAATGCTGCATTAGGTTTAATTCAAGCACAGTATTCTGCTTTAAAAGTAACTAGAACTAAGAGAATTGATTCTATTTCTACTTATGAAGTGTTAACACAAGATGGTGGTGTTTCTCCTACTTATACTACTACTACTCCTGCAACATTTAGTTTGTCTGCAAGAACAGTAGCTGAATGTGAGGTTTGTCCAGCAGGTAGTACTAAAGTAGATAGTGCAAAAGCTTATGAATTAAAAGGACTTTCAAGTGCAGCTGCACCAGTTATTGCAGGAAGTATTTCTGTTACCTTAGTAGGCTCTACTATTACAGAAAAAACTTACTTAGTTGTAATGGCAGACACTGCTAATGATGCAACAGTTTCTACTTCAGCTAGTTCACAAGGATATACATCTAAACTTGTTTCAACTACAAGAGATATTTGTAATTTCCCTGCTTCTACTTATAGTTGGACAGTTGGTACAACAGTATCAAAAGCTCCACATGATTGGAAGATTACATTAGCTGATTCTCAATGTGGAACTTCAAGACTTACTGAATTACAATTAAACTACCCAGGATTTGTTGTAGCTGTTGATTCAGTTGGAACTTGTGCAGGTACTTATAAAATTACTAATTTTAGTGAGGCTATTGAACCAGGTTGTTACCCAGAAGATTACAAATACAAAGCTCCATCAGCTTTCTTAGGGATTAATTGGGCAGATTTCACTGTTACATTGTCTGTACCTAATTGTGCTGATCCAGTATTTACAACTCCTTGTATTGCTGTGGGTGTAATTTTTGAATCTAAAATTGAAGAAGTGCAAATTGTAAATGACTACACTTATGATTTGATTGGATATGATAATCAAAGAGTTGATCCTACTCATATTGAAGTAAGTGTTGTTTCACAAGACCCAGCTTCTAATATCTGTACTGAACCAACTTATCCAGTAACACATTTACAAACTATTGTTTATCCAAAAGGACAAGGTAGATGGGTAATGAAAGAAGAAAGTTCTTCATTAGTTTATGAAGGATTGAGACGTTCAAACAATTATATCTTGAATGAATTAATTGGAGCTAAGTTTAATGCAAAGGATGGTAAATATTATGACAGATATATTACTAAAATTAAAGATGACACTGAATATTGGGGATATAGATTGAATTCTTATTTCTTTGAAGAAGGTCAAGGTAAGCAATTTGAAGCATTGATTAATGGATTTATTGCCAAGCAAGGTTTAAAATTGAAGCCAGTATATTTATAATACCAAAGTAAAATAATAATAAAAAGGAGATGTTGTGAAATTCAGCATCTCCTATTTTTGATGAAATTAGATTTCAATATATTAGAAACTCATAATCCAAAAACTATTGTTTTTGTTGATGAAAGTATTTATGGAGACACTTCTCCTATCTTTCCTACTTTACAAATAAGAATGCCTAATTTAGAAAAAGTCTATAAAGCATTAATAAGAACAGAAAAAGTAAATGCTTTGTATACTACCACTATTGGTTTTTCAGAAGCTATTAGTGATTTTCCTGATGGTATTTATGAATTTAAATATTCAATTTCTCCACATAATATATCTTATGTGTGTAAGAAAGTAATTAAAGTAGACCAAGCTTATAGTGATTTAAAAAAAATAAATTCTAATATAAACTGCAAAGACGATGTTTATTTTAGTAAATTAGCAGAAATTCATTTATTACTATTAAGTAGCCAAATAGAAGTAGAGAATAATAGTGATGAAGCAAGTAAGAAATTAGAATTGGCTAAGAAATTAATTAAAAAACTATCTTGTTAATATGTGTTTACCATGTGCATTAGCTCAACAACAAGCAGGAATAAATGTTCCTAGTATTGTACTACCAAATCAAACACAAAATTGTACTACTGAATTATCTTTTTTAAATTATTTAGTTAATCTAATTGATTTAAATATTTCAAGAGTAAGTAATGAAGATAAATTTCAATTACAAATTTATAAAGGTCAAATACAATCAGGAATAAATATCCAGAATTATTGCTATATAGATTATGTAGTAGTAGAAACAAATATATTTAATGTATTATCAAAATATCCATAAACTAATTAATGAAGAAGCAAGTAAATTACTTGTGGAAAAAACACTGTCAATTAAAACAGATTACAGCACTATGATAGCTGCTTATTATTTGTTAAATTATAAATTAAATAAATATGAATAGTTGTAATGAAAAGTGTGTAAATGGAATTACCTCTGCTAATTGTGTAGAGTATGATGCAACATTTACTGTAAAACAAAAAATAGTAGCTATTGATGATAAATTATTGTCTATTGATTTGTTATTTACTAAATCTATTGATGGTAAAACATTGGCAACAGGTCAAGATTTAATAAAAACAGTTCAAAAATTAGTTGATGACAATTTAAAAAGTAAAGTTGCAATAAAAGCAACTTCTCAATTTGATTATTCAACTATTGATTTATCTTGTTTAACAGGAGAAACTTGTAATACAGTAATGAGTCAAGAACAAATTATTTCTTTATTAATTAAAGAAGTTTGTTTTTTAAAAGGTAAATTAATTAACATTTCAACAAATTATTAATATGTGTAATGAATGTAATAACCAAGAAAGTAAATGTTCTTGTAAAGAAGTAAAAGTTGTTCAGCAATTTACAGATAATGTATTTTTAAATAGTTGTAATGTTAATGATAAATTACAAAATTTAAAATTACCATTAGGTACTGATTTAACTACAATATTAAAGAAAATAGATTTTAAATTTGGAGACAATGCTAACACAGTTAATTTCTCTGCTTTCAATTTAGTATATCTTTTTTCAAACTACACCATAACAAACATCAAACAGTTTACAGAAGCTGTATCAATAGAATTTGGTTCTAATAAAGCATTAATCAATGCTTTAAAAGTCGGTACTACTACACAACAAATTCAATTAACAAATAACTACAATGCAATTCAGCAAATAAAAGTACCTTCTGTTATAGACAGTAGTGGTGTTGGATTCACTGTAAATGATTCTATTAATGTTATTTTACAAAAGATCGTAGATAAGTTTAATACTCTCACTGCAAGTTCTGGAATTGTAAATATTACTACTGATAATACAGACAGTTTATTACTATCTCTAATACCTAATCAAACAGGAAAGAAATTAAAAGGAGATGTTAGATTATCAGCTATTTCTAATAATGCTATTACAAAACAACCAGATGGTCTTTATGTGAGTAAAGTAGCTTCTGGAAATGCTATTGCTCAATTAGAATTAGTAACAGGAAATAAAATTGGTATTGTAGGAAGTAATTCAGTTGAAATACCAACTCAAAGTTCTCAAAGTTTATCTATTACTGGAAATCAATTAACTATTTCTAATGGTAATTCAGTTCCTTTGCCTTCTTTAAATGAGAGTCCTTTGGTAACTAATAACTCTGGCTCAATTAGAATTACCCAAGCAATTGGGAATAATCATAACATCACTGCAAATGCTATTATTTCTGCTGACAATTTAAACAGACTTAGTATTACAAATGATGGTCTTTTAGTGATTATGAATGCAAATGATGTATTAAATCAAATATCAGGAAGTAATGTATTAAAAGAAGCTTTTGCTTTATTAGTAAGTGCTGCATTAAAAACACCTTGTTTTAGATGGGCAATTGAAAATAAAGGAACTGTTGCTGCTACTATTAATTATTTAGATTTAAATGAAATAGCTCAAACAGCTACTGTTGGTGTTAACACTACTTTTGATTTAGGAGCTTCAAGACTTTTAACAGTGTCCACTAGTACATTAATTATAACTTTTCAAGGAAAATGCTAACAGAAAAATGTACAGAAAATTGTATAGAAACAACAGAAGGAATTTCTGCTGTTCAACCATGTAGTGAAGGTACAATAACTTCTGATTGTATTGTAATTGGAGAAGACATGAATTTGTGTGCTTTAAACATAAAGTCAGAAACTTCAATTAAAAAAGTAATCAAAGACATTGATAAAATTCTTTGTGATATAAAAGGAAGTTCTCTTACTGTATTATATGATAATATTGTTGTAGATGGTTCTTGTATTGGTAAACAATTAGTAAATGTAAATGGAAAACCATCTATTAAATTATTTTTAGATAAAGATTGTTTATGTACTTTCATTGAAGATTGTATAACTAATGAAAATGTAAAAGCTCCTTTCATTATTTCTGCTACAAAGTATAGTATTTGTAGAGATCAAAAAACAATACTAACCAGTAAGTTTAATGAAACTATTTGGTATAATGAAAATGGTGCTATTATTGGAAATGGAATTAATAAAGAAGTTTCTTTAGGTGGTAATTATTATGGGGTGTTTAATGGTAAAATATCTAATATTATAAATGTTATTTATACAGCAGATTGTCCTACTTTTACTTATACAAAGGTAAAAAACTTTTATAAGAATTGTATATTACCAACAGTGAGTACTGAATATACTTATTCTAAAATATATTTATCAGAAACTTCTTATCAAGATGCTTTATTAAAAGCTGAATTAGATGCTATTGTTTTTGATACACAAGGACAAGCTATTATTAATGCAACAGGTATTTGTATTGGAGAATCAAATCCAACACCAATTCCACCAAGTTGTTTTAATGTATTCCTTTCAAATGTGAATTGTAATAATAGCCCAAGTCCAACACCAGTACCAATACCCATTCCTATTCCTACACCAACTCCTATAAGAACTGATTATTGGAATTTAAATTTATGTTCTGGAGGTAATGCAACTTATCAAGTAGACAATTTAAATTTAAATGCAGGAATAACATTAAAAGATAATATTTCTGGTATCTGTTATACTACAGTAAATCAAGGAGCATTAGTAGCCCCTTTATTAACTAATTACATTGAAACAGGTGGAGATTGTGCCACTTGTCTTTCAATACCAACTCCTCCTAATGGTGGTGTAATTAGTGTATTACAAGATTTAGAAATTCCTCAAGTAACACAATGGAATTATTTTAATCCAAATGATATTCCTGATTTTAATCCTGTTAAATCAGTAGATGCTAAAACAGGAGAGTTACTTCCAAACAAATGGTTTATTTGGCACACACCTTATAGAAATTTATTTGGTACTACTCAAACAAGTCAGTTAGTTAGTTTATTTAAAAAAGGAATTACTTCTATCAATGGTAGTAAAATTGGTGGATATTATAATGGAATAGAATCAATTATTACAGCAGATAGAATGGTAGGTGATGCAGGTGCTGGGTTAAACACACCAGTAGATGATAATTACACTTCATTTGAAAACTGGGCAACAGAAGGTTTTGGTTATGCAAACACTTATAAAATTCCAACTTTAAATGGTAAATCAAGAGCCTTCTTAGTAATTCAAGATTATGAAGGAGATTATGCAGATTTAACAACTCAAATGTCTGCTAATTTACACACTATTGCTTTGTGGAAAGGTGTTAATACTGGTAATGGTAGATATGGTTTTCAATATGGTGGTGGTAAAAACTCTGCTTCTTATGCTACTTCCAGATTATATACAGCTGAATCAAATAATGTCTGGAATCTTCCTGCTGATAATACTGTACCCCTTTATTATCAGGGTAAATCAGCCGCAGGCAATGATAGAATTATAGGAATGTTTGAATTAGCTTTTACTTATGAAGCTTTTCTTCCAGAAGGGTATCAAGTAAAAGATCAAAATGGATTTAATTGGTTTAGGATTTCTCATTTTGGTTCTGAATGTGATAATACTTATGGATATAATTCTTTGGCAAATGCAAACAATTGGGCTGCTCAATTAGGTACTCATTGTGAAACTTATTATGGGTATCACAAATTACTTAATCAAGATGTTATTGCTCAAATTAAACCAACCAATGAATCAGATGATGGATTTCATTATAATGTAAAAAATTCTCAATATAATCAAGGTAGATACATTCAACAATTTTATGAAAATGGAATCACTTATTTAGAAGGAGCTTGTAATTGTGAACAGAAGTCAACATTAGGTAGTGAATATGTAACTCCTTTTATTGCAGAAGGTCAAGTAATTCTTACTTACTTTTCAGGAGTTAAAGGAATTAATTGGTGGAGTTCTGATTTTACTGATGTAGCAATTCCAAGAGCTAAATCAGGTAATCAAAGAAGAGGTGCTAAATACAATGATCCTAATTATGGAAATAGAGATTTAGAATCTTATGTATACACTTTAAAAGCATTATGGAGACTTAATCAAAAAGTAACTTTAAACAATGGGCAATCATATTCATTTAATGAAATATGTGATGGAACAGAAGTATATTTAAATCAAACTACTAAAGTTGTTTATGATACTAATGGACTTACCACTCAATATAGAGCTTTGGATTGGCAAATATTAAAGAAAAGTCCTGTAAGAGCAGTAGTAAATGTTTCTAAGAATGTAGTTTTTGTAGTAGCATTTCAAGCTTATGGTGTTGAACAATCACAAATTACTTTTAAACTTACTGATTATGGTGCTAATATTTCAGAATTAATTGATGTACCTGCTGGTAAAATAGTTGTAAGAGCATTTCCTTTAACAGGAGGTACTGTCCCAACTCCTGTACCTACTCCTATTCCAACACCAGTTCCAACTCCTGTACCAACACCAACACCTGTACCACCAAGTCCAAGTGTAATTATAACACAACCTAATAAACCACAATACTTTTTTAGTAATAATCAGCCACCAACTTTTTATTCTAATAGAAGTAATCTTCCTGTTATTTTTACTAATGGAGAAGAATTTAATGCCATAGATGATATTGTTTATCTTGAAAATTCAGAAGTGAAATATGGTATTAACTTAAAAAGAGGTGGTCAATTATGTTATGCTAGTATTGCAGGTAGTACAGATAATTTAATTTTTAATGGTTATGATGGTGGTTTTCAAGGAGTAATAGATGCAACACAAATATTAGACCCTGCTACTATTCAAGGACAAACTTCTGGAAGTCCACAGAATAATAATGCTTATAACACTACAATGGGAGGTACTCATTTAAATCAATCTCAAACATTGATGGAATACAAACCTGTTGGAAGTAATGCTTATTATGTTAAATTTAGACCTTTATTATATCCATTCAATGCATTAATATCAGAAGTTGAAATTGAAGTTACTTATACCTTAATTGGAAGAGCTTTAAAAACTACTTATAAATATACATCATTTAGAACTGATGGTAATTTCCCATTAAATCCTACTTTTCCAAGTGGAATAAAAGGTTGGGCAGTTCCAATATGTTTTTTAATTGAAAAACTAAATAGGTATCAAATATATGCTGGTGATGCTCCATTTACAAATGCTCCTGTTCAAGATGGAGTTATTCCTAATACTACTCCAAATCAAGGAGGAGGTTCTATCATAGGATTCAATACAAAAGAATTCTGGGGACTTTCATACAATCAAATTGATAATGTTGGACTTGGTATTATGAATTTAAGTGAAGGAGGTAGCTCTTCTTATTTAAGATTTGAACAAAGAGAAAAAAGAGCAGATAGTCCTCCTAGTGGAGTATTTGGAAATAGACCAAGAACTACAATGGAAATTGCAATTAGTGTATTAGTTCCTGATGGAGGTAATTTTGTAAAAGAAACTACTGCTTATTTTTCAGTAGGAAGTCCTGCACAAATTAGACAATCTTTTTACAATAATGCCATCGTTTAAAATAAATAAATATTATGAGTATAGCTTCAGTAAATTATAATATAATAAATGCTTCTGCTCCATTTAGTTTTTCAGTGAAAGACTCAAATGGAGTAGAAAAGTTTGTCAGTGAATCAAATGGGAAAATATATTTTACTGCATTAATCAATGGGGTTTATACTGTTAAAATTTCAAAAGGAAGTTGTGAAGTAATAAACCAAATTAATGTAATAAATTGTACTACTGTACCAAATACAGGATGTTCTACTCCTATATTAACCTTAGTTAGTATTCAAACTGATAAAAAAGCTTCTTTCACTATTAGCAATATTGCTGATTGTCAAGGAATGGAATTTCAATACAGTGAGAATATTAATTTTACCGCTTATTTTCCAGTTGTTATTGGTTGTGTTACTACTGCCTTAATTACTTTTCCTGCAAATGCTGTCTATTATACAAGAGTTTCCAAAACATGTACTAATGGACTTTTACAATATTCAAATGTAATTTCTACTTCCACTGTTGTTGGAGACAATAATTGTTACACTTTTGCAGGATGTTTAAATGTTGGAGTTATAGCTACATCAGATACTTATAGAATAAATCTAAAAGAAAATACAACAAAGAATGTAAGCTTTACTTTATCAAATGGAAGTATTATTAGTATTCTTGCTGGTAGTAATTTTGGACAAGAAATAATTAATAAATCACAAGGCTGTCCAACTGTTATTAGTAACACTTTAAACATTCCTTTCTGTCCTATAACACCTGTTACTCCTGTACCACCTCAATGTGTTGGTATAACTAATTTAACAATAGCAGGGGCAAATTCTGTTAATGCAAATAGTACCAATCAATACAGTTTATCTTATTCAGGAAATCCTCCATTAAATTATACTTGGGGAGTTTCTGGTCAAGGTACTTCAATTGTATCTGGTGGTAATTCTGATACTGCAACTATTAAATTTGGTAGTAGTGGTAACTTTATATTATATTTAGATGTAAAAGATTCTTGTGGAAATATTATTTCTACTACAAAATCATTAACATTAATTCCTGTTAATAATTGTGATATTGTTATTTCAAATATAGGAATTGTTTGTAATGCAACTAATAGTTCTACTGTTACAGTGACAGCTAATTCTCCTAGTGGTAAAGTATTAAGATATGGTGTTTTAGGATTTGTAGGATTTCAAACAAGTAATATATTTAATTTACCAAACAGTGATGTTAATGGATATACTTTCCAAGTAGTTGAATTAGGAAATGAAACTGATTGTAGAATTCAACAAAATAGAATGGTTTCTTGTGTTCCAACTACACCTGTTCCTCCTGCTACAACTTGTAATTTATTAATTAATAATGTTAATGTAGTTTGTAATTCAGCTAATAATGCTACCTTAACAGTAGTTGTTTCCAATCCTAGTAATTATGTATTGCAGTATCAAATTGATAATTTAATAACTTGGCAAGACAGTAATGTATTTACTGGAATAACTAACAATGGAACTGGTTATGTTGTAAGAGCAAGAAATAAAAATAACATAAGCTGTTCTGTTTCTAAAAACAATGTTTATGTAGATTGTCAAAATATACCAACTAATTGTGTTCAATTAACTAATTTAGTAATATCAGGAAACAATTCAGTTGTTCCAAATAGTCAAAACAGTTATACAAGTAGTTATGCTGGTGCAGCACCTTACAGTTATGCATGGAGTATTTCAGGTCAAGGAGTTTCAGTTGTAGGAGGTAGTAATGCTAGTTTTGCAACTTTCCAAATGGGAAATAGTAATGGTATAATAACACTCACTGTGACTGGATGTGGAAATCCTGTAACAACTGAATTTATTTATGGATTACAAGCTACTCCAACACCAACACCAACTTCTTGTATTTGTACTGATTTAAATTTGTTAGATGGTGGTGCAGTAGAAGCCTTTAGAGGTGGAAATAACGGAACACAAGATATAATTACTGTTCAAGTTCCTTATGATTTTAGTTCTAATTGTGGGGTTGTTAGAGCAAATAGTTATACATTAAATGTTTATAATGGTACTACTTTATTAGGAACTATTAGTGAATCATTTCCTTTTGAAAATGCAGACCTTACAAAGTCATTCACTGTGCTTACTCCTACTACTGCAACAAGTTTAATTATGGAACTTAGTGCTGTATGTTTCTATGGACAATCTATTACATCAAGAAGAACATATCCTATTTTACCATAATAGAATATACATTAAACAATCATAAATTATGTTAGCTTTAGGAATAGCCAAATTAAATAATGTAATAGTAGAAGCTGAAAGACAGCAAATAAAACAAGGTATTTTACAAGAATACAATCATAAAAATTTAAATGATGAATCATCAGATAGTCATTATAAAAATAGTTATGGTGGTGAAGTGAAGTTTAATTACATCTATGACAGACTTACTGAATATATTTCTACTGTAACAGGACTTAAGCTTGAAAAAGCTAATTGTTACAGTAGAATATATTTTAATGATAGTGTATTAAAAGCTCATTTAGATAGACCAGGTCTTGATTTAACCTTATCAATTCAAATAGAAAATACTTTTAATGTAGATGTAGAATGTCCAATTTATACAAAAGGTTATGATGGTACAATATATGAAACTAAATTAAATAATGCTGATGGTGTATTAGTAAAAGGAACAGAATTAGAACATTGGAGAAATCCAATGACTGAAAATAGTAATGGATATTTAATGTGTGTCTTTTTTCATTGGACAATTGTCAAAGTTGAATATCAAGAAGAGCAATTATTTTTATCAGTAGAAGAGTGTGATAGTATTATAAAGCAAGCAGAACAAAATGAATTTTCAGCAAGTAGTGTATTAGAAGATTATGCTGGTTCTAAAGTTGATGTACATGCAAGAAGTAGTGTTTCAATGAATTGGATACATAATGTAGAAGATATAAATCAAAAATTACTTCCTTACATTGGAAATTTAAGACTTGAAACTTGGCAATTATTAAAATATGAAAAAGACAATCAATTCTCACCTCATTTTGATAATGGAGGTAGTATTGATAAAAGACTATTCACTATTTTAATATATTTAAATGATGACTTTGAAGGAGGTACAACAACTTTTAATAATGAGAATATTGTATTAACTCCTCAAACAGGAAAGATGGTAATATTTAAAAACTTAAAAAATAGAATAACAGATAATAAAAGTATGCACTCTGGTGATGTAATAAAAAGTGGTACAAAGTTTTTGCTTGTAAATTGGAGTAACCTACCATAATTAGTTTATATTTGTAAGATGAAAGTAAAAGAATTAATATCAACTATAAATAATGAAATAAAAGCTATTGGACTTGATGACAGAGTTTCCAATAGATATTTGTATAGTAAGTTTTTACATTATGAATCTTTGTTTATAAAAAGAGATTCTGATAATAGAAGAATATTTAATAACACTGATTTATTCCATTCTATTCCTTGTTTTGAAATGAAGGAAACTTCACCAGTTGAATGTCCTGGCATTTATATTCCTAATTTAGAAATGATTAGTAAAAGTGTTATTCCAGTTCCTGATGTTCACAATTCTATTTATGGAAACATGTTAATTGTCAGTAGTGTAGATGAAAGTGAAATTTTTAAATTCACTACTCCTCAAAATTATAAAAATATATTAAATAGAGGAATGAACAAGACCAAATATTGCTGGCTTAATGGAAATAATAATTTAATTATTCCAGAAGATATTCAAAAAGTAAAGCTTAAACTATTACCAAAAGGAAATATTAAATTAGGAATAAATCAAGAAGTCTTTACCCCAAGTTGGTTAATAGGAGATGTGATTAAGTTTGTCATACAAGATGTAAGAAATGCTAAATCAATTCCAATGGATGAAAATCCAAATATGAATAATAATTTAAAACAATAACAACATGTTAGTATTTGGTAATTTAGAAGCTTATAAACAAAAATTTCCAAAAGAAGATCCTTTGTTAATAAAGAAAATTGTACAACAAAGTAATTTATTAATTGGAAAAAAGATATTAGCAGGTGAAGATTTCTTAATGCCTGAATCACTTGGAATAATATTTGTAGCAAAAGAAAAGACTAAAAAAGTATTTGATTATATTACTTTCTGTAAAACAGGAGTAATGAAAACTTTAAACAACTTTAAAACTTTTGGATTCCTGTATAAAGTAATGTGGTTTAAAGGATATAAGAATAAAAAAGCTCACATTTTATATAATGTTTATAAATTTAAAGCTAATAGAGTAGAAGTAACAAGACCTCTTTCTAAAATATTGCAAGCTGGCAATGATTATTACAAAGAAATGGAATATGTAAAAAGATTTTATAATGGAAATAAAACAAAAGTTTCAAAGCAGTGATATTTTAATATCAAGAGTAAAAGAGAATTTATCTTCTTATGATAATGCAGGCATTATTGATGAAGGTAAATTTTATTTTTTAATTAAAGATGAGCTTAGACTTTTAGGAGAGTATGTTTATATTACTAAAACAGATGTGGTAACACTTAACAATAAAAAAGCACTGTTACCAAAAGACTTTATACAACTTTATGCTTTGTATAATGTAGATGCTGTTTCTAAAAAAGTAAGTGTTGAAGGTCAATTACTACCTAAGATTACTTATAAAGCTGAATTTATGAATATTGAAACTTGTAAAACAGATGAATATATTGTAACAGAATCTGCTTTCTTTAATCATGAATATAACAGTAGAAGTAAAGGAAAGTTATTAAAATACAACAGTAAAGTAAATACAGACTTGTGTTATAAATACAGTCCTAATTTTACAAGTACTTCTGCTAATGAATTTAACATTGATAAGAATTACATTTACACTAATTTAACTGATGGTGATTTGTATTTAGAATATTTAGCATTTCCTTATGATGAAGAAGGTTTTCCAATGATTCCTGATGAATCTAAAATTGAAAAGACCATTGAGAATAGACTTATGTTTGAAGTATTTAGAGATTTTTATATAAATGATATAACTAATAATGCTTTGCAGAAAATGCAGTATTTTCAAGCTGAATATAATCTTGCTCACAAGATAGCATTAAATCATGTAAAACTTCCTTCATTTCAACAAATGACAGAAATGGCTTACAAGAATGTAAACAAGTTTAGTAGAATAAAAAATATGGTGTATGGCAGATAATAACAATTCAATTATAATTCCTCAAATAGGAATGCAAAAAGATAAGGATATTCTTACCAAAGATTCTCAAGAATATACTCATGCTTTAAATGCAGTGATTGAAAGTTGGGATGGACATTCTTTTTCTTTACAAAATGAATCAAGTGATATATTATGTTTGTCTTTAATTCAAAAAGTAATTGGTACATTACAAATTCCTTCTTTAAATAAAACTATTCTTTTTACTACTGATTCAAAAGGTGATGATAATATATTAATATTTGATGATATAGTAGTAGAGAAAATTAACATCACTTTAAATCAAGAAGAAAATTGTATTCTATCCTCTTTACAAAATCAAAAACAAACTGATAAAGTAGTTCCTAAGAAAATAGCAACTGCTAATTTTGGATGGAACATTTCTAATAAAGTAAACATTAAATATAAACTAACTGATTGTACTTTAAATTTATATTTTGTTGATGGAGTAAATCCAGATAGATTTATTTATTTCTCCTTACCTAATTACTTAGTATTAGAAGACTTTAAACAAATTAATACCTTAACTATTGGTACTTGTGATGAAGTGTATTTTGATATAATTGATGTAGATAAAACTAATTTCAATCAAAACATTTCTTATCCTACCATCTCATTAACAGAAGAAACTGGTGGAACTTTACAAGAAGGTGTATATCAAATATTTACAGCTTACAGTACATCAAAAGGAATACCTCTTTCATCTTATAATAATTCACAACCTTTTCCAATATTTGAAAAACAAATAAAAGAAATAGAAGGGATTGCTTATGATACAAATAAAGCAATTAAAATTACTATTAATGATATTTCTTTAAACTCTATTTATAAATACTTAAACATTGCTGTAGGGATTACAATAAACAATTACACTTCTTATTTTAGTGTTACAACAGTTCCTATTACTGCTACAATCACTTATATTTATAATAGTAATTTAAATAATATTGCTTCATCAGAACAAGAAATATTAGCTAAATATCCTTATTATGAAAATAGTAAATTAATAGAAACTGGAAATAATTATTTATTCAAAGCAAAGGTTGCAGAATTTGATAAAATAAATGTTCAAAGAATTGCTAATTTATTACAATTAGAAGCAGTCACTATTAAAGTAGATGCTGAATTTTATAAGAAACCTGAAAACTCTCACAAGTATAAATCTTATTTAAGAGATGAAGTATATGTATTTGGACTAGAATTAATAACCAAAGAAGGTGAAGTTTCTGGAGTTGCAACAATTCCAAATAGACCTCCTAATAATTTAGATTTAACAACAGTTAATAATAATGATGTATTAAATTTAAATAAATCTTTTCATTGGCAAGTATATAACACTGGATATAAAACATCTTCACCTCATACAACAGAAGTGTGGGAAACATTTGATTTTGCTTATTATCAATCAACTGAAAAATACCCTAACAATAAAGAAATATATGGAGATTTATGTGGAGAGTATATAAGACTTCATAAATTCCCTGATTGTAGTGTTAGTCACATTCATGATGGAAAGGCAGTAGAAGTAGCTGGAACATATAATAAAGAAGTGAATTTATTCCCAATGGGAGTAAGAATTAAAAATGCTAATCAAATTGCAAACATCTTAGACTTCTGTGCAAGTGAGAAAATAATATCACAAAAGCAAAGAGATAGAATTATTGGATATAGATTGGTTAGGGTTAATAGAGCTGGTAATAAATCTATTGTTGCCAAAGGTCTTTTATATGATATGTGGAATTATGAAAAACCTTCTGTGTATGATGAAAAAGATACTTGTTCTACTAAGAATAAATACTATTATCCTAGTATTGGATTTAATGATTTAAGAACAGATCCTTTTATTTCAACTAATGCCAATCATTATAAATATGAAAACTTTGATAAAGGTATTCAAATTCCAGCAGCACATGGATTTGAAGCAACAGGAAAATATACATTTCATTCTCCAGATACTTCTTTTGTTTCTCCAACCTTAGGAACTGTATTAAAAATTGAAACAGAAGAATATGGAGAAAGTAAAGGCTTTTTTAATGTAGCTGAAAATCAAGCACAATATAAACTGCTTACTTATAATCATTATAATGTAGCCACTTTAATAGCTAGATTTATTGGTAATAACACTATTCATAAATCAGATAATGCAAGTGGTACTGGACAAGCCATTGGCTCTTCATTAGGAGGTATTATTGGTAGTGCTATTCCAGGAGTAGGAACTGCTATTGGAGGAATTGCAGGAGGACTTATTGGAACTTTAGCAGGAGGTAATAATGATGTTACTTCTTCATTACAAAGAAATGCAACTATATTATTTCAAACAGAAAAGCTTTTACAATTATTTAAAAACCTTTCTGATTATGAAAAATTACAATATCAATATCAAGCAGTAGGTAAGTATAAAGGATATACAACTATTCCTAATGCTGGTAATAAACAAAGAAAAGTATTAACAAGTTCTTATTTAAATTCAACAAAACAAAGCCTTGAAGGAAATATATTAGTTAATAATAGTTTTAGAGAGTCTTCTGTTTATTTACAATTAGATGGTAAATTACTTCCTTCTTGTACTGTTGAAGATAAAAGTAAAAATAAATTAACAGATAGTATTTCTACTCCTTCAACTAATCAATGTAAGAAATATAAGGTTGTTTTGAATGGACAAAATCTTCCAAATCAAGCAGGTATTTATGTTGCTTATCAAGATTGTTTAGGAATTCCTCAAAGGTATGTTACTTTAATAGCAGAAACAATAACTATATTAGCTTCTGTACCTCCATTGACATCTTCAATAATGACTGTTACAGAAATAACACCATGTCCAGAATGTCAACAAACAGTTTACACTGTTAAAGATTGTGATTGTAAAGGAGTTGAAATGACAGCTCCAATTTCATCTTATTATGGAAGTATTAAGAATGAAAAATCAAATCAATATGGAGCTATTAATGGAATGCAATACATTGATATTACTAATGGTGAAGTAACTAAATTAACAGAAAATAAAATATATTTTGGTGGTGATACTTTTATAACACCATTTGCTTTTAAAAGAAAACATTCTTATTTTAATAGCACTTCTTTTGGTTTACCAGATGATACTGATATGTATTATCAAGACTTAGGTAATGTTGGTTATCCAACTTATTTCTTTAATACAAAAGAAACTAACAGAGATATAAAACCATCTACTAATTTACTATTTGATTTATTTCAATTTGGTAATTTTGCAGGTAGCACTTATAATTTCTGGGGTAGTTTATTTGGTAATAATCAATTTGATTCTGCTAAAAATATATTAAATAACTTTTCAGCATTTGCTTTTGACCCTTTGTTATGGATTAAAGCTCCTAATTTCTATTTAGATTGTTATGATAATAATATTAAATCTAAACCTTTAAAACTGTTTTCTTTTAAAGCAGTCAAGGGTATCATGTATTTATATAATTATGCTATTCCTTATTTTTATTGTGAATCAGATATTAATACTTTTTACAGACATGGTAAAAATAATAAAGAATATGATTTTTATCCACATCAAGCAGATTTGAATTATTGGCTACAAGAGAAGAATGTTGCCATAAATCAAGATAATTTTTACTTCTATGACAAAACTTATAGCAAGCAAAATAAAGAAGGTTTTCATTATGTAAATGATATAAACTTTCAACCATACAAAGAATGTAAAACTATTCACAATAATAGAATTATTTATTCTATGCAAGGTGGTGAGATTGATGATTCAGATTTAAAGGATAGTTATCTAATTAATAAAGCCTTAGATGCTCATGATTTTACTTTGGTAAATGGTGAGCTTACAGGACTGCATGAAATAGAAAGTGAGAAGTTGTTAGTAACATTTGAAAATAATACACAAGTGTTTTCAGCTTTCAGTACTATTGAAACTTCAGGGGGTGTTGCTCAATTAGGTAATGGAGGATTGTTTAGAAATAAACCACAAGAGTTTTCAAAGAGTGAACTTGGATATATTGGTAGTCAACATAATAATATTAAATCAACAGAATTTGGTCATATATTAATAGATGCTAAAAGAGGACAAGTGTTTTTAATAGGAACTAATGGTAGTGGAATTAAAGAACTTAGTAAAGATGGGATGAGAAATTGGATGAAAACTTATTTACCATTTACTATTGATAAATACTTTAAAGAAATAGACATTGACCAAAGTTATAATGGAATTGGTATTTCTGTTTGTTATGATAAAAAATGGCATAGAGTGTTAATTACTAAATTAGACTACCAACCAAAGTTTAAAGAAATAGTGTATAAAAATAATCAATTTTATTACGGAATACTTCCTGTTAAATTAACTGATATAAAGTATTTTTATAATAAGTCATTCACTATTTCTTATAATTTTAATTCAACTAATTGGACATCATTTCATTCTTATCTCCCAAGTTATTACATTGAGAATAATAATTATTTCTTGGCTGGTAATAATAATACTAATAAAATATGGGGACATAATTTAATTGTAAACTCTCATCAAGTCTTTGAAGGAAAGTTATATCCATTTGAAGTTGAATTAAATGACAAGTATTCAATGGTAAATAAACAATTACAATCTGTAAATTATTTATTAGATTCTATTGTTTACAAAGACAATAATCCTATCTACAATAAGGTAGGAATGAATAAAGCTATTATTTATAATGACCATCAAACTACTGGAACATTATTATTAGAAAGTACTAATAATGATAATTTGTTTTTAAATAAAAATTATCCTATATTAGAGCCAGAAATTACCAAAGTATTGCAAACAAAGAAAGAGAATATATTTTCATTTAATCAATTTAAAAATAGAAAATTTAATAATGAAAGTAATTTCTTACAAGAAAAGAATGGTGTTACAAAACATGTAAATTTAAAAACAATAGGAATTAATTATAATTACAACCCTATTACTGGTAAAACAAATACAATAAAATTAATACAAGATAAATACAGCAACTATAAATTAATATTTAAATTGGCTTCCTTCAAAACAAATAATTCAATTAGATAATGGAACAAGAATATAATGACTATGACACACAAGAAGATGATCAAGAATTAATTGATGATGATTTTGAAATGGAAGCTGATGAAGATGATCCTTATTTAAATGATGATGAATTTATGGATTATGGAGATACTGATGATGAAGCTATTTATGAACAATTGTCAAGAAGAAAATCTCCTTACTCTGCTAAATTTCACCCTGCTAATTCTTTTACTAATGAATTAGTAGCTAATGAATCTGGTGGTAATTACAGAGCTTTTAATTCTGATGGAGGAGGTGAAGGAGCTGTTGGTAAATATCAATTTAGATGGACAGCTCACAAAGATAAAATTAGAAAGTTTGCTGGTGATGCTAATTTATCAAGAGAAGATTTTATAAATAGTCCTCAATTACAAGATGATTTTTATGAAAAAGATTGGATTCCTAATTATTTAGAAAAAGATGTAAAGTCATTAAGGAAAATGAATACTGGTTTAAACAATAGTCAATTGTATAAATTAGTCCATTTTAGAGGAAAACAAGGAGCTATGAATTATTTAAATGGCACTGATAGTAATCAACCAGAATCTTATAACATGCCAACATCTAAATATATTGGTATGCAACCAGGAGGATATACCCCACAAGTATTACAAGGTAAACAATATACTCCTTTTAAAACTAAATTTACAGGACAGGAAATTCCAGGTCTTAATATACCACCACTTGGTGAATCAGAAAATGATGGATTTAATTTTGAAGGTATTGGAAACACTATAATGAAAGGAGTTGATGTAATGAATGAAATTGGTAATAATGCAGCACAAGGACTTTCACAAGGTATAGATATGGCAGAACAATTTACTTCTGCTCAAATTGAAAATCAGAATAAAAGAAAAAGAATGCAAATGCTTTATGAAGATGATGTAAATAATTATAACACATCTTCACAAAGAATAAACAATAACCCAATACTAACATGATGGAAAGCATAGAAATTGATTTGAAAGAACAGTATGTTAAAATGGCAAATGCTTATTCTAAACAAAAAAGTCTTCAAGAAAAAAGAGAAGATAATAGAAAGGATATTGATTTATTAATGGAAGTGTTAGGACATCATACAGTGTCTAAATCTGCATCTGAAGAAACAACTTGTGAATTTATTATATTTGATCACAAGGATAGAAATATTATTATAAATAAATTATTATCTAAAATAGAATTACTATAATGAAAAACAAATTAGATAAATATTTAAAAGCACAAGGAGGAGGGATTACTCAAATGGATTCTTTATTAACTGCTAATAAAGATAAATTATTTATTGACAGAATGATTAATTCTAATAAGTATCCTGTTAGAAATAATTTAGATAAATCTCATAGCACTCATAAATTAGCTTGGGGTGAATCTGATAATGGATATGTTGTATATCCAACAATTAATTACAAAGACAATAATTTATTTGAAGATCCAAAAGGTAAATATGCTTTTGATAATAATGATTTTATAGAATTTAAAGATCAAAAATTAGCTGAAAGATTTGCTAATGGTGAATGGAAAAATAGTAGTTTATTAAAGAATAAGAATACTTTTAAAAAACAGACTGGTGGAATTGCAAAAGATGCTTTAGGCAGAATATATAATCCTACAAGAGATCCAAATATTTACAATAGAGAGGATGGTAAAAAAATGTCTTATAATAAAGATGTTAAAAAGTTTATTCCTGTAAGACAAGAAAATACAGATTATCCTAATATAATGAATAATCTTCAAGATTTTGTCCCTAAAGAAAAAAGAAAATTAATTGATAAATATACAACAAGAGATGATTTATCAGAAAGTGGGGCAGCCTTAAATTTATCAGCTAAAGTCCAAAATCCAGATTTATTATATGGATTAGATATAATAGGAGGATCGCCTAACATTAAATTAACAAAAAGAAGTAGAGCTTTTAATGATGGTAATTTAAGACTCCCTGAAAAATTAGAATCTAATTGGAGTAAAACCTATTTACAAGAATTAGCACACAGTTATCAAGAAAAAAGTGGTAATAATAATTATTTAGGAAAACCTAAACAATTTGATAATTCAAAATATACTAGTCAAAAAAAAGCAGATCTTGATTATGAAAAAACATACGATCAAAAAGGTAGTGTAGAATATCAAGCACATAATGAAATAGATAATGATTTTTCTAATATTGTTTATATAAATAAAAATAAAGATAAAAATGTAAAAGAATATTATAATAAAATTAGAGATACAAGAAGAAAAGATATAACAAAAGAAGTATTACCTATAACTGATGAAGAATTAGAATTACCTTTAAATTTAAATGTAGATATGTTCCCTAATGATGAATTAAGAAATAAATCTAATTATATCAAAGCAAGTAGAAAAATAGGAGAAAATTATAAGTGGTATAACAGACCTTATAACACTATGCATCCTCTCACCAAAAAAGTTAAGTTATCTGATTTAAAGCCTCTTGATATGAAAAAAAATCAAGAAAAATGGTATGAAAAAGAATTGTTTCAAAAAGGAGGAATTGCAAAAGACAATACTAATGTTTCTAAGAAATACATTAATCCAATTGATAAACAAAGAATTAATAATGATTTTTTAAAATCAAAAGTTGATGCTAATAAATCTTATTTAAATCCTCAATCAAATGTTTCTCAAAGAGTTAAGGATATTGCATTACAAGAGCAAGCTAATGAAAGAATTAATTCAAGACAGGATAAGGCTAATTTATTAGGACTTGCCTTAGCTCCTGTTCCAATAGCAGGTGAAATTTATAATGGTGGTAATATGATTGCCCAAGGAGCAGTTGATGCTTTACAAGGAGAATATGGAAATGTATTAACAAGTGCTGTTCCTTATGGAGTAAGTAAATTGGCTAAATACATGAAGCCTGCAAAATTTGCAGATAATTATGTAACACAAGAACAAGCTGTAATTGCAAGAGGAGAAAGGATGTTATCTCAAAAATCTAAATTTAGAGATCAACCAGAAGAAATTAATGAATATTTTAGAACAGCAAAAGATAGACATAATTCAGCAAGTGACCACCCAGCAGAAAAGTTAGGAGTTAATAAAGGAACAAGTACTGAAATAAGTAAAGATGCTAATTTATCAGAATTTAATAAAGCAAGAGTAGCTTCACATGAAGTAGGTCATTATTATAGAAATGGTGCTGATGAAGCTAATGAGTGGGGAAATCTTGTTACTTTAGATCAAAGTAAAACTGGTAGATATTTAAGAGGAAAACCTATTAGAGTTCAAAATGAAAGTGGAGAAATAAAATCATTATCAAGTGGTACTTACGATGAAACTAGAGAAAGAGCTGGACAATTAAAAGATTATATTGCTAAAAAGAATGGTATTCCTTTAAATCAAGATTTTAACATAACTGAAAAACAGTTTAATAATTCATTAAAGAATTATGTAAATGATACAGGGTTAGACAATAATATGACTCCATTCATAAAGTCTATTAATGATAAAAAAGGGTTTTTAGAAATGATGAATAAATCTGCATTAGGAACTACTGTTGCTATAATTGCAAATAAAGAAATGAATAAACAACAAGGAGGGCAAGGTAATTTAATTAATGCTGAAAGAGGTGAAGTTTATAGAGATCAATTTGGTAATATTAAAAAAGTATCTGATGATGCTCCTACTCATGATGATGGTATATTAATTCATGATGACCAAATGAATACTCCTAAAAAAGCTTCTTATAATAATGGAGGAGTTGTATTAAATGATGCTCATTCTGTATTATCAGCTACTCATGAAAATAGAGACAGTGATGATAAATCTTATGGATTGATTGATGAAATGATCAAACTAAAACCAAAAGAATTAGATGGGTATGCAAAACAATTAGGCCTTAAATTAAAGAATAAAAAATCAGTTAGTCCATCAAAGGGATTTGAATTACTAAGAGATGCTAAAATAAAGCATGCTGATAAGTTATTAAATAAAAACATTAAGAATGATTATGGTGATATGTTTTCTAAGAATTCAACCAAATTAAATATGATTCAAGGAAATGCTTTAATTGAAGATACTGATTTATATGATATGATGTTTGATATTCAAGAAGCTAAAAAATTAAATACAAAAAGATATGGAAACTTACTTATTTAAATAAATTATATTAATTTTACATTAAAATAGTAAGTATTAATAAATTTTATTAAGAATGTATAAAAGACTAAATATAAAATTATACCCAACAATAAAACAAAAAATTGTTTTAGATAATCATTTTTCTGGATATAGGTATTGTTATAATTTATGTTTATCTTACAAAATGCATCTTTGGAAATATTATAAAATAAATAAAACAGGATTTGATTTACAGACAGAATTATGCCAATTAATTAAAGAAGTTCCTTTTTTAAATAATTGTAAAGTAGAATGTTTAAGACAAGCAGGTTTAGATGTTGAAAAAACTTATAAAAAATTCTATAAAGGAAGTGGTTTTCCTAAATTTAAATCTAAAAAAAATAAACAGTCTTTTATTGCACAACAATCTATTTTAATTAAAAAAGGTAGGTTGTCATTTTTTAAAAATTTAATTAAATTTAAAGATTCTGATAAGTATTTTAATAAATTAAAAAGTTTAGAAATTAAACAATGTACTTTTAGTAAAGATAAAATTGGTAACTATTGGGCATCATGTCTTATAGAAGATAATGAAATAAAAATGTTACCTGTAGTTACTAATAAAATAGGATTTGATTTAGGGATTAAAGATTTTTTAATTACATCAAATAGTGAGTTTATACCTAATAATAAATTTAGTATCAAGAAACAATATAAACTTAGAAAGTTACAAAGAAAATTTAGTAAAACTAAAAAACATGGGAAAAACAGAGAAAAGCTTAGAATTAAAATAGCAAAATTATTTCAAAAAATAACTAATCAAAAACAACACTTTTTTCACCAAGTTTCTAATAAATTAATAAGAGAAAATCAATCTATTAATTGTGAAACTTTAAAAGTAGAAAATATGATTAAAAACAGAAAATTAAGTAAATCAATTCAAGATGTTTCTTGGAGTAGTTTTATTTCAGTATTAGAATATAAATGTATTTGGTATAATAAAGAATTAATTAGAATTCCTGCTTTTTATCCGAGTTCAAAATTATGTAGTAGTTGTGGAAATAAAAAAGATGATTTAAAACTTTCTGATAGAATATATAATTGTAGTTGTGGAATATCTTTGAATAGAGATTTAAATGCTGCTATAAATATAAGAGATTATAAGGACAAATGTGCCTGAATTTAAGTCTGCGGAGAACAAGTCATTAGACATTCTATGAAGCAGAAATTAAAAGTTTAATAATATTTAAAAATTTAAACAAATAAAACATTGGAAACTTATCAATATAATATAGCAATTAGCCCTTCTAGCTTGTTTACATCAAATGAGGAATTAATGCAATTTATTAATATACCAGCAACAAAGAAAGATTTATGTTGTTTTTTAGAAGTATGTGAAAAAGAAGAATTGTATGAATATTGCTTATTAATTAATAATAAAATAAAAGAAATATAATATATTATGAAACTAAATAAATTAGGAGTTCCCAATAATTTGTGGAATAACATCAGAGCAAATAAAGGTAGTGGTAGAAAACCAACTGCTGAAATGCTTAAACAAGAAAGAAAAATAAATAATAAACAAACTGGTGGTGATAATCAATTGATGGAATTGTTTAATCAATTTGCCTCTTCAATTCAAGATGATAATTTTAACTCTGGTGAAGATGTTTACAATGAATATATTAAATTAGCTCCACAAGAGCAAGAACAATTTATTCAAAGTATTCAACAACAAAGTAGTCAACAAGCTCCTCAAGAAGAAATGCAGGAAGAAACTGCTATGATGCAAAGAGGTGGTACTAATGCTGTTAGAAAGTATCAAGAGATGCTTAATAAAAAGTATGGAACTAATTTAAAAGTAGATGGTATATGGGGAAAACACACTCAATCTGTTTATGAAAATAGTAATTTAAAAAGTTTAAAATCTAAAGATATTACCATTGGTGATAGTAAACCAATTGAAAGTTCTTATGAATTTCCAAGAGCTACAAATACAGTTAACTTATTAAAAGGAAAAAATATAAACTTTGATAGACCTCAAGATGCTACAGGATATAGTAATATAAATGATTGGGCAGCACATTTTGATAAGCAAACAGATTCATTGAATAGTTATTCTAATAGAGTTAAACCTTTCAAAAAGTATGCAACTAAATCTATGGAGAGAAGAGCTATGATGACTCCTCAAGAAGAGTCTGATTGGTTGGATAGTGGAGGTGTTGGAATAAGAGGAAGTGCTATGGAAAATAGACCTTGGACTTCACAAAATGAAGCAGACTTTAGAGCTAATAAAATAAATAGATCAGGAGAAAAAGTTACTCCAGAAGAAGTGCAACAAGCTTTTAATAATGCAGGAGCAGGTCTTACACAAGAAAAAATGGATTATATATTACAAGAAAGAAATAAAGAACGTAAAGCAAGTGATATTCCAAGTTATTGGAAAGATGAAGATCATGATGAACAAATTAGAAAAAAGTATGGACAACCTATTAAAAAACAAACAGGTGGAATACCAACTAATAAAAATGGATATTATGAATTAGATCCAGAAGAAAATCCTATTGCAAGAATACCAAGCAATAATATTACTATGAAAAATATTCCATATAAAATTAAAGCTGTTGGTGGTACTACTGGTAGAGATTATGGATATATGCAACCAGAAGGTGAATATCAATTTGATGATGAAGAATTTATGTATGAAATACCAAAAGCTCAAAAAGGGGTTAATTTAAATGATATAACTAAAAAAAGAAATAGTGAATCACTAAATTCTAAACAGTATCAAGACTATTTAAAAAATCTTGAAAATGAAAAAAATTCTAAGTTTTTACAAGATTCAGCAAATGCTATTAAATATGGGAATACAAAAGGTATTTTAAACAATGATTATTTTTTGACAGGAGATAATACAAAAACTCCATTTCAAAGAAGAATTCAATCAGAAAATCCCAATTCAATTGCAAGAAGAAATGATAGAAAAGCTAGAATGGAACAATCAACAGAAATTGTTCCTGGTAAACTTCCTTATAAAACAAAAAGTGGTAATGTTGTTTCTAAAAAAACTATTGCTAAATATTCTCCTGATCAAACAGACCAATATTATGCTAATCAATATGATAGTAAAAAATTTAATAAACAATTTACATCACAAGAATTAGATGCTCAATATCTTCAATCATTAGAATCACAAAAAGAATTGGCTAAAATAGAAACACCTGTTGGTAATAAATATCCAGATTTTGTTGCACCAAATAATGTTGGACAAACAAAAAATGATTTTAGAAAAGGTAAATCAATTACAATGGATTTTGATAATCCAGCAGAAGGACAAGCAATTGCTTATGAAAAATTTAAAAACAGTCAATCATTATCTCCTTATAAACAAACTGTTAAATTAGAATCACCAGGTTTATATCAAGAGAATGAAGCAGCTTATTTAGCTAATGTAAGAGAGAGTAGAAATTCAGCATTGCAAAATATGAATCCTAATTCAACCATAGGGCAATCAGCAATGTCTAATGTTTACTCACAGAGCTTAAATCAAGAAAATGATGCTATTGGTCAAGTATTTAAAAACAATGCTCAAAACAGCACTAATTACTTGAATCAAAGAAGTGCTATGAATAATCAACAGCAACAAATGAATAATCAATATAATGATAAATATTACAATGATGTATCTCAAATAGAAGCTGTTAAAAATCAGAATGATATTAATTATATGAATCAAATATCACAGATGAATGCAAAGAGGTTACAAGCTAAAAATAGATTTTTAGGAACAGCAATTGAAACTGGTTTGGGTGATGCTTTGGATATAGATGATAATAGTGTTACATTTGATGTAAGTAAGATAGGAGCAAGAATTAATGGAGGTAGTAAAAAAGAAAGTGTTCCTAATACTAATAAACTAAATGTTAAAATGATTGATGGTGTACCTTACCATACTTATATTGATGAGAATGGTAAACCACAAGCAATTCCTGTTAATGTAAATAAAGCACAATTTGGTGGAATGGGTAAATACAGAATGAAATTAAAATAAAAAACCAATGAATAAAATCCATTGGCTTTCCTCAAAACAAACAATCATGTTCATAAAATTAAAAACAAAATGGATAATAAAAGAATATTGCATATAGGAATTGGTATTGTTATAGCTATTTTCCTATACTTTTTGTATTACTCTATAAAGATGGAGAATATAAATAACAAAATAGTAAAAGAAACTATTGAACAATTTGAAATTAAAAAAGAAATTGACAGTTTAAGAATATTAAATAACTATTTAGAAACATTAAATAAAAAAGATGGAACAGCAATCAATTACATTAAAAAGAATATTGTTAAAAATGATAGTATTATCAATACTCTTACTTTGCAACAATTACAAAAGCTATTGTCTAAATGAAATAAAAGCTGATACTTCTATTATAATGAAATATAGAAATACAGAAGGAATATTCTTTGATAAAGAAGCTGTTATTAGAATTACTAAGAAAACAGCATTAGCTGATAGTTTAGCATTGGTTAATAAATTCAATGAATTAATAACTAAAAGACAAGAAGAACAACTGCTTAATTGTAAAGAAGTTGAAACTAAGTTTGATGAATATACTCTTAGTGTAAAAAAAGAAAAAGAGGAATTGAATAGAAAGTTTAATTTAAAAATAGCTGGAAAAAATGTATTAATTGGAATGTTTACCACTGCAACTACAATTCTTGGAGTTTTATATTTTTTGAAATAGGGTTTAAATATTATAACAATGGAAGAAAATAAAATATACAATATTAAAGGACAAGACTATATTGAAAATGGTAAATTGTTTAATAGAAAAATAATTATAGATAAGTTAAATGGATTTGGAAATAATTATCATTCAGTAACTTATTTAAATAAAGATGATTCTATTAACTATAATACAAGAAAATGTATTTTAAATATAGAAAGAATTATTTTGCCTTTATAAAAATTTACATTACATTTGTCTTAATATTAACTTGGTCAACTAATAACAGAATAGTGTAAAGAAAGCACCTTAGTTTGTACTAGGAAGTTTGGAATGTGAAAAGAGTCCAATTCTGTATTTTATTGTTTAATTTTTTTATTTTTTATTTTTAAGATATTTACAAAACCTTCTATATATTATAGAGGGTTTTTTGTTGTGTTATAATTTATAAAATCGTTTATAACCTTTTTTATAATTCATTAATGTTTTACCTATTATAATTAATTTATTTAAGGAGTTGCAAAATTACAATTCCTTTTGTATATTTGTATTATTAAAATTAAAACAATATAAATAAAACAAAATGATAAAATTATTTGAATTTCAAAAAAAAGAAATTAGAACAGAAAATATTGATGGTAAATTATGGTTTAGTGGTGCTGATGTATTTTCAGTATTAGGGCTTGCATGGAGAGGTGTTAGTTCTTTAAATAGAGATAGACAAATAACTGATAATCATATACTTAAAAAGGGTATCGGGACTAACGGTGGTATACAAGAGTTGATTTTTATTGATGAACAAGCTCTTTATAAAATTACTTTTAGAGCTAATAAATCAGAATTGGCAGATGAATTTACAGATTGGGTTGCAGAATTACTTGTAAAAATTAGAGAGTCTGTTAGCTTAGATAATACTAATGATTTAAGAAAGCATTTAAACATTACAGTTCAAAAAGATTTTAGTAATAAAATAAATGCTTTAAATTTTGAAAATGGAGGTGTAACTAAAACAATTGATTATAATGTTAAAAATTGTCAATTACATACAAATCAAAAACCATATCAGATTGTCCAGATGGGTAAAGACTTAGGTTTAAAATCAAAACAAACTACTTCTGCAAAAGAAGTAATTAGAGCATTAAAACCTGAACTTGCTTGTAGTATGAGTTTTACAGATAAGTTAGTGTCTGAAAATGGTGTTGAACATAATGAAGCAGCAAGAATCTCTATTAATTTTGCACAGCCTTTGTTTGGAGAGTTAATACAATTAGGATTTAATCAAAGAAATTTAGAATAAATAATATTAAAGGTTAAGATTAATTTCTTAACCTTTTTTGTTGTATAACTATAATTTATTAAAATTTGTATTATAACATATAATTATTGACTTTTGCATTATAATATATAATAAAAATTAGTTAATGTATATAATTAAATAAAATGATAACTCTTAAAAGCCAACCAACACCTGTAACAAATTACACAGATGTATTTGATGAAGAGATGGTGGCTAAGTCTATCTCTTATAGAAAAGCTAAATTTGACCAAGGTGTAAATGCTGTTCAATCTAAAATAAATCAATTAAGTAGTATTCCTACTTTAACAGATGAAGATGCACAATACTTAAACTCCAAGATTGGTAATTTAACAAACACTATTAATAGTAATCAAGGAATAGATTTTTCTGATTCAATGAATCTTTCTAAAATTGATAGTGATGCTCTTGATATAAGTTCTGATAATACAATTCTAAATGCAGCTTCTTCTGCTAAAAATCATCAAAAAGAAATGAAATTTATGGATGATGCTAAAAATAATCCTAAGAAATATGGTGATATATTATCTCCACATAATGATAGGGATTATTCTGATCATCTAAGAGATTATAAATTAAAAAGACAAAATGGTGAAGAGGCTGTATTTTCTTATCAGTATAAACCTTTTGTAGATATTCAAGGGGAATTGTTAAAAAGAGTTGAAAAACTAAAAGCAACTGCAACATCAGAAATTAATGGTAATTATATTATTAATGGAAAAGAATTAACACCACAAAGAATTAGAGCAGAAGCCTTTTCTCAATTACAAACTTCTCCTAAGATGATGGGGCAATTAGCTATTAATTCTAAGTATGATACAGAAAATATATCAGATGCTGATTTAATTACTTCTAAAAATCATTTATTACAAATTCAGGAATTAAAATATAGAAAAGATTCAGAAAGTGAACTAGCTAGACTTTTAACATTAGATGTAAAAGATCCAAATAGAACTGCTGTTAGAATTGCAGAAGCAACAGAAGTTTTTCAAAAACATGAAAAGTCTTACAATAAATATAAAAACTCTCCTACATACATTGGTGAAGGAGCTTATAACAGGCAGAAATTAGCACAAGAACTTACCTTAAATAATATATTAACAGGACTTGATCAATTTGCTATTTCAGAAAGAAAAATTACACCAAATATGATTCCTTTGGCAATTGCAAAACAAGACTTCTTACAAAAAATGGCAAGGCTGACTGAAGATAGAAAAGAAAGAGAATTTAATTATACAAAAGACAGAGACAAAATTGATGATCAATTTAGAAATTTAGAATTAGCTAGTAAGAATGGTACAAAAACTAAGATTGCAGAAGGTGAATTAGATGGTAGTACAAGTATTGATATTCCTAATATTAAAGATGTTGATAATGCACAGAATAATTTTCAAGTAATGAGAGATGATGCTGTAAAAGAAACAAGAAAATTATTGATTGATGAGTATAAAAATAGAATTGGTGTGATAGGTAAATTAGATGATGCTTTTCTTAGTAATTATGTTGATAAATTAGTAAGAGCTAATGGAACTTCTGCTAATCTTGATGAAGAGAAAACTACTAAAATGCTAAAAGGTAAATTAGCTGAATATGGCAATGCTCAAATCCCAGAAGATGCAGTAATAAAAAATATGTTAAGGTCATTAAATAAATTATCAATTGATGTAAAAAAAGTATTTGATACAGGAGAATTATTATCAACTGAAAATTCTCAATTTCTTTCTAAGTATTTAAAAGGTGTTCAAAAGAATACAGTGATGAATAGTATTCCTCAAAGTGCCTTAGAAAATGCCCTTTCTGTAAATGGAATTAGTCCTAAGGAATATGAATATTTAAAAGGTAAAAACTTTGGCACAAGTAAAGATCCAAACAGAAGAAGTCTTTTTACTTCTGATCAATATAGTAAAGAGAAAATGGCATTTGATAATGTACAAAAATCTATTGATCAATTTTATAAAGACAAAGCATCTACTGCTCAATTATTTCCTTCTCAAACTTACACTGAAAAGTATAGAAAAGAAAGTGGGGTTGATGTTACTTTAAATAATGTATTAGGTCAAGGAAGACTTTCTATGGATGGTACTACTAATATTGGTAATGGTGTTTATGGAAAAGAAAATGAAAAAGCAACTAATAGAGGTACAAGAGTTGAAGCAGTTGATTATAATTATGCAACTCAAGTAGCAAGAGTTAAAGTATTTGGTATAAATACATTAGGTAAGGAATTTGAACAACAGGGAGTTCAATCATTTTCAGTTCCAAGAGAATATATGGAAAATCATACTTCTGAAAAAGTTAAAAAAGGTTCTCAAACATTAACTCAATCTGAATTACTACATCTTGCAGGTGGTGAAATTTATAGACAAACTAAAAGTGGTAAAAGTCCAATGTTTGATCAATTACCTAATAGAATGGCAACACCTTTTAGAGCTGTGCTTGTAGATAAAAATGATGTTTCTAATAACAAAGTTAACATCTTTATTAAACTACCTGTAAATGGAAGACTTACAACCTTTGAATTACCTGGTGCTTATGATAGTGTTGAATATGCAGAAAGAGATTTAACACAAAAAACATTACAATTATATGAAGATTTAAAAAATCAAGGTAGACCTAAAAAAGACATACCTAATTTAGTAGCAAAAGCAATTATAGATTCATTAACAAAATAAATGAAAGAAGAATTAGATTTAACCCAAGTTTCTGAATTACAATTAGATACTCATTTACCAATTCAAGATCAAAAGATTCCTGAATTTAATCCATTCAATAGATTCATTAGAAATGAAACTCCTGGAACTGGTAAAATTGTAATGCCTGAATTCAAATTAGACTATCAAGAAAAACCTTCTGATAGTGTGCATCCATTAACCATATCTACTAAAGCTGCTCAACCTTACATTAGTAAAGGTTTTAAGCTTGCTGACATGGATATTCATAATGGTTTAGAAATGGAATTGTCTTCTACTCAAAGTGGATGGGAAAGAAAAGCAAATAATATAAAAAATGCAGGAGCTAATTTAGTTTCAATGGCAGTTCTCACTGGATTTTCTAATCCTTTGGATATGGGATTTACCACTGATTTAGGAGATAATACTCTTGGTAAAAAACTATTTGATTGGAGTGCTGAAAAACAAAAAGAAAATTATAATTACCAAACTAAAAATGATATTGAAGCAGAAGGAGTTTGGGATAATTTAACTAACTGGATTGACCCAACAAAAGATTCAACAAAAGGTGTTGGTAAATTATTAGAAAGTGTAGCTTTTGGTGTAGGTGCTGGACTTGGTATAATGGCACAAGAAGCTGTTGTTTCTTATGCTACAGGAGGTAGTGGTACATTTCCATTATTAGCTGCTAAAATTCAACAAGTGGTAAATAGTGCCAAGTATTTAGACAAGGCTTTAGACATATCAAGAATAGCTGAAAAAGGAGCATTAAATTTAGAAAGGGTATTAAGTGTTGGTGATATAACTAATTCAACAGCTAAGGGACTTAGAAAAATTTATAAAAGTCAATTAGGCTCTCATTCAGAAGCATTATTTGAAGGACTTGAAGGTAAAGAATCTTTAAAAAATGATTTAATTAGAGAATATGAAGAAATTCATGGGTATAAACCACTTGATGTTGAATTAGCAAAAATAGAAAAGGTTGCTACTGAAGCAGGTCAAGCAAGATATGGAATAAATAAAGCTTTATTATCTGTAACTAACTTTTCTCAATTCAATTCTTTATTTAAAGCCTACAGCCCAGAAAAAGAAATTGCTGATGGTTTTCTTGAAAAATTTGGTAAAGCAATTGGTATTGATCCTATTACTAAAAAAGCAGTTCTTAATAGCACTGGTTATAAAATAACATCTCCTTGGTTTGAAAAAGGAATTAGAGCTAAATTAAAACCTGCAATTGAAGGAGCAATTGATGTAGGACAAAAAGAAATAGTGGGTAATGGACTTATGGAAGGTGTTGAAGAAGGGCTTCAATTCTTTACTGATAAGGCATTAAATAACTATTACTCATGGAAATATCATGGAGATAATAAAAGTGCCAATGATGCCATATATGAAGGTACAAAAGCAATGTTTTCTAAAGAAGGTATTGAATCTATTTTCACAGGAATAGTTTCTGGTGCTGGACAATCTGCTATTACAAAATACTTTGCTTCATTATCACCTAAATTCAAAGCACAAAAGAAATTATTTGAAACACATCAAGGAGAATTGTTAGATACTTATTTAAAAATTGATGAAAAGTTTCAAGCACTTCCATTAGAGTTTAAAAAGAAATTAGTTAATGTAATGAACAAAAGTTCTGTAGGAGGAACTGTTGCTGATAAAGCACAATTATTATCTGCTACTTCTGGAACATCTGATATATTAAATCAACCAGAAGATGAAGAACAATTTAATCAAGCATTAACACATCAATTTTACACACTTGCTTTACCTTATGCAAAACATGGAAATATTGATATTTTAAAAGCTCAATTTGAGGAATATAAAAATTTAGATGATCAAGCATTTATGCAGACATTTGGATTGTCTGATATTAAAAACAAAAATACTACTATTGATTTATATTTAAAAGAATTTGATGCTATTCAAGAAGCTTACAGAAAATCTAATAATGCATTTTCTAAATCACCAGCTACTCCAGAATTACAGAATGAATATAATTATTTAAAAACAGAATTAGCTTTCTCATTATACAATAGTGATAAACTAATTAAAGATGCTAAATCATTAAAAGGGGCTATTGGAGATGATTATGTACAATTATTATCTAATAAAGGAATGTCTCAATCTACTATTGAGGCTAATAATAATGAGATTGAAGAACTACAAAAAGAAATTGAGACACCAGAAAATAATAGACTGATTGCTGGGCTTAAAAAGTACAACAGCTATATTGAAAGGGTGTTAAGTGGCAAAGTTGAATTAAAAAAAGGAGAATATATTGATATACTAAAACAACTGATTGTTGATCCTTCTGTAAACAAAAAATATGGCAAGCAGAATAGTCTTGCTAATTATGATAACCTTGATGATAAACTAAATAAAATATATCAACTATCTAAAATTCAAGATAGAGTTAGATATACACAACAGAAATTAGACAGAATATTAAACAGTGAAAATCCATTAGATTATTTACAACAACAAGAAAATGCTTTTGAAAATGAAGCTTTCACTTATAGTAGAACAGTAAATCCAAATCCAATAGTAGAGAATAAGAATATTGTTGAAGTAATAACTGATGAAGAATATACTAAATTTCAAGCTGGTGATGTAAGTAAAGAATTATTAACAAGTATTGCTGTTAAATTAAAAGATAAAAAAAGTCTTTCTGTTAGAGAAAATGAAATAAATAATAAATTTAAAGATGCAATAAATTCTATTCTTGCAGCTATAAAAGCTGATGAAGATAAATTAGTTGAAATTCTTAATCCTGGTGAACAGCAATTACCTGACCCAGAAATAGCAAGAAAAAAGAAAATTGAAGAAGATAATAGAATTTTAAATCAACAAATTGAAAGAAATAAAAAACTTTTAGAAGATGAAAAAATCAGATTAAAAAAAGAAAAAGAAAAGATTATATTATTTAATGGGGAAACAGTTATTTATAATAATGAAACAGGTGTATTAAGTGTTTCTGCCCTTGGCTTAATAGAAATTGAAACAGAAGACAGAGTTTATGAATTAGGTAATATTGCAGATTATGTTTATTTGTCAGATTTAAAGATTAAATTAGTTCAAGAAATTGAGCAATTAAATAAGTACACTACACAGAGTGTTAATGATGATTTTATTGTTATAAATAATGTTGAATATAAAATAATTACTAATAGTATTGGTAATATTGTAGGGCTAGAAACAAAAGAAGGAAATATTCTTAGAAATGAAGCTTTATTAATTCATGCTGAAATAGAAAGAAATAGATCTGAATATGTTCAACTTGAAGAAATTGAAGAACTATATGTTGCTGCTAAAACAGAGTTTGATGAAATTAGAATATTAGAAAATATATATAATTTAAATATTACAGAAGGTATAAATGACTCTATTGATAAAATTTACAATCAAGAAAAGCTTGATGAAAATGAAAAATTAGCATTAAAATTATGGGTAAATGATGTTATAGATAGAATTAATAATTTACTTAAATCATATCCTACTAATGAGAATTTTTTACTTTCTTTTAAAAACTTAAATTTACTTAAAGGCTTACTAAATAAAGATAAAAGTATTAAAAAACTAAAAAATGAAAAACCAAGAAGCAATAAAAAAGTTGTTACTCCTGTCTCTAACACCAGCCCAAAGACAGCAATTACAGAAGTCATTATCAAAGAAGACCTTCCAATAGATTTAGAAAGTTCTATAATTACTGATTTAACTGCAATAACATCACTTAATGATTTATTAGAATATTACAATAATTTAATTCCTGAATTTCAAGAAAAATATAAAACATTATTTACAATAGCAAAAGAAGATTTGCAATTAAAAAATAAAATTCTTCAGAATTTAAATGCTCCTGTTGAAATATTACCTGTAATTCCAATTGAAACAGAAGAAAATGATTTGACAGCTAAAATTGCAGAAATAAATTCAAGAAGGCAAGAAGAATATAAAGGTAATGTAATAGAGTCTTTTAAAACTTATTCAATAGATATAGAAGGAAAAACTTATGAAATTGGAGAAGAAATACATATAGGATCAAATAATATTTTTACTTATGTTAAAAATAAAGATGGTCTTTTTGGAAGCTCTGTTGATACAAGAAATTTATTAGCTAAAAAACAAAGCAATAAAAAGTTTTTAAAAGATGAAACAGAAGATTTTATAGATGATGAAGTAAAAAAAGAAATTGATGATAAATATGATAAAGAAATTGAAGAACTAATAAATGGAAAACAAGAAGAAACAGAAGAAGAATTACCAATTATTGATACTGATGAAAATGATAATATTGAATCTAAACAATATGAAGCTTTATTTTTAGTAGATGAAAAAGGTGAAATTTTATATGAAGCAAGAGATCAAAAAGCATTTAATGATAGATCAGCAGAACTAATTAATCTGCAAGCTAATGGCAATATTGATGCTTTTACTGATGCCATGAATTATGATGTAATAGAAGAAATTAAAAATGCAAAATCAGAACCTACTAAATTTAGTATGGAAGAATCTTTGTATAAATTAGATCCTAAAAGTGGTATTAGAATGAGTATTAAAGGGGTTAATATGGGATTTATTTCTACTTCTGATGACTTGTATGTTGATTTAAAAATCATAGAAGAAACAATTAATAATAAAAAGATTTTTGATACTAAGGATAGAACATCTGTTATTAAAGATGATACTAAAAGAATATTTATTTTATACACTGACTTCTTAAAAGAGTTAGAGGGTAATGTTGCTTTATTTAATACAATTAAAAAAACAAAAGTATCTACCACTAATAGTGCTGGAGATAAAGTTGAATCTACTTTATTATTTAGAGATGTAAAAGAAGATATTGGAATGTTAAATGATAAACAAACTGAATATTTAAAATCTAAACAAATATTATTGCAATATTTAAAAGCTGATCCAACACAGAAACAATTAAAAGACTTAATAAAAAAACATAATATAATTGATTATCAAGCTTTTATACATTATAATAAAGAAGTGAAAGATCAATTGTATAAGTTAGAAGATACTTTATTATATAATAAATCTGCTGATAATGCTACTGGTTTATTACATGGACATGTGGTTACAATCACTTGGAATCAAAATCCAAATGAAAGACATAATATTAGTATTGATCAAACTTTATATTCAGAGGAAGAAAGAATGTCTGGTAGTAAAAAGAATGAGGAAGCAGATGCAATTATAGAATACTTAAATACTTTACACACTTCTTTTGGTAAAAAGAAATTAGTTGTAGTTCCTCAAAGAAATGTTGATGGTAGTACTAGTTTTAGAGTATTAGATACTTTTAACAAAGCTGTTGATAATTCAAATTTAGAAGAAACAATTGATGATAGAGGAGAGTTAGCTGAATATTTACAACAATTAGATTTACAAACTAACACTATTGATGGTGTAAAATACACTGATGATACTAAAATTAGATTTAGTTTACAAGCACATACAATTTTAGATAATGAAGATAATTTAGATTTAAAAGTAATTCTTACTTTACCAGACCAATCAGAACTTGTAGAAAATGTTATATTTAAGAAAAAAACTAGTAAAGGTGAATTATTAGATATAATTAAAAAACAATTGGATAGTGGTGTAGTTGGTAAGAAATCATTACAATTAAATGTATCTTTGTATACAGTAGAACAAAATAAATTGTTAACAGGAAAATCAATAAGTAATTTTAACATAAAATCTTATTTTGGTAAAAACCCAAAACAAATTTACAGTACTTTGTATTTAAAAGTTAAGCCTTTTCAAGGAGTTAATATTCCTAAAGTTGATACAGCAGTTGTAAATACTCCTCCTGTGCCAGTTGATAGTAATTTTGAAGAACCATTTTTTTATGAAGATCAACAACAAGATTTTGGTGATGATATGCAATCATTTGATGAAGGAATAAATCTTGAAGATGAAGCAAAAAATGCAGAACTTGAAAAAATGTTACAAGATTTAGAAGCTCAAAATAATGAACCAATTATTGATGTTGTAAACACTTCTAATAATTCTTTAACACAAGAAGAAGTTGATTGGTTATATGATAATCTCACTTTAATTACAAAAACTTATAATACTTCAACACTTTTTAATTCTATTGATACTAATTTAAAAAAAGAATTACAGTTTAAAGACAATACTATTGTAACTGCAATTTTACCAGATGCTGGAGGAACACCTATGTTTTGGTTTAAAAGAAATAGTGGAAATTGGTTAATTACTATAACTCAAAAAAATGATAAAATTGATTTAAATTTGGCAAAACAGAATAAAAATGGTTCTTATTACAACCAAATTATTTCTCAAGAAAAAATAACAGAATTATTAAAAAAATCAGGTTTGTTAGAATTAACAAATGATTTATATAAAGATGCAAATGTAAAACAACCTGCAACAAGGTTAGAACAGTTTGAACTTCAAAATAAAATACAACAAAAATATAATTTAAAAAGAAGTTATAAAGATATTGTAAACCAGTTAAAACCTTTACAAAATTATTCAGCATTAAATTCTAATATTCCTATTACTCCTGTAAATGCAAATCTTAGTTTTTTACAACAAATATTAAAAAGATATGATTTTGCAACAGAACAAGATAAAGAAAATATTGAATCATTATCAGAAGAAGAATTTGAACAAATAATTAAAGAAGATTATCCTGAATTAGATTTATCACTTCCAGAATCAGTTACTTCTACTGGAATGTTTATTGAAAAAGAAATACAAGTAAATAAATCACAATCCCCAATTGCAGCAACAAGAATAGAAGAACCAACAGTCAATAAAGAAGAATTGAAAGAATTAATTAAAAGATGTGTATAATATGAAAGATTGTTTAATGTTAGATAATTTAGATGTCCAAGAATGGATTGATAAAGAAGGAATTAATACAACTTATGAAGAATATTTAAAAAAGGGATATTTACCTGATTATAAAGATTGGACAGGTAAAGAAGTTTCTACTGATACAGCAAAAGATATTTTAAATAGTTTTTTTGGACTTGACACTTTTAATGTTCAAGTGAAAGACTTTTCTAATTTAATGTATAGCCTGCCAGCTAATACTGCTGCTGCTTATTTACAACAAGTTATTTATTTAAATCAAAATCCTCAAAAAGCAGATGTTTATGAAGAAGGATTTCATGCAATAATGGATGTTGTAATATCTGCTGATGAAAAGAAAGAAGTGTTGAAAGCTGGGCAATCTGTTTTAAGAGCAAGACTTAAATCAGAAGGTAAAACAATTAACCAATACATCAAAGAATTAGTAACAAAATATCCTACTATTTATGGTAGATTGTCTGCTGAAAAAGCATTAGAAAGAGCTTTTGAAGAAGAAGTGGCTTCTATGTTTGTTGATAGTTTTGAAAATAAAAACTATTTAAAACAAGAATTTGATTTAAGTAAAAAACTTTCGCCCTTCTTTGGTGACAATGCTAAATCAATTGCTAAAATATTATCAAAAATATTTAAGTTTTTTAAAGATATTTATAACAAATTTCTTGGTAATCAAGATACACTTTCTTTATTCTTTCAAAACATTAAAGATGGAAAGTTTAAAAATAATAATAAAGTAATTGATAGTAATGGAGATAATAATATAGTTCCATTTACAAGACTTTTAGAATTATACACTACTAGATTTAACAGAATTTCAAAAAAAGAAACACAATTTCTTTCTCATTCACTAACATCAGAAGCTACTCAAAGAGTAATTAGAAATGTTGGTGCAATATTCTTTCAATTAGAAGGTGCTAAATTATTTAACACTGTTGCTGAAAGAATGGATGAATCAATTGATTTGTATTTTAAATTAGAAGAAGATTTCAAAGAGATTGATTTAAATTCTGAAGTTAATGCAACTGCTTTAGAAGGACTTAAGGAAGATGTTAAAGAATATATTGAAGTATTTTCTTCTATTGTAGATTTTGATTCAGATACAGTAGAAAATGAAGAAGAAACTCCAAATGATTTTGCTAAGTTTGACAGTAGTGCAAATGAGAGTAGTACTTTTGAAAATTCATTTTCTAAACAATTAAAATTAAGAATTGGTAAAACAGGTAGAGTAAAAACTATTCACAATTATGATTATAAAGGAGAGGGTACTATCTATCCAATTAAATTAATTGAATCAGTTAATGTATTAAATGTATATTATTCATTTGCCAGAACATTAGGTAATACCTCTTCAGATAAAGAAAGATGGAATAGGCTTTATGCTTTTTCTAATTTAAAAGGTAATCCAGATGCAAAAGCTTTTGTTGATACTTTATTGTTTGATTTATTCCATTCACATGAAAGAATGGAAGAGCATGTAGGTAAAGAATTTCATGTAATTGTTGAAGAAATAAAGAAATTGTATGTAGCAAAAGTAGCAGGTTTTAATATATTTCCTGAAAATGGAATTACTATTTCTTCTACCAATGCAATGATTATTAATAGTATTTTAAAAGGATTTGATTTATGGAAAAGAAGTGAATATATACTAAAAGTAAACACTATATCAAGACAAACAGAATTGTTTGATGCTAATTTAGAAAGTATTAAAAATTCACAGTATAAAACTTGGGTAAATTCTTTGCAAGAAATATTTAATGTTGATGCTAAGAATAAAGATAATAAACAATATGTAGAAGTAGAACAAATAAAGTGGGAAAATCCAGAAACTACTCAAAGTTTTAATGATTTGTTAAATAGACTAAAATCTTATTTTGGTAATTTAAACATTCAGTTGTCAGATGAATATTTAAAATATTCTATATTATCTCCAATGGTAGATAGTAAAAGAGAAATTGTATTTGAAAATGACCCTGCTTTAAGATCTTTATTTACCAATTTTAAAATTCCTAATAATGCATTATTAACACCAGACACTACAGCACAAATCAATACAAGAGTTAAAAGATTTATGGTGGCAGGTGATATTAATAATGTTACAAACTTTAAGCAAGGAATGGTTAGGTATTTAAAATCTATTGCTGAAGGTAATGGGTATTTTGATGAAAGGATTCCTGATAATACATTTAAAGGAGCTGATGGTAAGACAAAATATAATTACCAAAATAAAACTTATTTCCTACAAAAGATTGATGAAATATTAAAAAATCCAACCAAAGCATTAACTTATAAAACATTAATTGGAAAACAACTTAATGAAGAAACACAACAATATGAAAATATTTATTTAAAAGAAGGATTTGAATTTATTTCTGATAATTATCTATTAAAAAAGTTTGCTAATGAATATAAAGCAGCTATTGATGCTGGTGATATATTTTCTTTTTCAGCTAATGGACTTAGACAATCAGATAGTTATACTGATATGGCAACTATGCAAACAGTTACTACAGAATCAGATGGACTTTCTGTTGGTGATATGTCAACCAGAGATTTTGCTATTTATTTATTATCTGCTGCTGTTACTAAAAAAGAATCTGCTGCTGCTACTACTCCTATATATGTAGGTAATTTTGAAGCTTCTAAAACTTTTGAATTTGTAAATCTTCCCTTTATTAAAGGATTGTTTACAGGAGAAAAAGTATCAACAGTGGCAATTGATTTAGTTAAAAAAGAATTTGAAAAAGAATTTAATAGAATTGTTAGATATGCAAAAAATATTAATACTACTAAATATGATAAATATAACAGTAGTTCAATAGCTAAAATTACTTATGGAACTGATACTTTAAAAGATTTCTTTTATATTCCATTTACATTAAAAAATGGTAAAAAGCAAGTTAATTTTTCTGCTTTTAGAAGTATGCAATTTAGTGATCATGTAGGTAATTTAATAGATGATGTACATTACAATTTATCACAAGAAGATCAAGATAAAATAAATAGTATTTTAAATGATGCATCTTCTGATACTACTGAATTTACTACTAAGGACTTTACTTTACAAGATAACCTATTAACAAAAGCATTATTGGGTAAACCCTTTGATGTTTCTAATGAAATTGTTGAAACTGGAATTAATAATGTATTAAATGGTACACTTGATTACATAAAAGAAGAAGGTATTATTGATAATCAGAATAATCTATTATTAGATAATAGTTATGAAAAGGCTAATACTAATTTTGAGTTTAAAGATAATGCATTACAAGGCAATATTAAAAAGATATTACTTTCTAATATGTTAAATACTATGTTCTTAAATCAATTACTGCATGGTGATCAAGCATTATTGTATAAGAATGATATGGTGGATATGTTTAAAAGATTTAAAGGTAGAAATGCTGCTATTAACTCAATGAATACTTCTACTATTGCCCCTGAATTAGGAATTGATAAAGTATGGGAGTCAATGGAAGTAATTGTCCATGATGAAATTAAAGGAATTTCTTCTATTGATGGTAAACCAATTGACAAAGCAGATGCTCAAAATCATACCACTGTTAATTACATGAGGTATGCTATGTATTCATTGAGTAGACTTACAAGAGATTATTCTCAATTGTTTGATATTATAGAACAAGGTGAACCAATATCAGCTAAATTAGAAAAGAAAATCTTTGATTTATCATTGTATATTCCTGTTTTAAAAACTGTATTTGCTGATGGCTATACATTCTTTAAAAAGTCAGATTTTATGTTAACTAAACAGTTGACATCTTTGATGAATCCAATAACAAAAGAATTTGCAGAAACACAAGGAGATTTTATAAATGGTAGATGGAAACATAAAATAGGAGCTACTGTTGAAACAGTGAGGTGGTCTGATGGTAGTTATTATGAAGTAGTTCCAAGACCAGAGAAAAATACTACCAAAGAACCATTGCATGATAGAAGAAAAGCAATGGAAGGGTGGAGATTTGCTAATGATGGTTGGAGTTATTCTGGAAGAGAAATTATGTTATCAATGCCAATTTCAGCTTCTAAAATGTTAAACCTTAATACATTAAAAGGAAGTGATTTAAAAAGTGATAAAATTGAAGGTTCAATTAGAACTATTGATTTAAAATATTATGGATTGCAAGTTGAAAGTTCTCATCCACATGATAAAATTCCTCACTTCTCACAATACATAGAAATTGCTTTAAATGAACTTAATAAAGCTGGGACTACTAAATTTACCATTGACAAACAAGGATACACTGGAAGCCAACTATTAAGGCTTTACCAAGATGGATTGGTTGCAAGAGATCAAATTAAAATTGAGGAATTATTAAATGAGTTATTTGACAAAGATAATGATGGTGTTTTTAAAGAGAAAGAATTTAGAAATAGATTTGCTAAATCATTAGAAACAAGTGGTGCTGATAAACAAACTATTGAATTAGTAACCAAAGGATATTCATTAAATCATCCTTTAATTAAAGAGAAGTTTATTGCCCAGATATTTTCACATTTTACAAAAGATGGATTGTCACAAAAGATTGCAGGTGATTCAGCTCCCCATGTAAGTAGTTATGGAATGAAATTAATTAAACAGGTGATTTCAGTTCCTTTAAATGGTAAAGAAGAAATAACATGGAGAGTTCTTGAAGTTGATAGTCAAGAATATTTTGATGCTGTAAATAGTAAAACAGAAGAACAATGGAATGAAGTAGATTTTGGAGATTTACTTTTTTACCCAGACATTGAGGGTAATAAAATTAGCAGTAGTCATGGTAAAAAAGCATTAAAAATTGCATTAACTAAAATAGGAGTTGGAGCATTTTTTATTGATGATTTAAGACATTTTAAACCAAGAATTGAAGAAGGTAAATTAACAGGATATTTTGATGAAGTAGTTCTTCCTAAATTTAATATTAATCAAAAAGGTATTAGTAAAAAAGAGAAATATATGTTCTCTGTTAGAATACCTTCACAAGATAAACATTCTGGTGTTAATGTAGAATGGGTACACATGCTTCCTGCTTATCATGGAAGTTTAGCTGTTGTTCCAAAAGAAATTGTACAGTTGTCAGGACATGACTTTGATGTTGATAAAGCTTTTATTCATAAAGTAGATGGATATTATGAAAAAGGTATTTTTGTTCCTTATAGTAATGATTTAAAAAGTGTAATTGCTTATAATCTTGCTAATCATAGAGAATTAAAACAATACATTAAGGATAATCCAACTACAACAATACTAGAAGCATTTAAAAAATTTGGACTTCCAACAACAGAAGTTGAATTTAATTCTTATAAAAAGAAATATGGCGGATATTCAAACAGAGGATATATCAATAATTTATTATTACAGGCACAACAACAAGCATTAGCTAATGTTGAAACAATGGATGGTAAAATAGCTGATACTCCTGCTTCACTTACTTATTTAGATACTGTATTAAAAGAATTTCCTTTGGGAACTGTTGAAACAAACATCACTCCCAAGTATTTACTATCAGATGATGGTAAAACATTTGTTGCAGGTATTAAAAAGAAATTCAATGTGCATTCAATGTTTGCTCATATAATTACTCATAGAAACACTACTACTGGTAAAAAGAATATCGGCCCTGATGTTAACTGGAATTTATTAGATATTGTATTGAATAGACTTGATGTACAAATCAATCCTAAGAATGCTGTTATGGTTGAAATTAATGGAAAACAAGAATCATTTGATTCTCTTCAGTTATTTTTAAATCATAAAATGGAAAATGGTGGTGAATTTTTAAGAGTATTTGATGTACTATCCACTATGATTTCTGCTGCAACTGATGAGGCTAAAGAGCAATTAAATGCAAGATATGGACTTACTATTGATGCTTTAAATGCAATTCTTCCTTTTGTTGCTATGGGAGGAAATCTTTCTATTGGAATTGCCTTAGTAAATCAACCAGTTATTAAAGAATTTTTAGCTTTTAAAGCCAAGAAGAATTATGCTGTTTTAACAAAAAAAGAAACTGGATATAAATATTTTAACAATGAAAAGATTATTGAAGAAATGTTTAAATCACAAGATGCTTATGAAATTATAAAAGCATCAGAACTTGTATTTTCAATAGATGATTTAGCCAAAGGACTTAGACCAAAACAATATGCTGAATCAACAAAAGAAATAAAAATGGCAATGTTAAGAGACTTTTTAAAGTTGTCAGAAATAACTGAATATGGAAATAATGTAGTGGGAGCAATTAAGCTTAAAAAAGGACTTTCTACTGATATTTATGCTTTTAATGATACCTTAGAAAAATTGGCTAAAATACAATATGAACCAGGAAGTACAGAAGATACATCACCATTTTTTATTAAAGAAGAAATTAAAAACAATCCATTAGCAAAAGAAATCAAAGGTAAAATAGAAATAGTAGAAAGAATTAATGAAGCTTTGCCAAAACTTCTTGCTATAAAATCTCCAATATTTGAAGCACTTAGAGCTTCTATTAAGACACAAGCAAAGGAAAATTGGAATAATGTTGAATTAAAAGAATTGGATAGTGAATTAGAATCATTTATTTACAGCCAAATGCTTTATAAATCATTAGAAGAGGCTGGAAACTATGATGCATTATTATTAAAGTATTTAAAATCAGGACTTACAGATCCTACTGATGATAATAACATTGTTAATGTATTTACAAAATTTAAAACAGCTATTGCAAATGATCCTACTTTAAATAACAATTCTTTAATTAAGAAATTAGAATTATTAACAGAAAGTGGTACATCATTTTTAAAACTAAATCAATTAGTTAAATTAAATGATAATCAAATGACTGATTTAGCTGATGCATTTACTTTTTTAGCTAATAGACCATTTTCAATAAATGAAGGAATATCACCATTAGAATTGACAAAGGCTTTACAAGCATTGTATATTATTAAAGATGGTATGCAATTTAAATACACAGGTATTACTAAAATATTTCCTGTTGAAGTATTTACAAGAATGTCTGAAAATATTGAAAAAGTAATAAAGAATGGTGAAGATGTAAAAGAATTATTTACTACAGCAACATTTAACGAATTTCAAAGAAGATATTTTGAATCTGTTAAACATAAAAGTAGTAGTAAAACAATTACAATTTATGATGTTAAAGGAAAAAATGATGAGTATTTATTTGAATTAGATAAAATTACTGGTGCAAGTTTAGCTATTTATACTGAACAGAAAGGAAGTGGAATAACAGTTGATAAGAAAGGTAATTTACTAAGATATATTACATTAAAAATTGGTAAAGATTCTTACAGTATGAAGCTTATTTCTAATGATGGATTAACATCTGTTTACAATGAATACAAACCACTTGGTACTTCTAATAGTACTTTAATGGGACTTCCTATTGAAAATAATGTATTTGTCAGTACTGATAGAAAAGAAGTTTCTTTACCAAGTGATAGTGAAAAGCTTGTAGTTTTTGAAGGAAATATTAACTTTACAGAAATTAATAACAATCAAGATGGACAAAGAACAAAAGGACAGGATAAAATTAATCAAAGACTATTATCAGATTCAGAAAGACGAAATATTGATAGATTATCATCAATACGAAATAAGGAAATGGAAACACAAGCCTTGTCAGGGATTATTTTGTATGCTGATTCCAATAAAAAAGGAATTATATCAAAAACTAATAAAGAAGGAAACATTAAAGTGTTTAAAGTGGACAGCTCTGAGTCCTTATTATCAGTTATACAACAAAAGCTTAATGACAGGAACACCCTCAACGGAAAAATATTTGCAGAACTTAAAAGAGTGGCTGACACCAAATTGGTAGTTGATAATAACGGGCATTTTATTTATGTTACTGGAGATAATATGTATATTAATCCTAAAGCAATGTTTGAACATTTAAAAACAGAAAATGGTGAAAATTATTTAGACACATTGTTATTTGAGGAATTAATTCATATTATTACTAATCAATTAATTACTTTTCAAGAAAAAATAAAATTAACAAAAGATCAATTAAAAAAAGACTCTGCTTTTGTCACTAAAGTTGCAAATGTTTATCCTACAAAAAATTCTTATGAAGCATATTTTGAGTATATAAGAGTAATGGTTCAACAAGAACTAATAGGAACAACTACTTTAAAAGAAAGAATAACATGGGATGAAACTGCCATTAAAATATTTAATGAGCTTATGGAATTTATTTTTTCAGTAATTGAAACAAGAAACACTAAAAAATTAATTAAAAAACACGTTAATTATATTAATGAAATTAAGAATCAATCAAACCAAGAACAACAATCAGATACAGAATTAAAAATTTGTGAAGGTAATAAATAATAATAGGTAATGTCAAAATTAATTAATACCTTTGTTGTAGTAGAATTTTCTGCTACAAAACAAAAATATAATGCAAGAATTAACAAAAAACAATCAATTAGAGGTGGACAACCAGCCGTTATTAACCTCAAAGATTTTGAAATTAGATTATGAAACTCTAATTTCTCCATTTGATGAAAGTATCAAAGTAATTAGGTTTAAAAGTTTTAAGGACAAAAATGTGAATTTATTTTCTGGCACTGAAACAGCAAAAAATTTAAATCACAGTAATTTAGCAATGGCTTTATTAAGAAGTGAATGTATTCCTAATAAAGACTATTTTGTATTGGAAAAAAAGAATTGTCCAAAAGAAATTTGGAAAGATTTTGAAGAATTAAATTTTGTTTCTAAGTTCTCTCCAAGAACAACTATTTTATTTGAATCTGGTTATTGGAAGCTTTTAAACCATTCTGAATTACCATTAGGTTTGAAGTACAGAAATTGGGTAGCATCAGAAGTAATGCCTACTATATCAAAAACAGGAAAATATGAATTACCTAAATTTGAAATAGATACAAAATTACTATCTTCTGCAACTGAAAGATCTGTTCAACTTGAAAATAGTAAAAGTATTAATACTTATAATTTTGAATTAGACGGTACAAAGAAAGTGATTGAGTATAATTTTAAAAACTGTTTACAAGTAACTAATAAAACTCCAAAAGAAATTAAAAAAACTTATGGTAGACCAGATAAATCAGCAAAAGAAATATTAAGAAGAACTAATCCTGAATGTGCTATGACAATGACAATGAATGATTATTTAGTTGAAAAGTATAATTTAGAAATAGAACAATTAAAAGAAACTGATGAATTTCTAACTAAAACATTTCAATCATTAGGTAAATTAGGAATAACATTAAAAATTCAATAATTTTAAGAGCTTTTAGAAATAAAAGCTTTTTTATTTTAAAAAAAATATAATTATGGCATGCCAAATCCCTTATCTTGATAATAAATATCAAGGAGAACAATTAAAATCATTAAGAAGTAAACATATTAAATTAGTAAAAGATATTATTTCTTCTAAATTATTTTATAGAAAGAATAATCATTTACAATTATCAAGAGATTTAACTTCTGATGTAAGAAAACAACAAGAAGCTTTTGTTGCTACAATTCCTGAATTATCAGTTGTTAAATCAGATTTATCTTTTGATATTTTATCATTAAAAGTTGATGTTGTACAACAAACAAATGATATTCAATATCAAAAAGAGAATACAGAAAAGATTGCAAATGAAGAAGAAATAAATTATAATTATACTACCCAAGAAGTATCAAAAGATAAAAATATTGATAGGTTTTTTACTAATAATAAAACAACTGTAGAAGAAGTGTTGGGTAAAATAACTCAACCTCAATTAAGAATATTAGCTAATGCATTATTAAAACTTTTAACACCTGCTCAAAGAAAATTAGCAGTAAATCTTGTTGATAGTGGTAATTTTAGAGGGCTTATTTCTCCAAATTCAGGAGTAATACAAATAAATAGAAATGCTAATTTTCCAAAAGGAGATGCTTCTAAAACTATTATACATGAGATAATACATTTGATGACTATACAATACTTGTCAAGTAATAAATCAAGTGAATTGTATAAAGACTTTGATAAATTATATCAATATGCAAAAAAAATATTATTAGCACAAAATAAACCTTTTTATGGTATTACTAACATTGATGAATTTATTGCTGAAGCATTGTCTAATGGTGAATTTATTAAAGAACTTTCTTTGATGGGTTCATTAAAAGGAATTGAAAAATATGATAATTTATTTAGTGAATTTGTTGAAAAAGTATTGGAAGTAATTAAAAAAGTATTTGGTTCTAAAAATGATAATTTATACAATCAAATATCTTCTTTGGCTTCACAAATTATTGCTTTAAATGAAGATTTATCATCACAAAGCCTTGATTCATTTGATGAAGAAAGTAGTATGTATGATGCAGATAATGTGCCTCCAAATCAAGATGATGAAGCTGTAAATGAAAATACTGAATTTAGTAAATACCTTTCAAATGAAGAAAATGAAGCTACATTTGTTAAAATGATTAATGGTATTAAAATTAAATTTAATGACTATTTAGGACTTTTACAAGAATCAATGGTTGAATACCCATCTTCTGAAAAAGAAGTGAAATATGCTGAATTAAATGCTTTAAGAAAAATATTAAATAATGAAACTACAAAAGATGCTATCATTGGACTTAATAATTATATTACACAATCCACTCAATGGATTGATTCTATTAGTAATGAGTATTTTAATAATGATAAAAATGTATTAGCTGATGTAAAAGCATTAGAAGCATTACCAGAAGGTGAATTTAAACAAGCTGAAATACAAAGACTTACAAGAGTACTTAATAAAACAAAACATTTTCTTTCTTTATTCAATGATTTAGATGAATTTAAAACTGAATTAAATAGATCTGGATTTCTTCCTGATGATAAATACAATACTAAATTCTTTAATAATAGAGAATTGTTTGCAAAAGAAATGGAAGCTATTGGTGCAAAAAGTATTATTGATATTACTTATGATGCAATTGCTAGAAGTAATTTTACTACAGAAGGTATTAAAAACCTTATATTTTTTAATCAGTATAATGGTAAATTAAATACCATTTCTTATGAAGAAGGTGAGATTTTTAGAGATAAAGTGAATGAAATGTTTAAAAGGAATGTAAACAAAACATTTACTTCTCAAATGTCAGAAGCATTAGGTAAAGCTGAAAGACTTAAAAAAGAAATTAATAATCTGCATTACACCTTAGCAACTGATTGGTTATTTCCTTTATATGACCAACAACAATCAAAATTAGCAGTTGATAGTCTAATGAGAGTATCAAAAGCAAAATTTAAGGCATTACTAAAACTTTCTGATAAAGATGAGAATACAGTTGTATCTTGGATTGAAGCTACTATACAGTCAAAAGACCCATTAGTTGCCACTGTAGCCAAGAAAATAGCTGATGGCTTAAGAGAGGTTGACTTAGAGAATTATAAGCTCTCTGTGGAGATTACCAATGAAAGAGCTGCTTCTGGATTTGATCAAATGAAACCACAAGAAGTAACCCAAGCTTACAATGAAATGACTAATTTGGTTACTCAATTGGTAGTGGATGACTTTGGTAATCCAGTTCAATTAACTGATGATGATTTAAGAGAAGGAGTTAAAATTAATACCTTGCAAGGAGAAAAAAGATATTTAACTGTACAAACAAAAGCATGGAAAACTGGGGAACATACTTCATTAGCAGATGCTTATAAAAAGTTAGTTTCTAATTTAATTTACAGAAAAAATAAAGATGAGAAGGGAGTAGAAATTCCTTCCTTGATTAATCAATTAATGGAAGTTGCTTTTAATGATAAAAATGAATTAGATGCAACATCATTGGCTAAATTTATTACAGCTAATCAAAAAATAATGCCTGAATTATGGGAAATGAGATTTGTATTATTTAAAACATTAAAAGATGGACTTGCTTTAGAAAATGGTAAATATTACAATTATAATCCAGCATTATTAAAAAGTTTGGCTGAATCAAAGGATAAAAAACAGCATTTAAAGAAAGTAATTGAAGGACAATTGTGGAGAGTGCTACATTTTAATAAAACATATACAGCAAAAACACAAGATGAAGTAACAAAATTGCTTATAAATAATGGAATTACAATTGCTAATGTTAATAAACCATCTAAATACTTAGATGATAACACAGCTGTAAGTGATAACATAAATAGTTTTAAATTTAATGTAAATAAAAATCAAGCAGGTGCTTATGTATCAGTTGAAAGAGGTGGTGAAACCTTGTATTTATATAAAGATAAAAGTGGTGTAATGAGATTTGATACTTATGAAGAGATAGATAAGGATGAAATAGCTTTTGTGTACTACAAGAAAAATGACTTAATTGATTTACAACCACAATTTAAATTACCTATATATAATGGAGTACATGACAAATATTTTAAATTTTTGTATAAAGAATATCAAAGACAAAATAAAAAACTTGGTAATAATAGAAATAAACATGGAATTGTTTCACAACAACAAAAATCAGGAACAGGACTTTCACAAGTAAAATCAGTTGGTGGACTATTTCAAGATGTATTAGATTGGATTGCCAACATCTATACTAAAATTATTGATGGATGGAATGAAAGATTTAATACCCCTGATCAAAATGATGATGCAGAAAAAACTGCTTATGAGGCAGAATATTTAAATGGAAGTAAAGTACAAAAAGTAGGTATGGCTTTTACTACCAGACTTGAAAATCAAGAAGATGTAGAAACAGATTTATCATTTTCATTAATGGCATTTAACATGATGGTGAATCAAAACCAGAAGTTAAAATCTTTTGATGCACAAATGCAAGTGGTTAAAACTATTGTTATGGGTGATGCTTTATTAGGTATTTCGCCAAGACTTACTAAAAAACAAGATGCTTTTGGTAATTTCTTTAGAAAAAGAAGAAGTGGTAAATATGATGATGAAGATAACTTTAAAAAGGATTTGTCTACCAATTTAAATAATAAGATAATAGAATTTATTGATGAGATGATGTATGATGAAGCTGAATATGCTGCTTTTGGATTACTAGGTATTAGTAGTAAGAAAGTAGGAGCTGTAATTGGCAATTATGCTACCTTCACTAGTTTGGCTTTAAATTTTAGTACTATGTTCTCTAACATTCTAAATGGTAAAATATCCACTTATTTAGAAGGTATTCAAGGTAATTATTTTAATAGAGATATTTGGGTAGCCAGTGAGTTAGAATACTGGAAAGCCATGAAAAACTTTGATCAATATAAAGATTTTGTTAGTCCAAACATGAAAGACAAATCATTAATAGGTCAATTAACCATCCTCCTTGATGCCATACAGGGAGAATATTCAGAGGGTAAGTCAATTGATCAATTAAGAAAAAAGAAGCTGTCAGATGCTCCTAAATCAGCTTTATTTTTCACACAAGATGCTGCTGAAAATTGGATACAGGTTGTAAACATGATTGCCATGTTGAAAGCAGAGAAATCACCCACCCATGAGAATTTATGGGAAGAATTCAATGCTAATTTTAAAAGTAATAATGATTTAATCACTATTGATAATATTGATTTACAGAGCAGAATTTTACAATTTCAAGGTAAACTACATTCAGTGAATAAAAGACTCAATGGTGCTTATGCAAAGATTGATAAGAGTAGATTACAGAGAAGGTGGTTTGGTAAGCTTGCCTTAATGTTTAGAAAATACATTTGGCAATTTGCAAAAGCAAGATTTGATGGAGAACAAATAGATGTGGATAGTGGTGATGTTACCAGAGGATATGTAAGTGCTTATTATGCTGATTTAGTAAAAGATTTAAAAGACAATAAGAATTTCTTTTATAGAGCTGGTAGAATAGTGAAACAAATTGGAGTAGATAACAAAAGAATTGCATTAGGTACTGTAAATGCTTTGACATTTGGTGCATTAAACAAAGCAATTGATGTAAACAAATGGTATGGCTTTAAAAACATGAAAGAAAGGGAAATAGGAGAAGCAAGAAGACTTATCACTGAAATGTCACTCTTCACTGCTTTCACCTTATTAGGAGCAGTATTAGGAGCAATTGGAGATGATGATGATGAAGAAAAGAAAGGATGGACATTAACACAATTAGAATTAATTGCAAGAAGACAAAGAAGTGATTTGGGAGTGTTTTTACCAACTATGGTGAATATTCCAACCACTAACTTTATACCAGGTTTAGCCACTGTTAACTTTGTAACTAAAACAGTAGCCAGTCCAATTCCTGCTATGAGAGCTTACACTAATTTAGTAGCCACATTATCACAACTCACTGATGTAGAATACAAAGATGGTGGTGTTAATTTTACAGCTAATGATGAGTATGAACAAAAAGGAATGGGATATGAAAAAGGAGATATGAAAATTGTAAGAAAATTAGAGAAATCTGTAATTGCTCCTTTATGGCAAACAATTAAATTCTTAAATCCAGAAGAGCAGTTGAAAATTTTAGAAATGTTGAATAAAAATGCACAGTAATAAGTAAATTAGATAATAATAATAGAAAGATCAATTTAATAAATTGGTCTTTTTTGTTTTAAAAATAATCATATATTGTCAATAAATAAAGTGTAAGAATCTTTTAAGAAGAGGAATTTGTAACTATTTAAAAATCAGCATATTATACGAAGTTTTTTCACAAAAATGTTGGAAATTTTAATTATTTTTCACAAAAGTGTGACCATATCATTATTTTTAGTTACCTTTATAAAAACATAAACAGCAAGAAAATGAAAGGAAATTATGATTATGAGGCTAACATTTTATTAAAACATGATGAAGAGCCAGCTAAGATTAATCTTAGAACAGGGGAGGTAACTACTATTTATAATAAGACTCCTTTAAAAAAGAAAGTAAAAATAGCAGATGATATGATTAAATTTGAAAAAGATGGTGTATTTGCAAAAAGTTATAATATTAGTTGGCTTTATTTAAAAAAAGAACTTACTGTTTTAGAATATTCAGCAGCTCATAATTTAGCATTGGAAGCAAAAGCTTTTACAAACAGTTTAGAACCTATAAATGATAATACAATTTTGGAACATCTTCAAGTAATACTTAATGTAAGTATCAATAAAGTAAAAGGTGTTTTAAGTACTTTATTTGATTATGGTGTTTATGGTAAATTTGAAATAGCTGATTCTAAAAAAAGACATACAAAATTTTGGGTGTTAAATCCTTATTTAAATTTTAATGGTCAAATGATTGATAGAAATATAGTTAGTTTATTTGATAATACTAAAATTGCTCAAGCATATAGAGGAGAAATATAAAATGATATACTTAATTCATAACACAAATAATAACACTTTAAAGATAGGTAAGTCAAAAAATCCTGAAATAAGATTAAAATCTTTATTGACTTCTACTGCTGATAATCTAGTACTACTTAAAATTATTGAAGGTAATAATGATTCTATTTTTAAAAATATTTATAAAGATTATCATTTTATCAGAGAATGGTATAATTATTCAGATTACATAGTTAATGATTTTGAAAATCACTGTTTAATTAAGCAACAAGGTTATAAAATACATTCAAGTAAAAGCAATAGAGATGAAGGTTATATAAATATAGTTTTTACTTTATTTGATAAAAACAAAACTGAAAATTTATTTAAAGACATAAAAAAAGAATTTAGTTGTATATATCATCATTTAAGTTTTGATGATACTGTTAAACTAAAATTATGTCATAAATATATTTTAACCTCAAACTTAACAATAAAAAGAAATAAATTTATTTATGATCAACACTTGAGATTAGAAAATCAATAAAAAATTAAAAGAAAATAAACAAAAATAAATAAAACAATTATGCAATTATTAGAAAATAAAAAAACTATTAGCTCCCTTGAATTGGTTGAGCAAATTAACATTTTTAGAAAAGAAGAAAAATTAAAAGAGCCTTCAAATAGATTATATTCTGAAATTACTCATGATTCTTTATTAAAAATTATTAGAGATGAATTTGGAGAAGAAATCTCGCTCGGTGAGATGAAGGGGTCAGAATACACATCAAGAGGAAAAATGTATCCAATGTTTAATTTAACTTTAACTGAAGCTACTCAAGTGTTAATTAAAGAATCAAAAGTTGTCAGAAAAGCAATGATTAGTTATATTGAAAAGTTAGAGAATGTATTAAAAAAAGAATATTCAGTAAAAGAATTGCTTATAATGCAACTTGCTGGAATTGAAAGAGCTGAATTAGCAGAACAAAAAGTAGAGAATTTAGTAATAGCGTTAGATAGTAGTATGGATTGGTGTAGCATTATTAAAGTAGCAACACATAATGTAGTTCATGAATCTATTTTTAGTTGGAGAATATTAAAAAATAAATCAATTGAATTGGGATATGAAATTAAAAAATTACCATCAACAAGATATGAATACCAAAATAGTTATCATGTAAATTGTTTTAGAATGTGTTATCCAGAATACAATTACAATTTTAATAAATACATAAATCTAATTTAATAATTAGGTATTTTAAATAGACAGAGATATTCTCTGTTTTTTTATGTCTAAGAATATTAGCTATAACAATCCATGTACTTTTTAGTTTTTTAACAATCTTTACCTATTTTTATGGAATAAATAAAAAAACATGAGAGATATAGATTTTATATTAGCTAAATTAACTGCAATATCCAATAGATTAGGTAGTGCTTCTTCTGGAGGTGCTACTAGTGGTGGTATTGAAATAGTTTCTACATTATATGATGTTATTACTAGTGGTGTTGGCTATTCAATTGGAAATACAGTAGAAGAATTAAAATTAGTTAATACTGCCACTGCTGCAGTTTCTTTTATTTATTACAATAAGACAACAAATGCTACTATTACTCCTACATTTAGTCATCTACAATTAAAAGATAGATTTTCTACACCTTCTCATATTGAATTGTTATCAAGTGCTACTGCTACATTACCTGCTAATACTTATAAATTTGTATCTTTAATAGTATTGGAAGGTAGTGCTAATTTAACAGTTGATGGGTTTACAATTAATAATTTTCCAGCTGTATACACAGAAACTTGGGGAAATGGAGTTTCAATTTTGAATAAATCTATTACAATAACCACTAACCTTACTTCAAGAGTAGTCATAAACTTAATTAAATAATGCAAGGATCTAATAAAAATCCATTAAAAAATCCAGATGGCACTGCAGCAGCATTACAAAATGTTAGTGGTATTGCCTTTAAAACTAATGCTTCATTATTATCAAATGGAAGTTATGTTTCTCCTTGGGTAAGTTATGATCAATATTCTTCTGGATCTACTATTATATTTGCAGATGTAATGTCTGCTGTTGGAGGTCTTAAATATGAATATTCAGCAGATGGAGGTGCTACTGTTTTAGATACAATTAATGTATCCTTTGTTACATTAAATGATTTTAGAGTTGCTATTTTTCCTCTTGGAAAAGGTACTCATATAAGAATTACTTATACTAATGGAAGTGTTTCTCAAACTAAGTTTTATTTTTCTTTATCGTTAAGTTTAGATTTAGTTAATTCTATGGGTAGTGTATTCTCCCCAGTGAATACAAGTAATATTGCTTCTATTACAAAAACATTTTTACAAGTACCAGATACTAATATTGTTTCTGGAGTTTATGATTTTATAACAAGAACAGAAAACAGTTTAAATACTTCTGATTTATCAAATGGTAGTATTACTGGTGGATTAGCAGGAACTAAATCAGCATTAGCAGGTTCTGTATTTAATTCATCTCCTCCTGTTTTAACTAATGGGCAACAAGTTGGTATTCAGAGTGATATAAATGGTAATTTAAAAGTAAGTGATTCTCAAAATAGAGATGTATTTATTACAGGAGCTGCTACTGCAACATTAGGTAATAATATATTTAATTCTGTTGCAAGTGCTAACAATATAAATGTTTTAACACAAAGTGTAGGAGTAACCTATAGAAGTTTTTCTACTCAAATAATTGGTAATTCAGGTATTACTGCTGGAGAAATTGTATTTGAGCATAGTAATAATGGTGTAAATTTTGTACCATTGAATGTGTACAATCAAGCAACCAGAACTTATACAAACACTCCAATTACTATTTCAGCAAATACAAATAATTATTTTAGTGGTACTGCTGATTTTATTTTCATTAGATGTAAAATTTCAACAGCATTTGTAGGAGGAACAGTTCAAACAATAACAAAACTATTAACTACAGAATTTAATTCTACAGTAGCTTTGCCTCTTACTACAGGAAATGGATTAGTAACTACTAATACAGAAAGAGTAGTGATTGCTAATAGAGTTGAATTAATGGGAGGTTCAATTAGTTCAACTGCTGACTATGTACCATTTCCAGGACAAAGAATTAGAAGTTTAGTATTTACTAACACTACAATTTCTACTGTATTTTTACAAATTCATAATAAAACATCATCTCTTATTACAGGAGATATTCCTTTAAATGGACTTATATTTAGAATACCAGCTAACAGTACATTGGATAAAACCACAGCTGATTTTGGAGAAACAGGTATTTTATATGGAAACAATATCAGAGTAGGTCTTAGTAGTACTTTTGATACTTTCACTGCAATATCTCCTTTAGGTACATCAATAAACATAATAACTGTAATTTAATAATGGCAATATATCAAGATTCAAGTTCAGGAGTACAAAAAACAAATGTTTTAAATTTACCTGTAAATGGTAATATTTTAACTGCTGCTACAAGTGTAGACACTTATACAAATATTACTTTCTTACAAACTACTCCTGGAATTACAGCAACTTTATTAAACCCAACTGTAACAACTGTACATAAAGTAATTGTATTAGAAAATTTACCTTCTTCAACCACTGCAATTAATATAGTGAGTGCTTTATCTTTACCTTTTAGTTTAGGAATTGGTAAATCTGTACAATTAGTTTGGAATGGTACAAATTGGAGTAAACTTATTGGAGATGGAAAAGTAACTTATGGAATAGGTATTCCATTAACTATTTCTTCAGATAATCTTAATGATACTTATATTTTAACAGATTCTGGTATTAACACTGGAATTGTACAATCAGTATGGGTATTTGATGGATTATATTGGAAAAAAACAGTGACAATTATAGAGCCTGTTATTGAATTTTCAGTTAATACAAATCCTAATACAGCTCTTACTACTTTTTTACCAAATATAGTAAAAAGAATAGATGTTCTTTATAGAAGTACAATTGATGGTAGTTTATGGAGCAGTGATGGTGTAAATTATATAAGCACAGTTGTTACTTTAAATAGAACAATTCAATCAATTTCAGCTACTGGTAATATTATAGCATGGAATAGTGTAGTGCAAATAGGAGCAACCCCTTTAACAACTAACATTATACTTACTTTACCAAGTAATATTGGTTCTAAAAACAAAGATATTGTTTTTAAAAGACTTGATTCAACTTTATTCACAGTAACTATTCTTCCTTTTGGAACAGAAAGTGTACAAATTACAACTCCTGAAAGTATAAACAGTCAATATGGGGCATTAACAATACATTCAATAAGTAATATTAAATCCCAACAAACTGGAAATATAGGTATTTCAGGTAGTACTCCTACAATTAGTTATTTGCATGCTAAAAGAATTAATAGTAATCAGACTATTTCTTCAGGTTCATGGTCTAATAGAGATATAATTTTAAATGGCTATGAAGGAAATATTCCTTATAATACAACTACAGGAGTAGCTACATTATCAGCAGGAACAGCTTATAAAATTACTGCTGGTCTTGGTATTCTTGCTGGAGGTAATTATTTAATACAATATAGTTTAGTAGATGCTGTAACTAATGCTGTTATTAGTCCAGTAATTGAAATGGTTCAATCTAGTAATAATACTTTTAATGTTTCTGCTCCCACTTTAAATTTTATTTATAAACCATCAGTAACTCAAAGTGTAAAACTTAGATTTGGTGGTGGTACTAATATGCAATCTGGGGAATCAATTAGATTTGAGTTACTTAGTAATCTTACAATAACTCAAATTGGATCTACTCCTACTCTTGTAAATCAAGCATTAACAACAGGTGATTTTCCTGTAGGAGGAGCAATTCAAGCAACTGTAATTGATCCTTATGTATTAGGTTTTAATATACCACAAACCACACCAAATCAAACATTAGTTATACCAGCACCTGCTTCATCTACTGATAGTAGAATTATTTATATCAATAATACTGGAACTGCTGATTTTAAAATAGGAGATATTACAGTGGGTGTAAATAAAACTGTAGCTTATATATGGAATGGAGTAATATGGAGTAATTTTAGTACAGAAGTAGTAGGTGCTGTATTGTCAGAATATGGTGAAAATTTAATTATTACTGATGCACAACCTCTTGGAGGATCAGTGTCAGATGTATTAGGTAGTTCATTTACATTGCCAACAGCAGGAATATGGGAAGTTGAATATTCATTAACAGGTAGAGTTGATTCTACAGGTTCAAATTGGTATTCTTATATTACAAATACTTCTAATTTTGTAATTCCTAATAGTACAATTCAATCTTTTACTTCTGGTGGTAATAATGCCACTATGACTTTAAACCAAAAAGTATTAATAAGTGTAACAGGTTCAACAAGTTATAAACTTAGGGCTGCTTGTCATCCTATTAGTGTTGGAAGTATTTTTAATAGTGTACCACTAGCAGGTGGTAATGGAGGTACATCAAGAATAACTTGGAAGAAAGTATCTGGTTATCTTCCTGTAATAGGAAGTACTGTAGATTATGTATTTTTAAAACCTACTAGTAATGGAGGTTCAGCAGTTGTTAATACTGATATTGGATTAGGAATTGCTTTGTCAGGAAATCTTACAGTAGTTAATAATACTATTTCATTATTGGCTGGTAAAACTTATGAATTAGAAGCTTTTTTAGACTATACAAGTTCTGTTGCTCCTACAAATAGTTATCTTGAATATTATTGGACAGATAATGCTGGAATTAGACTTCCTAATTCAAGTGGAGGATTAGCAATACAAGCAAATTCATCAGATGGTAGTATATCAGTATTAGCAAAAGGTTATATCACAACTACTATAGCTACTGTTGTAAAACTTAGAACAACATTAGTATCAGGAGCAGTTACATTAGTACCAAGTAATTCTTATGTAAGTGCTAAACAAGTTGGCAGTACAGCTTTAATAACTAATACTTCAATCCCAATAAGTAATTTGCCAACTGGAGGTAATATACAAACTGCATTAATTGATCCTTACATTTTAGGATTTAATATCAATCAAACAACTGCAAATCAGTTATTAAATATTCCAAATCCAACAACTGCCTCTGTAAATAGAATTATTTACATTAATAATGTTGGTACTGTTTCTTTTATTACTAATGGACTTGCTATTACAGCAGGACAAACAGGTGCATTTATTTGGAATGGAGTAGCTTGGTCTACATTTTCAGCTCAAACATCTGGTTCAGTGCTATCTGAATATGGTGAAAATTTAGGAATTGTTAATAATCAAGGGGTAACTACAAGTATAACAGATGTTACAGGTAGTTCTTTTACAATTCCTTCTGCTGGTGTATGGGAAATTGAATATGCTTTAAGTGGACATGTTACAAATTCTGGACAATTGTTTTTTGCTTATCTTACTGATAATGCAAATATTACAATTCCCAACACTTCAATTCATTTACATTCTGGAGCTGCTAATGCTTCATTAACATTAAGTCAGAGAGCTGTAATTACTACAATAGGAGCAGCAACTTACAAACTTAAAGCAGGAGTTAGTTCTGGTGGTGGTACTATTAGTAATAGTTTACAAACTACAACTAATCCAGGAGGTAGTTCAAGAATTAATTGGAAAAAGATTTCAGGATTTGTTCCAGTGATAGGTCAAAGTGTAGAAACTACTTATGCTAAACAGACTACAACTCAAGGTACTCCTTCAAATGGAACTGCTTTAAACTTTGAAAATATTGATGGAACTACGCCATTTTCTGGAGGAACAACATTTACATTATCTGCTAATAAAACATATTATTTACAAGGTGCTGCTGGTATTATGTCAGGTTCAAATGGTGGATTTAGTGTACAGTTTTATAATGTAATTACTGGACTTTACATTGGTATTGCATCAATGACAAGTTCTCCAGCCAACGGACAAAATCATACACCTTCTGGTGGGGGAGTAGCAACTGCTAAAATTACACCAACTATAAATACACAAATACAATTAAGAATAATTAATATTCAAGGAACTGCTGGTATTATTGGTGGTTCAGGGCTTATAAATGCGGGTGCTGGTGTTGGTTCAGGAGATAGTGGTAATAGTGCGTCATGGTTAAAAATCACCCAAGAAGGTTCAAGTGCTTATTCAGTTCTTAATACTTATGTAGGGGCAACTTCAACTACTGCTGGAATAACAGGTGGAGTACCAGTATCAGCAATAGGAGATCAAGGAAAAGTATTATTAGCTGATGGAACTTGGATAACTCCTTTTACAGAAATTAATAGAATTAAACCAGCAACAGCAACCAATACAATTGATAATACAAATTTTAATCAAACTTGGAACTGGTCAACTGCTACTACTCAAAATGCTTTAAATTTAGTAGCTCCTTCTTTAACAACTGGTGCTTTATTATCATTAATTTCATCGGCAACTACAACAGCATTAACAATACCATCTGGCAAAGTTGGCATTGGGACTGCAACTCCAAATTCTACTGCAAAATTAGAAGTAGTTGGTAATATTCTTTCTACAACATTTACTAAATCAGGCGGTTTAGTTTCTCAAAATTTATTAGCGGATGGTACTGTTTTTGATAAATATAATAGCTCAATATCAACTGGAGTTTATTTTCAAAACTCAACACTTGCTACAACATTAATAGATGGAATGACTGTTACACCACCATTAGCAGGTACTTATAAAATAGACTTTAATGGTCAGTTCAATACCCAACTTGCTAATGTTACTCAACAAGCCACAGTAGATTTGAATGCTTTGTATTTAGATTTAAATTCACAACCTGTTACTGGCATTTTTCCATTATTTACTTCAGGTACAACAATTACTCCAGGAGTTTATTATGTTGCAGGAGCAGTTGCTATATCTGGAACAATAACTTTAAATGGAGGGGGTAATGCTAATTCAATATTTATATTTAGAACTGATGCAGCATTATCTACTTCTGCAAGTTGTGTGTTTAATCTTGTGAATGGAGCTGCTGCTAAAAATATATTTTTTATAGCTGTTGGAGCAATAACAATTGGAGCAAGCAGTAATATATCTGGCACATTTATTTCTCCTTCAGCACCTATTAACATTGGTTCTGGAGCATACATAAATGGTAGATTTTATTCAATTGGTTCAGCTCTTACAGTGAATGGTAGTGTAATATTATCAGCACCTTCAACAACATTTGCAATGGGTGTTTTAGCTAACTTTATTTTATTTACAACATCAGGGACAGTTACTAACAGTGGGGCAAATACATTTGTGGGAGATATTGGTACAAATAGTGGTCTTGTTACTGGATTTGAAGCAGCTACTGTTTCAGGTAGTATTTATTTACCAAATCAAGGGGCTTCATTAGTTGCTGTTTCAATTTACATAGATAATGTTATAGTGAGTACTTCAACAAGAGAAAGAGTTGATACAATTGATAAAGTAGATGTTATACTAACAGAAACAGTATCTCTTACAGCAGGTCAGGTTATTTCTATAAAAGTTTTAAATTCGATTGGTATTTCTAGATTTTATAATAGAAATTTAAGAGTAAGTAAAATATAAGCACACCCACATAATATTAATAAATAAATGCAAGCAAAATCACTTTTAGAAATAATAAATGGCATCCTTGAAAGTAATCATAAAACATTAGTAATAAGCTGGTTATTCACAGGAAGCATTATTACTTATTTATACAACAACAATGTCTCATTACAATCAAAGTTAGATTTAAGTCAAGCAAATAATCAAACATTACTTATTAAATCTAATGACAATTGTGAAGAACAAATTAAAAACAATAGAGCTAAGTTTCAGTTTCAATTAGATGATTTTATTAATAAATCAAATAATAGAAGAGATAGTACAGAGAATTATTTTTACAATGAACTTAGAAAAGCAAATCAAAAAATTAATGAAAAAATAATCAAAATCCAATGAAAACATTAACAATTATTCTTTTAGTTCTTTTTATAGGTCTTTTAAGCAAGGATAACCACGAACATAAAATAGTGTTTACAGCTCCTAAATTAAAAGAAACACCTGTTAAAAAGATTTCTCAAAAAGTTGAGACTCAATTGCACATTCTTCAAAATAATATGAAGAAATATGATAGAGTAATAAAAATAAAAGCATTACAAGATAGTATTATAGTGATACCAGATACTGTTATTAAAAAATAAAAGATGTTTAAAAAATCTGATTTTTAGATTAAGTTATAATTTTGTATTTTTGTATAAAAAAAATATGACATCTGGAATTTATAAAATAACATCTCCTTCTAATAAGATTTACATAGGGCAATCTATGGATATAGAAAAAAGGTTTAGACAGTACAAAAATAATCATTTTACTAAACAAGTAAGATTAAACCATTCTATAAATAAATATGGATTTGATAATCATGTACTTGAAATTATTGAAGAATGTTTATTTGAACAATTAAATTTTAGAGAAAGACATTGGCAAGAACATTATGATGTTATAGGAAAAAATGGATTAAATTGTGTTTTAGTTAATACTAAATATAAAAAAGCAGTTCCTTCTAAAGAGTCTATTGAAAAAAATAGAAATACACATAAAGAACTTTATAGACAAGGAAAAAGTCCTTTATGTAAATTACATTTGTTTCAAGTAGGTGTAAATGCTTCTTTTTATGGTAGAAAACATTCTGATAAAGCAAAACAAGAAATGAGTCAAGCTAAATTAGGTATAAAATGGACAGATGAATTTAGAAGAATAAGAAAAGAAAATTATATAAAAGAAAATCATCCAAATTATAATAAATCTCATTCTGAAATAACAAGAAAAAAAATATCAGAAAGAGCAAAAGAAAGATTAAGTATATTTCATTGTAATGCTAAAAGAGTTATTAACATAGAAACTTTAGAAGTATTTAAAGATGTTAAAACAGCTAATTTATCAATATTAGAATTAAACAAAACTAGAAGAGAGTTAAGTAGAATTTTATCTTATGCAACTTATAATCCTTCTAAATTAATGTTTTGTGAAAACTATGAAAATTTAGAAAAAAGAGAAGAAGGATTATTAAAAATGAATAAAGAATTTCCAATAAAAGCAGTTATAAATACAATCACAAAAGAAATTTTTAATACAGTAAAAGAAGCTGCAAAGTCAATAAGTATGGATAAAGGAAGTTTAAGTAATAGATTAAGAAATGTAATTTTTAATAATACTGACTTTATATTTTTATCAAATTATAAATAAATATGAACTTTACAAAAAAAGACTTTGAAGAATTTAAAATAGTTAATACTGATTTATATTTAAATTGGTTTAATTTGTATTGTGTAGAGTTTAAAATTAATACAGCAGATAGATTACTTTGCTTCCTGCCTAATTTACTACATGAATCTAATAATTTTGAATGGGTTAAAGAAATTTTACCTAAAAACAATCCTATTTATGTAAAAAAACTTGGTAATTATTTTGGCAGAGGGCTTATGCAAGTCACTCATCAAAAAAACTATAAATTATTTAATGATTGGTGTAATTTAAATATTAAAGAATTTAATAAAGATTTTATTAAAAACCCTGAATTATTACAAACTCCACAATATGCTGTATTATCGGCATTTTGGTTTTGGAAAAGTAATAATTTAGAAAAATATGCGGACAGAAAAGATTTTTTAAATGTATGCTCATTAATTAATACAGGCAGAATACAAAAGCCTTCAAAGCCACATAAAATAAATGGATTGGATGACAGAATTAAAAAGTATGCAGTCATTGAAAAATGGTGCATTAAAAACAAAATAACATAATGCATAATTGTCAAACTTGTGGTTGTAATAGCCATTCAACTTGTAATTGTAATACTCCTATAATTGCAAGACCAGTAGGTCAAATATCTGGTGAATTATTAGGAAGTAATCAAATTGCTTTAATTCAAAATGGAGCAGTAATTGGTACAATTCCTGTGGTATCATCAGGAGGAACAACAGATATATTAGATGCTTTTGGTGATGTAATCCCTAATTAAAATGAAAACAGACAAACCTTTTATAGAAACAGTATATCTTGATGAATTATATCCTGTTATTATAGGAAATGCAACAGGATATAATATTATAAATGTTTATGATGAGAATTTTCTATTGGTTAAATCAATAGCAAATCTTTACAATAAATTTATAATAAACTTAGATGATGTAATAGTAAACAGTTCTGCTTTTACATTTACAGCTACCAGTCCTGGTAAAACAGAAAGTAATTACAGCAGAATATTAACAAAAAGAACTTATTTAACAGGATGTCAAAACAAGTAGTAATATTAAACAATCTATCAGATGGATTTTTTGATAAAGGTGTAAAGGAATCTAAAAAGGTTCAATATAAATTAGGAATGTCTATTTCAGAATTAAGAAGTACTAACCAAGTTCTTCCTGTTATATTTATTACTGATTCAGGAGTTGCTGGGAGTTTTAGACTTGATGTAGCAGATAGTATTACTCCTGATGATGGAGCTAATGTACTACTCTCTTTAAATGGAAAGAGATATAAAAGAGTAGGTGGCTTTACACAAAGAAAAGAAGTATTTATTAATTTAATAGCAGGAAATGATTCTGTGGTCTTACAATTTAAACCTTTTGATTTATCTACATTAGTAGTAAGTAGAAATGGATTTATTGTCAATGACTTTGGAATTAATAATAAAACTATTACTTTTCTTACATCATTTGGAAATAGTTCAGGAGCTGCAATTGCTTCTGAAGAAATCATTGTAACTTACTCTAGCTAAAATTAAAATTAATTAACATAAATAACCAAATAAATAATAACCAATGGCAAGAGCTAGAATTGGATTACAATTAGAGAAATCCACAACTGCAGGTAGTATTGTAAAAACTTCTGCAATTAATGAACAAGAGTATTTAAGTCCTGGTTCAAATGGGCAAGTATTAACAGTGGTAGCTGGTGTTCCAGCATGGGGAACAATTCCTTTTCCATCTGAATTTGAGCAAGTAGCTAATAATGCAGCAAGACCAGTAACAGGATCATTAGATGTAATTTATTATGCAACTGCAGAAAATGTATTTAGTATTTGGACTGGAACAGTTTATGTAACAGTACCATCTTCTCCTTCATTTACTCTTGCAGGTAATTCAGGAACTTCTCAAAGTATTGCCTCTGGAAGTACATTATCAGTATTAGCTTCTTTAGGATTTGCTACAGTAGCATCAGCCACAGGAATTGTTACTTTAACTCCTCCAGCAGGTGTTACTACAGGTAATGTAATGACTTGGAATGGTACAATTTGGACATCAACAGCTCCTGCATCTTCTTCATTTACATTAGCAGGTGATACAGGTACTTCACAAACAGTAACTGGAGGTTCAACTGCTACTATTAAAGGTGGAGTTACATCAGGAGTTTTAGTAACAATGTCTGCTACAAATACAGCAACTATTACTTTAAAGAAACAAAGAGATGTATTTGCTCCAGTATCAGCAGCTACCACTGTTACATTAACTCAAACTCCTAATTTATCTACTCTTGAGATTTTTAGGAATGGTTTTTTACAGGATTTAACAACTGATTATACTGTTGCAGGTTTGGTAGTCACTTTTGTAGTAGCATTTAATGCTTCTTCAGGTGCAACAAATACAGAGTCTGTTTCAGCTATTTACAATTTTTAACAGGTAACATTTATAAATATATATTATTTAGTTATATTTGTAGCTAATAAATATAACTAAATAATATAAAATAATTAAATATTATGTCAAGAGCAAGATTAAATACACAATTAGAGGTTTCAAAACAACCTAATATGATATTAGCTTCTAATTCACAAAATGGAGCTAATGAAATGGTGTATAAGGAATTTAACACAACCTTAGCAAATTTAAAAACATCAACAAATCTTTTTTATCCATTTGTAGTGATTACAGATATAGGTAAAGAAGGTATGTTTAAATATGATAGTACTGACACAACTTCTGTAAATGATGACATTTACATGATTGTTGATGGTGCTGGTAAAAGATATAAAAGAACTTCTGATATTGTAGATACTAAATTACATAAAGTGTTAACAATTGCTAATTTACAAACATATACTCAATCTATACTTTCTTATTTTGATGGAAGTATTTGGGAAAAAAAGGGAGGTAATGTAGTAAGTAATGGTGGTACTTTTGCTGGTACAATTATACAAGTCAATACTTCATTTTATTGGGAAAGAAAGGTTGAGAATTATGTATATCCAGAATGGTTTGGTGCTAATACTGCAAATACTAATAACAGTGCTGAATTACAAAAAACTATAGATTATGCTATTGCAAATAATTTTTCTGTTAAGTTGACAAGAAAAGCAGGAGGTAGTTTGGGTCTTTATAAAATAACATCACCTTTAACTATTAGTAATAGAATTTCAATTATTGGAGATGGTATCAATTATTGTGGTATATTTTGCATTGGTTGTCATGGATTTGTTATTAGTGAGGGGGTTAATAATGTTACAATAAAAGATTTAGCAATAATTGCAGGTACAAGATATACAACAACTGTTCATAACTTTATTGCTATACAAACTTTAGGTACTTTTGCTTCTCAAAACTATTGGCATATTTATAAAGATTTATTTCTTGATGGTTTTAGATGGGGAATACAATGTCCATATACTTGGTCTACTACAATTAACAGTGTTACAAGTGTTTTTTGTGGTGGTGGTATTAATGCCCCAGGACAATCAGTCAATAACTTTGTTTCTCAATGTCAATTCACAGGAAATAATGAATCTGCTTCTATTGGTATTCAGCTTGGTGATGGTGCAATGGTTATTGAAGGTTGGGGAATTACAGATTGTTTAATTGCAAATTTTGCAGTAGGAATACAAATCAATGGAGGAAGTAATATCACCATCAGAGGAAATATCATTGATTTCTTTTCACAAAGAGGAATTTTCCTTCAAAGTAATGCTATTGGAGCTTCTATGAATTGTACTATTTCAGAAAACTATTTGGCTTGTAGTGCTGTAGGTTCAACAGGTATTTGGTTATTAAATAATTTTGCAGGCTCAATTTCACAAAACAGAGGTAATACTATTAGTGATAATCAAATTCTTTTTTACAGTCCAAGTTCATTAGCTTATGGAATTTATGTTTCAGGAACAGCTGAAATAAGCAATACAATTACAGGAAATAAAATTGAAGCTACTTCATTTGATTTAAGAGTGACTACAGGAATTAACACTGTTGTATCCAATAATAATTTTAAAGGAGCTGGTTATTTTGGAGATATTGCTGTTAATTATTATGGAAATAGAGGAATTATCCAATCAAGTGCTGTTACTTTATTTCAATCAAACGGAAAAACAAAAATTTATTATGATAGTGTAATTCCAACAACAGGAACTTATACAATAGGAGATATATTATATAATGTAACTCCAGCTCCTTCTGTTTATGTTGGATGGGTATGTACTGTAAGTGGGACTCCTGGAACATGGAAAGGATTTGGACTAATACAAACATAAATAATACAATAACAATTTAAACTAAATAAAAAAAAATGGCAAAGGCAAGAAGTCACAATTCAGAATGTGCAATGTGTTGTAATCCAACACCAACAGAAGTTTACAAACATCTTCCAGGATTTGTAAATTTATTATGTGGAGTTTCCTCTAAATTAGGAGAAGGTTTTACAGTAACTGGAACAGGAGCATTAGTTAAAGCAACTTCTCCAACTTTAGTAACTCCTATTTTAGGATTGGCATCAGCTACTGGTGTAGTTGTAACTAAGTCAAGTGCTTCACAAAGTACTTCTACTACAACAGGAGTAACAGCTAATGGTAATGCAGGTGTAATTACTACATTTGCTCAAACATTGCTTTCTAATACAAGCACATCATTTACAATTAGTAATTCATCAGTAACTGCAACATCAGTTATTCAATTAACAATTGATGATGGTGTTTCAACTGGTAATGCAATTTTAAAAGTGGGTACAGTAGCTGCTGGAAGTTTTGTAGTTAAAATTTATAATGCACATCCAACAGTAGCTTTAAATAGTGCTGTTAAAATTCATTATTTAATTTCTTAAATTAAAAAAAAAGGTAAGAAGGGGAAATATAATTTTCCCCTTCTTTATTTTTTATATTTTAAAATAATCAATTTCAAAACTATCATCAATATATTCTGCTTCTAATAAATCAAAATTCTTATCATTTCTTATTGAATCAGGAATAGGTAATTCAGATAAAACATCTTCATTTATTTCTTGTAATTTATACAAAAGACTATTATTTATACAAGTTAAATACTCATCATGTTTAAAGTGCTCTTCAATTTCTTCATTAATTTCCAATTCAACTTCTTTTACATATTGAACTGTATAATATACATTTAATTTATGTTTCATTATTATCTTGTTTTAATTTTATCCAATTGTAAATCCTGTATCTTCTTCATCTGGATTTATATAGATTTCTTTTATTTCAACATGATTACATTGATTAATACCACTTTTCTTTATTGATATTTTACTTGTGTAATATTTATTATAATAAAGTTTATTCATATAAAAATCCCAAAAAACATATCCTATTTTTCTATATCCCTCTTTATAGTCTATATAAATTTTATAAGATTTTTTAAGTATATCATGTTGGTTTCCTTTTAAAAAATAAAAAGTATCTAATTTACTGTTTAAAACATTATTTAAATCCTTTTTATTATTATGAATTGTTTTTCTATTCCAAGTATGAGTAATTCTTTTATAATTATCATACTTTAACAATATAATTTTTCCTACATGTGTCATATCTCTATACTATCTTTATCTAATTGTAAAATTGATTCTTTTAATACATATACTTTAATATTATCTTCTCTAAATAATCCAGCTCTTTCAGAAGTATCAATAATATTATAATCAGCATCAGCATAATCACTTGCTTCAATTAAAGTCTTTTGCCTCACTAATTTCATTAATTCTATACAATTATCTAAATCTACTACTTTACTTCCATCTTTTGTATGATGGTATTCTGTTTCTAGTAATTCTTCAAATGTTTTTCTCATGATTCTATATTTTTCTAATTAAACTTCCTTTATAAAATATTAACACTGTTTTTTGTTCTACATTCACATCTTCATCTTCTTTCTCTTTATCAATTGATTCTTTTAAATCAAAATTACTCATTGATCTAATTTTCTTAATAGCGGACATTTCATATTTGCTTTCAATATTAATTTCTCCTTTTTGGTTACTTCTGTAACTATCAAATTTATAGTTTTGCATTTTATTTTATGATTAATTGTTTGATTTCTTTTAATTTGTGAATTAGCTGAACTGGTATTTTATTTAATATTTCTATTATTTGATTATTGGCATTATCTAATCTATGCATTCCTGTAACATTATTTATAAACAAAACAGTTCTTTTTTTATCATATTTTTTATATATAATTAAAAAGCCAACTCTATATTTCTTACAAATATATACTACTTCTTCTTGTAATAATTCTAAAATCTCATCCTCTAAATTAATATATAAATCTGATTTATTCTTAATTTTTCTTTTATTTGTATTCATTTAGAAACTCATCAAAAACTTCTTGTTTATATTGAACGACATTTCCTGTATAATTATTCCATCTTCTAAGCATTGATTCTAACACTTCAAATTGATATAATTTATTACCATTTGCAATCAATTCTAAATCAACACTTAATGATTCAATTTGATTATCATTTGCTTCAAAATATATCTTCATAAAATTAGAAAATATCTTCTTTTCAGTTTTCCATAAATACTGAATATCATTTGTATTACCATCAAATTCATCTAATATACCAGATTCTTTTAATTGAACATCATCTGTTAATAAATTATAAACCCTTTTTTCAGCTTCAATTAAATATTGATTTTTATCTATTAATAAATTTAATAGTTTTTTATTTTCTTGTCTAAACCATTTACTATTTTTTAATAATGATTTTGCTTGTTCAACAAAAAAGGATGCCACAAATAATAATGACATCCCTTTACCAAATTCTTCTTCTGTTTTATTTCTCATTTTATTGTTAGATATAATTTATTAATATACTCTACATATCTGTTTTCACAGAACTCTAATAAAGATTTATATGATTTTTTAACATGTTTGCCAGATTGCCATATTGGATATTCACCTAAGTAAATTCCTTTATACTCTCCACGATGATGTAAATAAAATTCAAAACCTTCATCAAAATTATTATCTTTTTTAAAATAAATTAAATTTAATTTATCCAATACTTTTATAACTGTTTCTTCTGTCATTTTATTTTAGTTATATTCCATTTACAAAAAATATATGTTTCTCCTTGATTTTGAAAATTAGGGCAATTTACATCCCATTTATAATAACCATACCAATATTTACTTCTGATGAATAAGTAGTCACCATGTATATATCTACCTTTAAAAGTAAACAATTTGATTAGTTTCTTTTTGTATTTATTAATGTTCATTTTATAATTTATTTAGTTGAACCTTCACAGCATCCCAATAATCAAATACATGACTAGGAATATCTATATAGTCATCATTTATATTAATTATTTGATCTATAATTTCATCAACTGTATTAATTGCAAGTTGCTTACTTAAAATATTAATTAATATTTCTTCTGATGAATCACTATCTATATCAAATAATATCATATAATTATCATGATATAATTGATCACACTTTTCTTTTGGAGTCATTTTATTTTTATTTTATAATTTATTTAATTCAATTTCAACTTCAGCCCAATATTCCCAAGTTTCTTGTATATCAGGTAAAACATTATAAATTTCATTTACACAAAGTAATGCACAAGCTTTATTATAACTATCACATTGCATACTTACATTTCTAAATTTATCAAGTAGTTCCTTTGCTTTTTGTTCTGGATTGTTCATAAGTTATTTATTTCTGTTATTACATCATTCCAATATACTAAATTACCATTAAGAGGATTTGAATTAATAATTTCATTTACACATTTTATTGCACATTGTTTTGCATTTTCATGGTGATAATAATTTAATGAAAATTTATCAACCAATTGTTCTGCTTTGAATTTTGCTTTCATCATAAGTTTGTTTTAATTCTTGTTGAAATTCTATTTCTTCTATTTCTACTTTTTCAAGTAATGGATTTCCAAGTAAATCAGAAAATCTTTTTATATGAAAAGTTTGCTCAATAAGAACATTATCATAATAACCAATAGGAACATTAGGATTAATAATTTCTTGTACTGTTAGTCCCCAATCTCCATTTGAATGTTGTTTTTTGTATCTTAAATTATATATTTTTCCTTCAACAGGAAAAACAACATTATATTTATTAAAAAACTCTAAATGTTCTTTTGAATATTTAGAGTTAATACATAAAATTTCTGTGTTATTCATTTTCTTGATTTAATCTTGGTGGAGTCAATGAAAAATGATTATAAGATCCATTTTTTGTACTTTTAAATTTATAATCATTATCATTATCATTTATTTTTTCTAATACAGAATATAAACAAGAATTAAATTGTAAATCATCCCAAAAATATCCCCTACTACCGATTTCAAATTCTTGAACAGGTCTTTCATTACTATACCCATCTAATGTATATTCTGTAAAAGAAAGAGTTTTAAGTGTTTCTTCATAGTAATAAAAATATGTTTTATGCCTATCTTTACATCTTTTTTCAGTTATTACTTCTACTTTATGGTCTTCTTGCTCACTTAATGCTTCTACAACCATCCATCCATGTCTATAATCAAATACTTTATCTCCTATTTTAAAGTTATGTCTCATCTTATTTATTTTTAAATTTTGTTAATTCATGAATATAATCTTCCCATCTAAACTTACACAGTTCTAATATATCATTATAATTATCTTCTTTATCTTCTGTATCTGTAAATAATAAAATAATAGAATTGTGAGAAATAAAATTGCAAGTTGATGTAATAATTACATTAAATCTATTTCCAGCTTCAAGCATTTCATCAGAAGTATATAATTTATCCAATGCTACTACTATTCTTTTATACTTATCAAGTTTATTCATTTTTATGTTGTTTTAAACATTCTATAATTTCAGCTCCTGTCTTATTAAAGTTTTTAGCTAAATTAGCAGCAACTAAAACATCTTCAATAGTATATAAATTTTCTTTGGCTTGTAAATACCCAAAATAAAATCCTTCTTGTTTGGAATCAAATTCAATTTCTGATTGTATTCCTGGAAAACAAAAACAATGTTCAAATGCTAATTGCCAAGCTTCTTCATTTAATCCTTTTTCATTCATGATTATTTTAGTTTAAATTCATCAAATTCTTCATATATAACTTCACCTTTTGTTTGTTGGCATTTTCCATTATTATAATAATTACGCCAAAAATCACCACTTTCTTCACCTTCACCAGTTAATTGAAATGTTGTATCTGGATATTTTAAAGAATATTGTAACATATCTTCATGAGTATCATACCATTTTATTAAACCATTATCCCAATCATCTCCATAACTATTGGCATCTCCTATTTCAGAAACATAATCAATTTCTTTATCTTCTCCTTTAATAACTTTTAAATCAAAGTTTGTGTAATATCCCATATTATTGTTGTTTATTGAATAACTAATTTATTATTTATTAATAACTCACTATTTTTAACTCCTTTTTTAATTACCTTTTTGTATTTAAGTCCTACAATTACAGGTATATCTTTAAATTTAATAATATTATCATCTTCATCACCATTTACTACTTGCCATCCTTCATATTCAGTTGGAACTTCTTTAAATACTAATGCTACTGGTTTATTATCTTTTAGTAATTTACTCCATATATGCTTTGTGTCTTGTTGTCCTGAATATAGAGTAAAATAGTTAGGGATTTCTAAATATGGAGATGAGGGAGACTTTACATAATCCAAAAATTGAGTAGTTGGACACAATTCAAATAGATTTTTACCTTCATAATGAATATCTTTCCATTGAATTTCTGAAAATACATTTGGTCTTACTGTAAAGTTTTTATAAACACTACTTTGATAATTAATTTCAGTGGATAACATTCTTAAAAACTCTACATTATTTTCATTAAATAATTGAGTTCTTTTAAGCCTTTTATTATATACAGTTGGTAGGCTTGAATGTCCAGAGGATTGTAAACAAACTGAAATACAGCTTTTTGATGCCCATTTACAAAGGTTTTCTCCTCCTCCTGATGTATGTGGTAATAATTCCAGCCCCATTTGAACTAGTCCTTGTTTAAATGCTTTTTGTAATTTATAATTTGAATTTAAAAGTTGCATTATTTTTTATTATTTTGATTGTTAAATTCTATTAGTAGTTCTAGTGTAACAATTTGAGCTTTGAAAAGATCAATTGCTCCATTTAAAACTGTACAATTTTTATTTATTTCAATAATATCAGTATACTTTTTTAATTTAGTTTTAGTATATTCTAAATATTCTTCAACTTTGTCTATTAACTCCATTGTTTTGATTGTTAAATTCTATTAATCTTTCAAATGTGATAGTTTGGACTTCATAAAATATAATAGCATCCTTATAAAAAGGAGATTCACCATATTCTATTACAAGTGATTTATATTTTTCTAATTTAAAATTAGCAATTTTTAAACAATCTTCAATTTTATCTATTAGCTCCATATCATTTTGATTTATGTTTAATGAGTAGTACAAACCAAGACAGAAAACAACTAATTAGAAGTGCTATCTTATCTTTTTGACTAAACAGTTTATTCTTTTCAGCAATAGTATTAAAATCTCTACTACTGAAAACAAAAATTAAATAGCAGAGATTATGAATAACCCCTGCTATGTAAATTATTAATATTACTTTCATTTCAATTTATAAATTATTTTATTAACTCTTACTTCCAATAATCTTTTAGCATCAAATTGTTTAATACCTTCTTTCATTGTTTTAAATTGATAATATCCCAATTCACTTAAATGATTATTAAATTGACCATTAATAGTTCTAATTGTTTTATCTTCTTTAATGAATGTGATAGTAACTAACTTGTTTTTATTATTGATTAATAAATGAATCAATTCAGTTTTAGTTACTTTTATTGTTTCTTTTAAATCTTTCATTTTGTTTGTTTATTTAACTCATTCTATAAATATAATATATATTACCCCAATTACCTTTAATAATAGTTTCTCTTCCATCATATCCAGAAATAAATGAACCTCTTCCATTTATTTCTGAATTTCTTTTAAATAAAGAAAAGGAAACAGAATTATGATAAATTTCAGGAATTTCAGGCAAAACTAATTCTGTAAAATAGTTGCTAATAACAGCATCCCATTTTTCTTCCATTTCAGTTTCATTCAAAATCATGTAATTATTACATTCTGTTTCATCAAAATTATTACCTTCAGAATAATCTAATACTTCTTCATCTGAATTTTCATAATAATATTCACCATCTTTTTCATAAATATCTATATTTAGAAAATCTAATAATGCTAATTTCTTTTCTGATTCTTCTTGCATATTATTGTTTGTTTATTATTTTCAAATTCTACAAAAGCTAACATAGCTTTATATGGACTAATTTGTTCAATTCTATATTCTTCAAAGAAACTGATATTAATAAAAATATCCCATTTACTATATCCATAACTTTCATTTGTATAGCTGTCTGAAAGATTTTCCTCCCAGACAGCATTCATATAATTTTGTATATTTTCAAATGGATTCATTTATTTAAAATTATTTGAATCAATAAAAGAAAAGTTCTTTAAAAGTTTTCCTGCTACATTTACCACAACATAAGGAAATTCTTTACTATCAGTTTCTTTAATAAAAGTTTCAATTTTAACACCTTTTTTATTAGGATGTTCTCCTGTTAAATATAAATTTTGTGTAATGCAGGCTTCTTGATAGTTTTTACAAAATTTAGTATTATTACTTTTATTTACAGCATCACATTCAATTTGATATTCTTTATCAGTAATTTGTAATAAATAATAAGCATTGGCTAAACACCATTGAGCATCTACAAAACCATTTAATTGTTCACTTCTATCATCATCTTTTACTGCTTGAATCATTTCATCAATTTCCTCATTAGTAATTAATTTAACCAATTCTAATTCCTTAATTAGATCTTTTTTTGTTTTTGGTAATTCTTTACCAACTGATAACCAATCTACTGTGTTTTTAATTACTGACATGTTGTTTGTTTTTATAATTTCTTTCCCGTTAAACAATAATAAATATTTTCAAATTGATGTTGGTAAATTGTTAATGAATGTTCTGGTAATACTACAATAGGTTCACTTTCATCACCAATTGATAAACTAAAATCTTCACAATAAATAAAGTAAATATATTGATTGTAGTTTAAATGATATTCATTACAATCTTCATAAGTTTTAATAAAAAATCCTTTTTCTATTAACCATTTTTCATCTATTAATTTTTCCATTTTATATTAAATAAGATTCTATTCCTTTTATATCCAAATGACTCAAATCACCATCTTCATTTATATACTGAACACATCCATCATATTGTGAGATAATTAAATAATGTGCATTAAAATAATTAATTACTTTACCAACATAAATTTCTTGTTTGGTTTGAAATTCTTCCATTGAATATCCTTCATATTTTTCAAGAAAAAGGTAATAAGCCATATCAAAAATTACATGAATTGCTTTTAAAATTTTAAATTCTGGATCAGCAATAAGATAACCTAACCAATTGTGATCTACAACAGTTGTTGGGTCAATTTCATCTATAATTGTTTGTGCTTCTTGTTTTGTCATAATTTTAATTATTTAAATCTGTATTTGTAATATTACAATGTGAAACATAAAAATTATAATCTTCTTTCAAGCAATAACTTTCTGCTTTACATTCAGCATCATCAAAGTTTTTACTTTTGTATGTTTTACTTTCAACAATTTTATCATCCAAGTAAAAATAAAATTTATATGTATGTGTCATTTTATATAATTTGTTAATGCATTTATTACTTGCTTTAAATGTTCATAATTTTTAATTCTTACTAAAGGTTCAGTGTCTGGAAATCCATCATTGTAAAATATTAATTCATTAGTAATAACATTGAATTCATATTCAAAATCATTACTGTAATAAATTCTACCAATAGAATCAGAATTAAATCCTAATTCATTTAATTGTTGTCCTGTCATAATAATTCTATTTGTATGTCTTCTTCTATAATTTTTGTGAGACAATTATCTTTTGTTAAAATTTTTTCTGCATTTTCTGCCAGTTTTAATGTATTAAAAACCCCCCAAACAGAATCTTTATTAGGACTATCTAAATCTAATACAATATATACTTTTTGCTTTTCCATTACTTGATTTTTTTTATTGTGATTTTATTGCTAAATTTTCTAAAAAAGAATAATAAAAATCATAATATTCATTAAATTTATCTTGAGCTTTTTCTGTATAAATAAGAATTTCGTCCTCTTCAATCCATATTAAATCATCTATTTCTTTTTCATTTTTCTCCTTATATGTATTATTAAACTCTGCAATTAAATCTAATTCAGCTAATTCTGATGCTACTTGCAAGATATTAACTTTAATCTCATCTGTATTCATTTTTATTTTTTTAAGTTTTAAATTATATTTACCTAATAAATTTTTTAATTCCATTAATGATCCTTTTCCAAACCCTTTAATTTTTAATAAATCTTTTTCACTATACTCAGTAAATTGATCTAAATAAAGAATGTTATGTCTGTAAAAACAATTAAACAATCTTACAGTCATATCTAAATTCTTGAAAATAATTTTATCTTTCATTTTCTTTTTTCCTCGATGCTTGCTTCTAAAAGAACTGAATACAAAATTGTATCAGATATTTTCTCTGCAAGAGCTTCTTTTGAAGGTAATTTACCAATAGTATTAATATCAGTTACAATATCTTGTAATGAAATAAGATGTTTTAACAGAAATCCCCATAATACTTTTTCTCTACATTCACCAGTAAATGCACTACCAACATCAAAGTTGTGAAATGGGTTTGCATTTCTCCTGTATTCCAAAGATTTTACTGTCATCAACTCCTTAATATAACTAAGTCTATTACTAACAATTGTATCAAAATCAAATTCAGCAATCTTATTTTCTGGTTTTGCAAGTTGTTGTTGATTCACAAGATTAATAGCATTAGTAATGGATTTACAAGAAAGATCTATATTATATTTATCAACAGGATAAGTAAGACAATTAACAAAATCATCAATTTCCACTAAATCAAAAGTTTCTCCTATTAATTGATTAATTGGTATTTGAGTATCATCTTTTAAATAAGAATCAATCTCTTTTACAATATCATCTTTAACTGGAAATCCAACATTATTAAAATATTCTTTATTGCTAGTTTCATCAATTATTATTTTAGTAAGATAAGCTGATGGTATTTGTAATGCTTTTAAATTACCTTTTTCAAAATTAGTAATTCCTAATTGTACTCTGGTTTGTAAATTCAAAAAGCTTTGAATATGTTTTTTTAAATTAAGCTCATATAAAGTATTGCCTTTTGAGTAATAAAGAAAGTCTCTATTAATTTCATCTTTTAAACTAATTCTAATATGAAATGGATGTACAGCTGATTTATATCCAGCTACTGCAAATTGTGGAAAATCCCAATCTTTATTATCAAGATTTAATTGTTTATTAAATTTCTGTTTGAATTCTGCTTTTGTCATGTTGTTTTTATTTATTTAATTTTAAATTAATGAGAATATAAACTCTTTACTAGAACAATTAATATTATCTAATTCACCAAGTTCAAAAATTTCTAAATTAGATCCCCAAACAGGATCAACTGTTGTTGTATGCATTTTAATACTAAAATCTTCTAAGTTATTGTCTTGGATTATTTTAATTAATTCTTTTCCTGTCATAATAGATTTTTATTTATTTTTAAAAATATTTTAAAATACTCTTCTTCAAATTTACTTTTTGTTATTTCAATTTGAAAGTTTGCCAATGAAACTAATACTATTTGTACACAATTTTCTTTTATTTTTAATACAGCAAAAAGAATATCATAAATAGTGTTATGAGAATAATCAATAACTTTTATAAAAGAATTATCGCATGCATAACATTTACCAATATAATATTTATATCTTTTTTCAGTTTTTTCAATTTGATTGTATTCTATTTGGAGAAGTTTTATTTTTTTTAATATATCCTCTTTATTTTCCATGTTTTTTAATTGCTAATTTCTCTATCACATCATAAAACTCATAATAATAATCATTAAATATTTCCTGTGCTTCTTCTTTGTAAGTTGTAATTTCTTTAGATTCATTGAATATTAAAGCGTGTACTTCTTCATCTGTATATCCTAAATTATTCATTTCATATCTTTCAACTAACTTTAATTCAGCTAGTTCACTCACAAGCTCTAATAAATTTATTTCTATATTCATATTTGTAAATAGAAAAGAGGAATTACCTCTTTCCTAAGTTTAATGTTAAAATGAATTTAAATAATTGATTCTACTCACTTCTTGTTTTTTAATACTTACATCATCACACCATCTTACATCTGCATGAAAACCCATATAATTCTTATCAGTTTTATGGTATATAAAAGCATTGTTGTATATAATCTTTTCAGGAAATAAAGAATGGCAAAGTCCTGATGAATAACTGTAATTGCTTTTTGGTGTTACTAATACTAAATTACCTTTTAACTCATGGTGAGTTACACTTGTTGTATTAAACAGTCTCATTAATACTACATCATTAATTTCAACTACTGATTCTAATGTAACATTTTTAAATTTTGTATTAAACATTGTTAGCTTTTGCATTTTATTGTTATTTATTGGTTGTGGCAATATTGCCATTTATTATTATTTTAAATTAAATCTCTTCTAAAAAACTTACCAGCAATATTCTCATTAAAAGAATCTTTTTCTAATACTTCTAAGATATATTGCATTTTCTGCTCGTGGTATTTTACAGATTTTTCTGATTTACAAAATACTAATATTTCTTTATTGTAATTACCAGGATTTTTTAAAACTAACTCTGATAGTAATTTACTTGAAGAATTATAAGATTGCCAATTAGACTCTTTTGTTTCTATTTTAAATAGCTTCTTTCTTTTATCAGTAGAAATTTCAGATTTTAATAACTTCTTTTTTCTGTTTGTATAAAAACCTTTATACCCAATATATATTTTATTGCTTGTTGTTTCTGTTATTTTATAAACAAAAAACTTCATGTCAATAGGTATACTATTAACTATTTGGTTTTTATACAACCAAGTCTTATCATTTCTATTCCTAATTACTGATACTCTTTTAGCCATTATTCTATGTATTTAAATGTGTATATTTCTCCTGCTTTATACCCTTCTTTACAAGATCTGCTAATATTTCCTTTATTAATATTTGTTAATTCTTCAGCTTCTGACATGCTAAAATAAACACAAATCAATTTATCTTTATAATATTTAGCAATAGGAATTCTTTTAACACCATGATTTGATTTTGTGACATCTCCAATAATAACAGGTAATATACAACTTTTAGTAAGAACAGGTTTAAACACTAATTGATAATTTTTTACTGAAGTAGATAAACAAGTTTTATAACTTCTTATAATTTGTTTAGTTAGTTCAAATTCTTTTTCTAAATATTCAGAATTGTCACTACTATCTATAAAATGGCCTTCCAAATCATAAATGCCAATTATATAATCAATTTTATTAATTTCCATTTGTTTATTTTTAAGTATTATTCAATATATTTAAATTGAAAAGCATTGGATTTCCATCCTGAAATACAAGATTGAGATATACTACCTTGTGGTATAAAGGTAAGACTACTTGCCTCACTGATTGAATTATAAACACAAATAAGTTTATCATTGTAATATTTAGCAACTGCTTTTTGTTTGTTACCTCCTGTTATTAAGGTAGTTACATTACCAACACATAAAGGTAATACAGAAGATTCAATATTTTTATTTTTTAATACTAATTGATAATTACTAATAATAGAAGAGTTTTTAAGAAGACCAATTCTAATATTTGTTTTAAATAGATTAAATTGCTTTTCTAAATATTCCCAATCATCACTGCTATCAATAAAATGACCTTCTAAATCATACACACCAATTTCATATTCTATCTTATTTATTTCCATTTTCTTAATTTAAAAGTGTAATAATATTTTCTATCAAGATATTCTTTTTCCTTATCCCAATCTTCAAAATAATAAACAACTACTAATTTGATTTTATTATCAGTTTCACCAATTTTCACATCTTGTATAATACTGCCAAAGTTCCATTCAGCAAAGTCTTTAGTTGCATACTCAATCAATTCTTCATCTGTTGAAAAATAACCATCTAAATCAATTCTATCTCTATGACCATCTGATGATATTAAATATATTTCATTATCCATAATTTCTCATTTTATTTAATCAACTGTTGAGTTTTTGTAATACAAAGAAAATTGTTCATTTATTGTCAATCCTTTGTACCAATTGTTATAATCATTTTGGATATTAGCATCATCAAATTCATAATATTTTCCATAACAATATCTCATACTGTTATTCATATCATAAAACTGTTCAAAAACATTTTTTATATCTTCTGATGCTAAATACTCACTTCTATTAAATACAGAACTTACATCATTTGTATTTAAAGGAGAATAATAATTTATTTTGATTTGCATAATTTTATTTCAACTTCTAAAATTTCATATAAACTTTTATCATACTTACCATTTTCTAAGAATTTATTAATAAAAAGTTCAAATGCAAAAGTTCTAGCATTTTGTAAATTATCAGTTTCTTCCCAAGAAAACATATCTATATATTTACTTGAATCCTTGTTTTTAATTACATACATATCTTTATTCTATAATTTTCCATTGAACACTATCATCAATTAAATCTTCTAATTCTATTTGTAAATAGCTATTGCCACATTCATTATAACCTGTAAATCCATTTCTTAAAATATCTTTAATTTCACTTATTCCTTTTATTCTATGAATTCTGTTTACTATCAATAATGCTTTAGTTTCTACTAATAAATCAATAGCTTCTTTTCTATTTATTTCTTTTGTTTCCATATTATTTTATGTATTTGTATTCAATTATTGTTTTAGTATGGGGGAATACTTCTATTGCTGTTTGTTCTTTTAAGTTATCTCCACCATGTCTAAATTGAGTGTAATCTGTTTTAAAATGGACACCATCTAATAACCTTTGAAAAATAATTTCTTTATCAACAAATCCTTTTTCAGAATCATAATCTGTTTGAACTTCTTTAACTAATTCATACAAACTATTATTTTCATCTAAAGACTCACAGTCAATTAACTCTAATTCTTCAAAAACGTCACTCATTAATATTGTTTCTCTTGTTTTTTTCATGATAATTTATTATTTATTACTTGTACAACATTTTCAATTTTATATTTCATTACAACATCTTTAATATCCTTTCCATATTTAAAAGGAACAAACTTTACAATAAACTTTATTTCTGGATATTTATTTAAATACTTGATAGTACATTGTCTGCCAGCTTCATCATTATCCATTAATAATATTATTTGAAATGATTCATTTAGTTTATAAAGTATTTCTTTTTTCAATAGAATTCCTTCATTTAATGTAGCTATTGCATTAAATTCTAATACATGTTTTAATATAAAAGCATCCATATTAGACTTTGTGATAATAATATAATCAGCTTGCCAGTCAATATTATTATATTGTGGATAAATATCAGTGGTACAACTCCTAAATCTTTTTGACTTTTCTTCTAGTGGAAAATACAATTGATAATTAGGAATTCCATTTTCATTGTAGTTTAAAAAAGCAAATATATTTTTACAATTTTCCTTGACTAATTCTTTGTTGTAATAATATTTATTCACTTTATAAATACCTGCTTTTAATAATAATTCAACAGGACATTCAAAACCAGAAAATGTAAAAAAAGACAATTCTTCTTTTGTAATTTCACCACTTTTAATGTCTATAAGCTCAATAGCTTTCTTAAAATTAGAAATATTAGTATTTCTACCAGTGCCAACATAATTATGTCTTAAACTGTCATTAACAAACTTTAATAACGGAAAGAATTCTAAATTCTTATAATCTTTTCCCCATTTTATCCAATTATAATTAATGCCCTTAGAAAAGTCATTAAAATATAATTCATCAGCTACAACAAAGAATTTACAACCAGAATTAACATCTTTTCTTATTGGATTACTATATTTTTCAGAAAAAGATATTTTATAAGGAAATAAAAACTGAAATATAGTTTCTACTCCATATTTCAGTTCTAAATATTCTTTGGATAATAATAAATCTTCTGTATTTATTGTCATTGTTTAATAGTTAAATTAATTTCTAATATTTCAGAATTAAGATAGTTTGCACTTCCATAAGTAGCCCAAGTCCAAGCACAAGAAGCTGATTGTTTATTTTTAAAAACTCTTGCTTTATTAATATCTTCAACTAAATTATGATTCCAATTTTTACCTCTTAAATATAATTTTGAATCCTTGTTTCTAATTACATACATAATTTTAATTAAGTTTGATTATTAATTAATTTTACCACATTTATCACCATTTATAAAAATATAATTTTCTAATAAAACCTGATAACTAATTAAATGTGCGTCACCAGCTAAAATTCCATCTTTCATTTTTTTAATAATCAATAATTCTGGAAAGATTACATTAATTGCACTAAGAGATTGTTCATGAATAATAACTTTACCAATTAAATTATCAGAATAATCTAATGGTTTTAATATTGGTTCTGTTTTTACTCTATAAGAATAATTTTCAAAATTAAAACTAGGAACAGTACATAATACCCATTTACCATTATGAATAACTTCAATTTGTTTACCTTCTTTATATGCTTGAAGCACAATTATCATTTTTGACATTTCCATATTTTTGCATAAAAAAAGAATGAGAATTATTCCCATTCTTTTTTATTTAAATTGTTAATTACTAAAAAGGAAGTGCTGAAGTATCAAATTTCATTTCAGGAATATCTCCCATTACAGGTGCTACTAACATTCCATCAGTACTACCATCAGTCTTTTTAAATACTACAATATCACCATAAGTTTTACCACCAACTTGCTTTAATTCAGCAAATTTCAATTTACCTTCATTAAATCCTGGAGATTCAACAATAGGAAAATTACTTGACAAATTATAATATTGCTTTTCACCACTGTCTTTTTGATTGACAACTTTGAATGAAGCCTCTGGATTATAGTAATCAAGAGAAGGTACATTATTTAAAATATAGTCTCTAAACTTATCCATTGAATCCAAATCACTTACAATTGGAAACATAGGTTCAACTCCTTTCTTATCAGTACCAAAAATAGCATAAAAAGTATTTTGATAATTAGTTAATGCTCTTTTAGCATTTTCTAAATTCTTTTCATCTGTTGCATTTGGATTACCTCTAAAGAAGTCTTGCATAATTAATTTATACTCTTTTTCATTAAAAGAATCATCCTTTGAAAAAAGAATCAATTCAAACATTTTATAAGGATTCCCAGATGCTTTAGCTACACCTTCTTTAATATTAATAGATTTAAAACCACAGCCTTTGATAAATCCATTGATGGTATTTACATTACTATCTTTATCAGTAGTAGAAGGAGGATATAATGCTGCAAGACCTGTTGGTGCATTTTGAGCTGAAGAAGCTGGTACAGAAATATCTGCTGTGTTTAATGAAATTGCCATGTTGTTTTTTATTTTTGTTTGTTATTATTTAATGTAAATTTACTAAAATTACTGCACATATTCAGCATAAGCTGATGAATTTTCTACCATATCTTCATCACCATTTAATAACTGATCAGTCAAACTATCAGTATAATTTAAAGCTGGTGCAGCATTCTCAAAGTTAATTACTAACTCTTGGGTAGTATTTGAAGTAGGAGTAATATGAGACTCTGTAATTGCCAATGGATATTGAACATTTAAAGGAGTTTCATTTTCAGAATTTGGGCTTACAACATCAGAAAACAAATCCAATTGTTGTTTAACACCAATTAATTCTAATGTCCAAACAGAAGTGATATTTGATTGCTGATAATTAGGAACATCTTCCAATTTATAAGCAACAAAAGTTCCTGATAATTTCAACATTCCTTCTATTTGAGGGTGTTGTAAGATAAGTAAATCATGAATAGTTTGACCAGAAACAGTTTTAGCATCTTTAAATCTTGGTGATTTAAGACCAATTTCATTAGATACACTCTTCACACCATCAATTTCAATTGAAGCTCTCTTACCCTTAAAGAAATCAACAGAAAGACTATTTTCTGAAACTCCATCACCTTGGTGAAAAATAAAATATACTTCTTTGTCTGCATTTTCATAATACACACTAAGTTTATTATTCTGAATATCAGCAACTGCTTTAAAATATTCTGAAAGAGTAATTGTTGTTGTTGCTTTTTCAACATCCACTGATAGTTGAAAATTAGGAGATCTTCTTAAATCTGCTGTATTAAGCACAATTGTTGGTTTAGCGTTTAAAGCTAAGGCATTTGATAAGTTCATAATGTTTGTTTTTTATTTTTAAATTAATAATTTTCAATTTTAAATATTCTTGTTCCTGTTCCTTCTTTTCTTGTAATAAACTTTAAATTGTTTTTTCTACCATATACAGATGCATAAGTAGATACATTATTTGGTTTTGCAAATTCAAGAGGTACAAAAATACTATCACCAGAAATCATCTGGGCTAAAGGTAAATCACCATACTTATCTTGAGTTGGATCACCTTTTATTGGTGTAACAGCAATTCCTTTTTCTATGTTAAAATTCATATTGTTTATTTTTAAATTATTTATTTTCAATTTTAAATATTCTACATCCTCCTTCACATTTTCTAATAGTAAAATTTACATTATTTCTCTTTTTGAAATTAGTCATGTAATTAGATATTGAATTTGCTGTTGTAAATTCAATAGGAATAAAAATACTATCTCCAACTATCATTTGAGCTAATGGTATTTCATCATATTTACTACCTTCTAATGGTCTAATTTGAACAGGATTAATTCCTTTTTCTATGTTAAAATTCATGTTATTATTTGTTTTATTGTTTATTTTTAAATTATATTAATTTTCTACTGTGAAATCTGCATCAACTATTTTGATGATTTCACCTTTTTCATCTCTAACAATATTAGCTTCATCCATTCCATAAACATCAGCCATTTCTTCTGTTGAGTAAAATCCCATCATTAAATCAGAAGCTATTCTATCTGCTAATGCAGTGAAACATCTAGCCCACATTAAACTCTTTCCATAGGCAACCCAAACTGGTTTTGTAGTTAAACCTGCTTTTACAGCATCAGACCAGTAAAACTTATAAACTTCTGTCATACCATCTCTGATCATTTCAATAGTAGTCCTTTTATCATTAGGTTTTAATTCATTACCTTTTACATCTACTTTTACAATAGGCCTTTCTTCAATACTACCATCAGAATATAAATAAACCTCATCTTCTAATGTTCTCCAAGTAACACCAGCTCTTCTTAATACAGCTTGTTTTGCTTTTGCAGACAATGTAAGTTTCCCTTGAATAGAAATAATGTAATTAAATGAGGTCATAGGAGAAAATCCTAACTCATTTCCATAAATAGCTATACTTTTAGCTGTCGCTACCTTTTTAATATAAGTAGGTAATTGACCACTTTCAATCATTTCTGCTAAGAATTGATCTGCTGAATCTGTGTATAAATTCATTTTTTGAATTCCTGTATTATCCATGTTGTTTTAATTTAATTGTTTATATACTTCTTGTAATTCTTTTGTTTGTGTTGGCAATGGAAGTTCTTTGAAATAATTGATTTTTCCATTAAACAACAATGGTGTACTCATTTGATCCATTCCATCTCTGTGCTTTAATACAGTAAGCCATCTAAATTTATTTTTTAATGCTTCCATATTATAACCTTTATAATTTTTATCAAATGCTTTATAACGAGATGGGTTGAATAATCCCAGAATAATCATAAAATCTCTCGCTATAATTAAATTATCAGCTAATTTTGAAATAGCAGGAAGTAATAAGTCAGGATTATTTTGAACATTTATTTCATTGTCTCCACTCATCTGTTGTTGTTGGACTACAGCAACTATTGCATTAAATTTTTTGCAAAAATACTTAACTGCATATTCTGAAAACTTTCCCATTGAAGCATGAACAGTAGATACATCTGAATAATCATTTTTTTCTGGAACTGAAATTCCCAAATGGTCATGAACAATTATTACATTAGTATTATTATCAAAATATTCAAAATCAAAACTTTTAAATTTGTTGCCTGCATCATCTGTTAAAAAAGTTTCTTTCATTACCCCTAATGTATTCATTAACTTTTTTACTTCCATAAGGCAGCCCGTTGGGTTATATACATCATCTATTACTTTTATATCCTTTTTCATTTCTTCTATTACAGCATCAAATTCTTTTAAATGTAATCTAATACTATCTGTAATTCCTTCATGAAACCCTCTAATTTGTAAATAAGTGACAGTTTCACCATACTTTTCATATAGTAAGTCACATTTAATAGTAGTCCAAAACTTTTCAGCACTTTCTTCTAATGCAAAATAAATTATTTTTAAAGGTATACCATTCTTTTTACAATAAGAATAGGCATGATTTACAAACAAAAATTTAGCAAATTTAGTTTTGGCTGTTGAAGTTTGACCAGTAATACAGTAGAAATTTCCTCTAATTAAGCCAGGAATTGTTTCATATAATCGTGGAAATAATTCTTTAATACTGATAAATTTGGTTTGCATTTTAATAATTGGTTAACTCCATGAATTATTTGACAATAAATCTTTTTTAAAATCTTTTTTTAATGTTTGATATTCATCTAAATACTTGTCCCATTTGGTTATTGCTGCATAATTAGGTTCTCCACCTATTTCATTACTGTCTACATCATAAATAGGACAATAATCAAATTTCTCTTTTGTCATAAAACAGAAGAAATCAAACTCTTCTTTATCACCTCCATTTAATACTTTGTTATAAAATACATTAGCATAGTGAATATGATTCACTGTTTTAGTTTGATGTCTTGTGCCATTACTGTCTGCCATAATAAAGTCAGGATATAATTTTAAAGCCATCTGATAAGCTGTATCTTGTTGAACAAAATAAAAATCAATAAATACAGCACTTACTTTCAATTTAGAAAATTTAACATGATTTTCTTTTTTCTCTCTATCATTCCTTAAATCTTCAATTAAATCCTTGCTAATTAATTTATCAACAATGTCTTTATATTGAATAGTATGAATAACACCACTAATAATGTATTTCTGAAAATCATTATTATAGTAAGAATTGGCTTTTCTATTTACTTCTTCATTAGTGTTTCTATAATAAATAGTGAGAAGCATTCCTAATTCTTCAAAAGTCATTTTATTTTTTTCAAGGAAAATATAAACCTTTTCTAAGTCCATTAACATGTTATATTTGTTCTAAGTTATCTATCCAATCAACCAGTGTATTTTCTTGGGCTTTTTTAAGCCTTTTGAAATCTTTTGGTGTAATTACCATAGCATTTTCTGTGTATTCTTTACAATACAAATTTATAATAAAAGGATTTTTAGTACTACCTTCTTCCATTGACAGTGTTCTTGATATCTTTTGAATGTAGTCATTAGAAGTAGCATTATAATTACTATTAATAGCATAACTAATACCAGATTCAGTAAAACCTCTTGATATTTTATTTACACTTGCAATTACATTTTTACTTTTATTTCTAAATAATTCAAGAATATTCTTTTCAACACTGTTTGAATGATAAGCAATAATATTTGTATTCATTAAAGCCAACTCATCACAAGTTTCTGTTCTTTTAGTAAATATAATACCTCTTTCATTAACAAATTTGTTTACTATTTCATTCACTATTTTTACTTTATTCTCACTATTTTCAACTATTGCATCCATTTTAATCCTGTACAAATTATAATTCTTTTTCCTGCCTAATAATACACCTGCATCCCAACCAGTAAATTTCATTAATACTTTCATCCAATCATCACCACTTCTTGCATCACTTCCTATTTTAATAAACTGTTTTCCAAATGTAATAGTTGATATAGCATGTAAACAAGTGTCCCCTAATGGAAACATTTGTCTATATGGCATTAACAAAGCCTCTGATTTAGTATTTAATATGGTGTATTCTTTCTTTTCTTTATCAGATAATTCAACTCCTAAGTTGTATACATCAAATGAAGGAAGAGTACCTATTAAGACACCATCATTAATATCAATATCAAATATCACATCAAATCCTTTCTTTTCTAATAATTGTAAATTATCCCAACCAAATGTTCCAGATAAACACATTTTCCATCTTGATTTTAAATCTAAACATTTAGTCCATAATACACTCTTATTGGATGATACACCAAAATCAGCCTCATCATATATAATAGAGAGGAATTCCTCCTCCCTATTAAATCTAACAGAAAACACACCAGAATGGGTAGACAAAATAACATTATTAATTCCACATTCTTTTAAAAACTTTCCAAATTCTTCTTTAATAATTAGAGTTGGTACAATTATCAAGTGATTACCTTCAAATCTTTTGTTTAAAGCTTCTAATAATAATTTAGTAACCCTGGTTTTCCCCATTCTAGGGGCTAATGCAGCAATTATCATTTTATTACTTGTATTACTAACCAATGAAGAAAAAACTAAATTTTGAACATAGTCTCTTTTATCATTTAATTTAACAATACTTTTAATAAAAATCTTTTGTTCTTTACTTAGTCTTATTGTTTTCATTTTTCCATTACAATTATAAAATCAGAACTATATTGAGTTTCATTATAAGACACTAAACTTACTAGTTTCCAACCTTCTTTTGATTTTTGTAATATAATATTTTTTACTTCTCTACTGTTATCCAATTCTTCACAATAAACTTGTTTTTGTTTATTGTTATAAGAAAAAAACATTATTGCTACTATTACTAACAATGTTAAAATTAATTTATTATTCATGTTTTCATTTAATTAACTTTGAAATTTATAACCTACTTTAATCTTGTCAATATCTTCTTTTTCTTTTTTCATTATTGAAGCATAATATAAACCACCATAAGATTCATATTGAACATTCTGCCACCAATTATTATATTTATAATAAGATTCTTCTAATATTTGAGTTACATAACAATCTACTAAATTCATGTTTTTATTTAATTATAATTTTACAATTCTGTTAAAATCTACAATTTCTAATTTCTGTCTACTATCAACTTTTAAAGAACTAATCTTAGCTTTAATAGCTTGAATCTTATCTCCATTAGTTTTATATAATTTAGTCTTTTCTTTTAATGAAGTAAGTACAACATCTAAATTAATAGATTCATAGTCTACATCATTTATAACTAAATTATCATTTTCAAGCATTTTAGTAACATCGTCTTTACTAATTAAAGAATAAGGAAAATATTCACAACATCTTGCCTTGCGGTAGCTGTCATGAGGAAGAGATGTAATATTTTTTGGGTCTACTAAAACAGTAATTAATTGATCACCAAAATTAAGATTATTAATATCTTTTAAAGCACCAAAATGTTTACCAGTACTGCATTCAGCTTGAGACTCATCACAATCTTTTCTATCCATTTTAACAGGAAATCCTAATTTAATAAGATCTTTACCTGTATGAGCATCTGTAAATACTAATTCATTATCTAAATACAATGCTTCTAAATTACCTTGAATAACTTTAAATTCATTAATTTTCATAAAATCTATTAACTTTTCATTATCAGTAGAAAAGTATTTATCATCCACTCCAATATAAACAGTATAATTCTTTGGTGACTTTTTCTGTAATTTTCTTCTAACATATTCAGAATTAACAAATTTAGCTAAATTCACACTAACAGGTTGATTTTTAGAAACAACCCATCTTGCACCAAAAATATAACCATTTTCAGTAATTTTAAAACCTTTGTCTTCAATCCAATTCCAAACCTTATCTCTAACAGCTTCATTTGGATTTGATGACAAATTATACATAAAATTAATATAAGGCTCTATGTTGTCATCTTTGTGCTTTAAAATCAAATCTAAATACTGTTCTGGAAGAATAAAATTAGTGTTTTTTAAAAATACATCCTTATTGACCACTGTAAAATACTTACTACTTCTAAAATAATTCAAATCAATAGTAGTAATTTCCAATTGAGCAATTTCTTCTTTTAGTTTATTCTTTTGAAGTTTAGCACTAAAATCTTTAACTTTTTTAGTATTTGAAGAATGTTTTTCAACAATTCCTTTGATTCTTTTTAAATAAAATTCAGAACCATTAAAATTATATTTTAAAACAAAATCTTTTAATTTAGTAATTTCTTCTGTGTTTATTTCAAAAGAAGATACAATGTCATCTATAACAATTGTTGCTCTACTTTTAGAAAAATTTAATTTAATGTTTTGCATATTGATTGTTTGTTTAATTTGTTTTTTAACATTCTATTTACAGTATAAAGTCTTTGATAAACTTCTGTTTTTTCTTGCATAGTCTCATAAAAATCATATTCTTTATCTAACATTGGTAATTTGATAATATTTTTATCAATTCCCATTTTATCCCCTAGCATTATAATATTACTATAATTACTAATATACTTGTTAGTTTTAAACTTGGATGCCAAATTGTATAATTCTTTTTTATAATTTTCTAAATATTGTCTAAATCTCCAAGTATCTTTAAACTTTCTTAAATAGACTTCATTACAAATTCTTTGATAAGCAGATTTAAACATATCTGTTTTAGACCATTCAGATAAAGTAATTACATTTTCAGTAAATAATTTATGATTGCTTTTTGCTGTATAAATAACTAATACTAATTTTTTATTATAAATATAAGCTTGCAAATAATTATAAATTTCCTGAAAATCTTCTTTATTATCAGTAAGAAATATGTATTTAGCATTTAAGTATTCTGTGTTATAGTCTTGTTTGACAACATCGTTATTAATTCTTGCATAAATAACACCACTATTTCTCTTAACTTTAATTACTTTTTTCTTTGGTACTATAATATCATCATATTTAAGTAATTTATCTTTCAAATCTTGATAAATAATTTTATTAAAATTATCAATCAATTCAATAGCATTATCAGGAATTCCTATGTTTAAAACTTCATCAGTAAAATACTTTCTTTTATCATAATTAGACATGTAACTAATATTAGATAAATTCTCACTATTATATTTTAGAACACTAACTCCTTTATTATCAATTAATTTTGTTCTTCTTGGATTAAAAGATTTTTCAGTTATATAAAAATCTTTTTTCTGATATTCATATAAATAATTACCATAACCATCTTTTCCATTAAGATATTTAAAACTAAATTCATTAAACAAATCACTATATTCTGGAATTTTCATTCCTTCTGGTAGTTTACTATAAGTAATATTAACTGTTGTATAATTCAAATCTCTGATATAAAAAGATCTACCATATAATTCAAGATAATTCTTATTATTAATAGCTTTTAAATAATCAAGAATATTATCAAAAGAACTTTCATGTTGTTTTTTATACAACTCAAAGATTTCTAATTTAAATTCTTCAATCTTTTCTTTCACTTTATTAATAGTATATTCATCCCATTTTAAATGTTCTCTTGATGGTAATATAGTAAGAGAATCAGACAAATCAATTTTTAAAGCTAATGGAATTTTAATTTTATTTATTCCTAATTTATCCCAATTTATAGGATAAGGAGTGTTTCCAAAGCATATTTCTAATTCATCATCTTTTGTTGGAAAAGTATTACTAAACATAAAAGATGTTCCTTGAATGATTTTATAATTATTATCAAAGTTGAATCCTTTAACAAATACATTTTCAAAATATCTTAATTTAGAAAGAGCTTTTTGAAAGTTGTATTTATCAGTATAAGTAACATAAAACCAATAATCAGTACCATTCACTTCATTACATTCATGTTGTGTAAGTGGAGTAAATACTGGCATTTGATAGTCTTCTTTATAACAACTATAATAATATTTAATATTATTGCAAACAGTTGTAATATAAAATGTTTCAGTAGTACACCAAGCTGTATAAAATCCAATACCTAGTGTTCCAGCACTAAATAATTCTCCTTCCTTTGATGAAGCACATAATTCTGCAATGTATTTTTTAAATACTTCTGGTGAAATACCTTCTGCTTCATCTATAATATGTAAAGAATTATCATCACTTTTATATTCAATTGTTACAATACCCTGTTTATTAATTCTTTTATATGAATCATGGGCATTAGCTGTTATTTCTTGTAAAGTAGTGGCCTCTTTATCAGAATAAGCATTAGTAAGAATTTGAAATAATTTTGCTGAACCTTTTTCATCAGTTGCCACTCTTGCTTTGATAGTTTCAGTACCAATACTAAAACTATCTGTTTCTTCAATTCTTTGTATCAATGTCTTGTTTGTTTAATTGTTTAACTTTTATATTTCAAATATTACAGAAGTATAAACATCTTCTGGGGAATAAGTAAGAACACAATATTCCACAATTCTTCTAGTACCACATTCTGATCTTCCTATTAAAGAAGATACAATATCATCAAATTTATTTAAATATTCTAAATGTGGACACAATATTGATTTATGTTCTTTGACAAATTTAATAATTAATTCTTTTTCTTCTTCATCAAAAAAATCTTCTTGCTCATTAAGATTTTCATAATAAAACTTAACTAATTCAAAATAAGCTTCTGCTTCTTCATAACTTTCAAAAGTAATATTATTTGTTTCATTATGATCTCCATCATTTTCCCAAGATACTACTGTTATAGTATATCCTTTATTAATTACTATTTTTTTCATATTTGTTTGTTTTAATCAATGTTCCATAAACACTTTTCTGATTGTTCTTTCCAATAATATCTAATCCATTTGTATTTTAATGGATGAAATGGAGGAAGTAATATTCTTAATATTTTAAGTATTATCATGCATATTCAGCTTCTACAAATTTAAATAATTCTAAACTTTTATCAATGTAATTTCTCATACTAATTCAAATTCATTTACAAAGAAATCATGCAATTGTACATGGTTTTTAAAGAAATTAACTGGATGAGAAACTTTCAAAGAATTAGTAATATTTTGATAAAGATTGTATGCAGAATCTTTAACACCATAATTATAAGACTCATTTAATAATTCATCTCTTACTAATGCAAGTTGTTGTTGAGTAATAATATTTTCATTCAAATACATCTGACCTACTAAACTTGCACATGTTTTCTTTGTAACTTCAATTTCTTTTAGTCTTTCAAAATCTGCTTTAATTTTAGAATATTGAGTTTCTAATTTTAAAACACTTTCTGTTAATGCTTTTTTAATCTCTACATTAGCATTACCTGTATGTTTTCTAATCATCATTTCTTCTCCACTCACAGAGCTGTTGGAACACACCAGAATACTCATTCCCATTGTATAAGCAGCACTCATAGATTTGTCACCACTATTTTTTAACCCAAGCATCATGTTATAATCACTATCTCCTGAATGGACAATCAAGCCACCAACCATTTTTTGTCTACTTGAATCCATTTTATAAAATTCATTAACAACTGTGAAATTACATTTGTCTAATACTTCTAATGAAGTCATTATTAACTCTCTATTAGAAATTGGAGTGTAAGTTTGAGTAGCTTGTAAAGGCATACATTCAATAACTTCATCTCTTGTAAATTGCTTTACACCTTTTGCTTTTAATATTATATTGTTCATATTTTCTATTTTTATTTTTAAATTGTTTATAATTGTTCTGATATATTTTTACAATTAATAATACTATTTTCATCTATTTTATAGATAGGTACTCTACCTTCATCTTCCCACTCATAACCATCTCTTTCTAATTCTGCACTTTCAAAACAAATAGCTTTTTGATATTCACACATTTCATCAACAAATTCTTTAATTATTTCATAATAATCTTCTCTAACTGAATCACTAATATTAAGATAATCCATCAATTCATTTATTTTATCTTTCATTATTCCAATTGTTTATAATCTACATTAATAATTTTTTTATTTATGACACAATCATAAATATCTTCAAATGAATAAGTCAATAAGATTTTATTCATTTCATCATCATTTGGTAAACCTATAAAAGATTTATTTACATCATATCTAAAATTAGGTCTTGGTGAAGATAATATAGCAGGTTTATTTGCTTCATGGAGTCCCCAATCCCATCTTTCATTAAAGTATTTATAAAATTCATCAACACTTTTTAAATAAGAAAATGTTAATATTCCCATAGTAGATAAATAATCATCTTTTGTAGCAAGCCTACAACTATGTTTTCTGTCCTTGTATTCTACTACACATTTTATAAATCCTTTTGATAGTAAAAAGTCTTGAAAATTGTTTATTTTATCTTTCATTCCATTCTTTGGTTTATAATAATTCCATTTTCTACTTCAAAATTGTATCTATCTGGAAGATGATTCCTAAATAACATTTGAGGAATACCATCTAATTTATAGATTCTAAAATATACATCTTCTAAAAGAATTACATCTTCTAATTTTTCTCCTACAAAATTTATTACTTCCATTATTTTATTTCTTCATGTCTAATTGATAATGTATTAAAAACCCATGCTATTTTATCATTTTCTATTTCTTCTGATACATCATCATAAGTGATAGCTATAATTCCATCTTTATAAAGGTCTTCTTCTTCTTGTTTATTATCACAATATTCATACTCATATTCATCAGAAGTAATTTCATTACCATCTGGCAATTCAATAATAAATTTATATATTTTAGTTTTCATTTTTTCTATAATTTAAACTGTAATTATTATGTTTTAAAAGCATATTTTTATTAACTGTATAACAATCTAATAAAGAACAAACTGTTTCTAATTCTTCTAAACTACAATTGTTTAGAAAAGGAGATTTAATAATGTTATTCCATTTATCTTCTGCAACAGCATCATAAGCAATTCTCAAATAACAATGGTGTTTAAAGTTTAAATCAGCATATTGCTTTTCTAAGTCAAATGCCAATTTCAATATATCAGCTTTTAGTTCTTTTTTATTTATTTCCATACTAACTGTTTGGTATATACGTTTGATTAAAATAATCTTCTCCATTGATATAACTTCCTGTATTAATATTATCTGCTACATCAAAAGCTCTTATAATCTGCTCTTTTTCTTTTCTTAATAATTCTGCTACTTTATACACAATATTATGTACTTGTAAATTCTCATTCATCTCTTCATGCATTTCATTTAAATGAAGGTAGTCTAATAATTCTTCTAATGTTGTCTTCATTTTTATTTTGATTTATAAGTTTGATTGTAATACTGTTCAGATTCTGGAATTATCATTTTATGATCTATATTTGGTATATAATAATCAGATGAATTATATTTTCCTTCATTAAAAGCATCTATAATTTGTTCCTTTTCTTTTTCTAATAACAACTCAATTTGCTTTAAAATATTATCATTTGTTATTATTTTCACATTAAGAATTGTTGATTTATAATCAGGATTTAATTTTTTAGCATTTTCATTACTCTTTTTAACAAATTCTTTTAATTCTTCTAATGTTGTCATTTTCTTTTTGTTTGTATAATTGTGTTTAATAACCATTGTCTATCAATAGAATATTGATTATTTGTTTCTAATAAAATAATTTCTAAATCATCTGAATCAAAACCAGAATACATTTTTACAATACTAACTCTGATTAATTCTTTTCTAAATAATATAGATAATGTTACTCTATTATTATCAATGGTATTTAGAATGGTATTATAATAAACATCTGAATTATGTAATGACTTAACTAATTCAAAATCATTGTCAATTAGGAATTCTTCTAATGTTTTCATTATTTTATTAATTTAAAAGTTTTCATTTACAATTATTTGTATCAAATCTGCATCTAAATCCAATATATTATATTTCACAACATATTCATTTTCATTTATTACTACTAAATCTCCTTTATTCAATGTAATAATTTTATCAGGATAATCTTCTAATAATGACCAAGGGTTTTCTTCAATAATTTCTGTTTTCATTATTTCCTTTTTAAAATGTTAACTGGTTCTTTATTATTTTCTAATAACATCATATCAACTTTAATTGCTGCTTCTCTTTCAGTTTTAAATCCTGCTATTCTTTGATTTCTACCTCCAATTTTAACTCTGGCTTCCCATATTCCAAACATATTAAAATGAGTGTTTTTAAATTCTCTAATTGGTTGTTTCAATTAATTATTTGTTTAAATTATGAATTTCCATACAATTCTGATTCCTCTTTAATTGATTTAATTTCTATGCAACCTTCTCCATCATAAAATCTAAGCATACTATCAATGGCTTTCTGAATTGAATATTTACTAATATTAACATCAGCTTCTAATGTTAAAACAATTTCTATTTCTTGTACCATTTAATATTTTTGTTTTGTTGTAATATTCTCACTTTTTGTATCAGAAACTTTACTACCAAATAATTCAAAATAGCTTTCATCAAAAGAAAGATTTTCTGTAATATGAACAATTACATTATCATCCCATTTATTAATGACATTAAAATCAATTATTGCATCATCTTCAAATGATTGTTGTTGAGTAAACAACTTATTATTTATATAATTATCATGACTTTTTGTTTGATAAACAAAATTTGATTCATCATTTCCAAAATAAATTGTTGATGATCTAACATTGTACTGCTTTTGAGAATATGTATATACCTGTTTCATTTTTCTAATTGTTTTAACAATTCATCTGTTAATTCCACAATAATTTCTATATTACTTTTATCTTTAGGATTAATAGAATTATTAGAACATAACCCAGCTAATATTTTAGTAGCAATATACTCTCTTTTAGTAAGTCCATGAAACTGACTAAATGCCTGTGTGTTTTTATTTTCCATTTTAATTTATTTTAATGTTATCAATTACAATTGGTTTATTTTGAAATAATATAGGATATTTATGAAACTTTGAATATTTACCATCGTAAGTATAATAATTAACAGTTTCATCACAAAAACTAACTTTCACAACAAATTCTTCTTTTTGATCTAAATCAACATTTAATACTATTCCTTCACCTTTTCTAATATCCCATACAATCATTCCTGTTTTAAAATATTTATTCATTTTAGTTTATTTCTAATTATACAATAACGACAATTCCCTTTGTGAGTTAATAAACTATATCCTTCAATGTATTCACAAGAATCAATTTCAATAACAGAATAACTATTATCTAAAACATACTTGTTTTTAACTACACTTGGTGGAGCAGTTCTTTCACAGCTTACTAAAGCTAATGAAAATAATACTATTAATTTTTTCATTTTATTGTTTATTTAAAAGTCCATTAAAAAATCCTCCAGAATATAATAAACTTAATGTAAATATTGCATTTATAAAAGCTGTTATAAAATTGTATTTACCCTTTCTCTCACTTCCATGTAAAAATGCATAAACAGATAACTCTATAAAAGTTACTGCTAATAATATATATTGTGCTAACATTTGTTTGTTTGTTTAGTTAAAATTTAATGAACCCAATGTTTTCCAAATTCTCCAATTTCAGACATTAAAACAGAAATACTTGATTTAAATTATTCATTTCTAATATTTTAATATTTGTCTTGTTAATATAATATTGAAAATCAATTAATAATTCTTGTGGAGTTTTACCATCAGGAGTATTATAAACACAAACAGGAGTATCTTTTAATACATTTTCCATTGTCTTTTTAGTATTTTTCTGTTTGTACAAATAAGCTCCTTTTTTACTTACAAATACTCTATTTAATTGCTGAACTTTTTCTCCATTGTGATATACTTTAAAAGATTTATCAATTTTCTTACCCATTGTAAAACTGAAAACATTAGAATGATTTTTTATAGTTGTTTCAACAGGAATGTTGTTTACATAAAATTCTTTTAAAGCAATAGGAATTATTAAAAATTCATTGCCACCTTCTAATTGTTTTTCATATAAAAATTCACCTTTCACTTTATGTTTACCTTCTGTTGTCAAAGCAATATAGTCATTAACAGATTTGTAATTTATAAATTTATAAGTGTCAGTTTCCCAAATAATATCAAATATTTTAGAATGTTCAAAAAGTAAATCAAAATATCTATTAATATTATCATTTTGGACAATTACCTCAATTCCATCGGTATTGCAACTAATAACTGATATATTATATTCAATTAACATTTCTACCATTTTAATTAATTGCAATTGTCCTGTAATTCTAAGTCCTAATGCTTGTTCTGGTGCATAAAGCCAAGAATATTGTTGATCAATAAGTCCAGAGAATGCATTTAAAATAAGTTTAAGAAATGTATCTTTCACTTTTTCTTTATTTTTCTTAGCTGAAAATCTTTGAGCTTTAATATCACTATAAATATCAAGCATAACTGTTCCTAAATAAGGTGAAACATAACCATGATTGATAATATTTGTTGGGTACATACTTCCAATATCCTGTGTGTAAATAGTTGAAACAGAATCACTTGCATATTTATTACAATCATTTACTGAATGAATACCTCCAACACCCAAAGTAATTTTAATATTCTCACCATTAGGATTTCTAACAATTATTTCTTCATTAAAAGTGTTATAAGAATTACAAATTCTATTATACAAATCTTGAAATTGTTTAGTTTTAAATTCTATTTTAGGAATAAAATCACCAAGTCTAATATTAGAAGGTTTTTCATATTTCCTACCCCTTATGGTTCTTTTATAGTCATAAATGTTACAACCAGCTGGTAAAGTTTTCTTGCAATAGCTATCTAATAACAATTCAGAAGCTATTTTAGGAGCATCCCAAGAAAGACAATTAAGCCCATATTCATTTCTAATCCAATATCTTAAATTAATTTCTTCTCTTTTAGTTAATGCAAGCTGTTTAGTGACATTTACATCTTGTTTGACATATTTCCTCACCAAATCAATTTCAAAGTCTGTAAGGTCAACTTTACCATGAAAAACAGGCATTTCCATTATATCCATGTCAAGATTATAAGCATAGAATTTTAATGAAATCTTTTTACTAAGCCTAAGTCCTTTTGAAACTAATAAAAAGACATCTACTTCTTCATACAATTTATGATATTTATAACCAACGTATTTTTCATCATCATCTTTGATTACTGATTGTGCAATTTCATAAACTTTGGCACAAAATTCTAAATTACTTAATTTTAACATTTCGCCAATGTTTGTAATAATATAATTAGTAATTAAAGAATCAAAATGTATTCCATTAAACGTTACAATTCTTAATTGTTGTGATTTAATAAATAAATAAATTTCTGCTAATTCATTTTTGTTTTTACTGATTTCATAAATAATACATTCATCTGAATTGTAGTCTAAAAAGCAGTATAAAACAATTTCTTTGTAAGTTTCTATGTCTAAAACATAAGTTTTCATGTTATAGTTGTTAAAATTAGATTGTAAATAAACAAAAAATGTTTATTATAAATTATGTTTTTCATTACTTAAATACTTTGTTTTGTTTTTAATAATTAATAGTTGTTGTAAATAAACTGCCAGTTGTTTCTTAGACAAATTAGCATATCTACCTTGTTTAATTAACTTAATTAAATCTTTTTCATTCTTAATATTCTTTCTTATAAACCACTTTTCACTAAATGTTAAATAGTGTGATAGAGTAGCAAATTTCATAAGACTACCATTAAGCATAAATCCAGAATAGTTATTTTTAATAACAGCATTCTTATTCTTGTGCCATCCAGATTCTTTAATTGTAATGGCTAAATAAAGCTGTTTACAATCATCTGGAATGTTGCTACTGAATATACCAGTAGCAACATTGTCATTTACTTTTGTAACAAAAAGTAATAAAAATATTAATAACTTCATAGGCAATTAATTATAATAAAAAGTATTGTTTCCACAAATCAGCATGATGTTCAAAAGAAAAATCTCTAGATTCTTTTGTATTAAATACTAATGATTGAAAGTAACCAGTTGAACTACATTCACATTTTAATGTAAATTCAGTCCTAACAATAAAGTATTTCCATTGGTTATTGTGTTTTTGCCAATTAGCAATCCAATCATTTCCATTCATTTCAGCAACTAATTGTGATAATTGAGCAAATGCAATTGCAGATAATGCTTGTTTTTCAGTAGCATACATATTTACATTAACATTATTATTTCCTTTAAATTTATTAGCATCTCCCTTTACAGTAGTAGAATATCCTGATTTTTTATTGCAATCTTCCCAAGTTTTAGGTAATTGTTTTTCAACAGGAATATTTTCTTGTTTGAAGTATAAAGGAGTTGGAAAATGATATAATGATTTTAATTCTGTACTTAAATTAAATGTAAATTCTGTACTTGAATAAACTTTATCATTTTTAAACAAAACATATCCATCAGCACTAATACCAATTGATTCTTCAAAATATTCTTTATCTTCTAAATCCTCTTTATTATATCCTTGTTCAAAATATTGATTAGAACTTAATGCTTTATTAGATAAAACATAAACACTCTCACTTTTATCTATAAAAAAGATTGAATTAATCGCATTAGAATTGGGAAAAGTTTTAATTATTTTAAAATATCTTTTCATGATTTTTTGTTTATTTGAAAAGGTAAAATTAACACTTTTCAATTTTATAATTTATATTTTAATAATAAAACATGTAATTCTTTACTAAATTCTCTTTGTTCAAGATTTCTAATACTCATGGCATTAGAGACTCTTCCAAGGATATTTCTTTTTGCATCAGCATTATAAATTGTTGAAATTCCATAAGCTGTTCTAATTGTTTTTGTTTCCATTATTATATTTCAGTTAAAATTCCATCAATCGTTTCATATTCAGCATCAAATTCTACATCCCATTGTGTCCAATAAGAATATCTAGGATTTTCTTTACATTCAACATTCCATTCTTTATCTGTGTATTCTGTATGTAAACAATCATCTGAACAATAATAATTTGTACCTCCATCAATTACATAACCTTCATCCATTCCTTCTCCACAACAAGAGCATTTTCTTGCAAATTTCATAATTATTAATTTAAATTGTTAAAAATCAGATAATGTAAAATAACATGTTCTTTCTTTATAAATATATTTTAATGAATAATTAATATCATCATAATCAAAAATCACATTTTCAACTACTACCAATAATTGCTGTCCATTTGCAGGATATACATTGACCTCTTTACCAACATACTTTGCTTGTAAAGTCTCTAAAATTGATTCTATTTCCATTGTATTATTTATTAGGAACATCTTCCACAGTATTATATAATTCTAATAAAGGTTCTACTTCATCATCAATAGAATAGCCTTTTTCTAATAAGGTAATTGCATTATGCAATTGTATTTTTATTAATGGCAATAACATTGGTAATTTTACCACATTATTTAAATTGTATTTAGCATTTTCTAATGCTTCTAAGATTGTTACAGCCATGATTTTTATTGTTTATGTATGTTTTATTGTTTTTATAAAATTGTTGTCTCCAATCCAATATATGCCCCTTCATTTTCAATTAAAATATATAATTTATATTTCAACAATGAATTTGCTTTATCATATTTTTGAATTTTAATAATTCTCATCTTTTCATCTGGAAATCTTTTCCATAATGAAGTTGATAAGGATTTGTTTTTACTACTCAATGCTTTTCTTAGTTCTAATTCAGTAGTTTCTCTGATTACAGAGCCAAATAGTTTACTAATAAATAGTGTGTACATTAGTTTAAATTTACTTATTCTAACCACATCTAAAATGTAATTATTATTGATGTAAATAAAGTCCAATGTAGTTTCACTTTGGGCAAGTCTTAGTAATGAAGCTTTTGTTGTAAAAGCTTTAAATTTCTGTTCTAAATTAATTTTGTTCATGTTGGTTTGTTTTATTTTAATTTTTTAATTCTGTTATAACATCTAACTTCTGCACCATAATTTTCTTCAAACCAATGCATAAAATCTAAATCTGATCTCATTAAAGAGTATGTCTCAATGTACAATCCTCTATTTGGTTTATATTTATATAAAAGTTTATATTTTTTATATAATAACTTTAAGTATTTAATTATCTTTTCCATCTTTCTTTTTTTACAATAAGTTCATCACCCCATTCTAATAATAAAGGAGTGGCTAAAATAGTTTCAATTTTAATTAATTCAATCAATAAAATGTCCATTGGTCTTTTTGTTTAAAATGTTAGATTAATAAAAAATAAAAAAAAGTGTAAATGAAACATAAACACTTTTAAATAACATATCACACTAATTACTAAATAATCAGAGTAAACTTTTGCATTCTATGATTAATTCAGTAAAATCTTCTAAGAATTTATTTCTAATTTCTTCTGTTTTAAATGATAAAACTCTACTATAATAAGAACCTGCTTTAAATATTTGATCTCTGTTAAAAAATATTTGATATTTCACATTATTATCATTATAATTGGGTTTCCAATTTTCATTATACTTATCTCTCCATTGACATAATTGAGATAATGCTAAACAAGCTTCTGCTTCTTCTTCTGTTGGAAATATATTTTTATTATCTTCAGAAGAATTGTATCCTTTGTAAACAACAATCTCTGAATCTTGATTAACATAATACCCTTCAACCTCACTAAAATCTTTCCATTCTATTTTTTTCTTAAACAACTCTGGATAATTAGTTTCAGCAATGGATCTTAGTGATGGAATACCAGAATCAAACATTTCTTTTGCTTGTTGTTCTGTAATTTCTATTGTTTTCATAATTTCCTTTTTATTTAATGTTATTTCTATTATTTTATGTTTCTAAAAGATTCTTTTAAATCAAAACCATTATTTACTATCTTTTCTTTATTTGTCCTATTATCCACTACAATAACATCTCTTGAAAGAAAATCATAAATAATATTCCATACTTTATAAGCATCCCATACTTTATAAAAGTTGTATTCTTTTAAAATTGGAAATTCATTAATAACTTTTTCTTTCCATTTATTTTCACCATATAGGCTTTTATAAATAACAATTAAAGGACAATTATGAAATTCATTAGGATTTTCTTTAAAATAAGTAGGAATTTTTAAAACATTATAATGAAATCTTCCATAAGGAATGTTATAATAATCTTTTGTATTTAAGTATTTAATCTCTTTATTATACTCTTCTAATTCTACACCATACCTATACTCACCATTTATATAAATACCTTCTATAAGCCAGCCACATATCCATAATTGAATTGTTGTGTATGGAGTTGGTTTATATAGATATGAATATGTAGTAGTGTATTCTAAAACTACTTTATCATCAATACCTATTACACCTTGTAAATAATGAAAATAGTCTTTGATTCTGCTTATAATCTTCATATTATTATTGTTTAAGTTTGCCACAAATACTACCATCTAAAAATAAATAGTTATTAAATAAACTTACATAATTCTTGCTATTAACATAATTTTTTGTAATAGTACTAATAACAATTATAGAGTCTCTTGATTTAGCTTCTACTATTTTTCCAATTAAAAATTTAGCATCACTAAAATCAAATGGAATATATTCTTGAACTACTTTTTCTAAAACAAAATATGGATAATCAAAATCATCATTATTTGCTTCATTTTCACATCTAAAACCAGATGTTCCACAATCTCTTGTAATAGTTAATGTTTGTCCAACATAATTATTCATAGTGTCTACCCAGGAAGACTGCCAACCATTTTCTTCATATTCAGCAGTTCTTGTTATTTTTACAACATCACCAATTTTAAAACCAGAAGTATTATGATTTTCTAAATACAGTTCTTGTTGTGATTTTGGAAATATAATTCCAAGTTCTTTTACTGCTTCTTTTTGAGCATCAGTCCCATCTTTAATTAATAATTGAATTGATGATGTTGGAATAGTAAAATTGTCTTCTTTATATAAATTATCAGTAAGAATATTTGCTATTTTATCTTTCCAAGTTGGACAATCAAACTGCTCTCTTAATTTAAGTAATTGTTTTCTTGATAATGTTTGTTCTTTTGTTTCTACATCAACTAAACCAAGTTCTTTCATATAAATCTTTTTAAATGTTTTTAAATCAATTTCTATTTTACCATCTCTTATTTCATCTTTAAACATAGTACCAGTTACATATAAACCATTAAGAGAAACAGAATTGTAATAATTAACATCATATATATTTTCTAATATAATACCTTCTCTGAAATCTTTTTGATTATGTCTTACTATATTTATAAAAGGAAGAGATTCTTCTGTCACTTTCAATACCCAATTTTTTATTACAACATCTAATTTTACTACATACTTTTTAAAATCATAAAAACTAATTTGTTTATAAGATTTAGGAACATGTCCTTCATGAGTATGATAAGTTCCATCAGAGGTATAGCAATTATCTTTATAAATAATAGTATAATTATCAAAACTATTATTTTTAAAATAGTCCTTTACAGTAACAAGATTTTCTTCTGTTTCAGGCATAACATACCAAAATTCAGGTAATATAAATTCATCTGTTTTCATTTCTTTCCAATGTTTAAAAGTTAATGTTTTGTATGGAGCATCTTTAAATAAAGATTTTGCAGTTTCTAATTTATTATGTATGCCAGGAATATCTAAATCATTTTTTAAACAAACATAATTCCAATGATTCCAATAATCATCATTAAGATTTTTATAAGTTTCTGTACTTTTCATTACTTGATTTGTTTCTTCTTTATTATTACAAATCACTATATAATTTTCCATGCTATTGTTTGTTTAAAATTTTAGTTATACTTTCTTGCCACCATTTATTATAAGCAATAAAATTAGCAATGGGAGATAATTCATTGTCAGAGACAAATTCCATATCTACCCATGCTAATTCTAATTCTTCTTTTGTATGAGCTTTAATATAATTCTCATACAGTTCTATTTCATTCATACACTTGAATTATTTTAATATATCGTCCATTAATGTATTTAAAAACAATAGCATCTTCTGGAAACTCTTCAAAGTTTTTCACTTGATCTACATAACTGATAGTATCTGATTCTAAATATTCAATTTTATAATTGTAAGGAGTTGTTTTAACTGACTTACATGATGCTACTAATAGCATTAAAATAATAATTAAATTTTTCATGATTTTTTGTTTAAAATGTTTAATTTTTTTATAAATCCCCTCCTCCATCAAATACAATTCTTGGAGTTTCATTATCTGATACAATAACTTCAGAATCAGGAAGTACTTCCCAACCTAATGATTTAATTGAATTTTCTTTACTATCTTTCATATTTATAGCATGTTCAATAGTAAAAGCAATTATTACTCTTACAAATTCTCCATAATTAGTACGAGTTGAAAATATGTACAATTTCATGATTTGTCTTTGTTTAAATTATTAATGAAAGCAATATAACTTTCACATTCTTTTTTAGTGCCATAAGTAATTACTGGTTCATCAGTCATACAATCAGCTACTGATAGCCCACCATTTATTGTAATTACAGCATATATTTTTGTGAATACTTCTTCCATTATGTTGTTTTGTTTAAAATGTAAATATTAGATATTTGTTTTTTTAGTGCCAAATAATCATTCATGGTAAAATTGTCATTTAATAATTTTGACTCAAACTCCCGTCTATTTTGAAGACCTTTGATAACAATTGTCTTCCCATTAACTTTTACACAACACCACTTACTAAACTTTTTAATAGCTTCTTTTTTATTATTAGCAACTAATGCTTTTGAAAAACCACTATTTTTAATCTTTTCTAAACTACCAGTGTTGTAAACTAGTGAAATTATGGCAATTTTTTGCATATAACTTAGTGTTGGGTAAGCTTTATTTACTTGTTTAAACAGTTTTAATACTATTTTTTGAAATATTTTATCAGCATGGTGAATGTCTTTGACTGATTTAACATTTGTAAATCCATAACCACAAGTTGTTTTACCAGCACTGCATTTATAAGATGTAGCAGAATAACCTTCACCAAGTTTAATTACCCAACAACTAATTTGATATTTTTGATTTAATGTAAATACCTCTTTGTTAGTAAGAGGAATTTTTACAATTTCTACTTTATGTTTTTCTTTTGAACAAGAAACTGATAGTAATAATACTAATAATATTAAATTTTTCATTTTATGATTGTTTAATTGTTTAAATTATTTATTTAATGTTTTAATAAATTCCAATACAGTCTGATAAGCATCCATTTGTGCTATTTCCCAACTACTGTTCATATAAGGATGTACTTTATCAATCCTTTCACAAAGAAAGTTATTGATTTCATCAATTAATTCTTGCTTTTCCATTAGTTTTATTTTTTTAAATCATAACCAAATTCTATTGCCAACAAAATATGAGCATGCATTTCTGTATTTTCATATTGTTTACAATATCTTGTAATTCTTTTACCAAAGGCTTCATCTTCCTTTATTGTTTTTTCTAAAAATTCTATCATTTCTAGATAATTTTCTTTTGTTTCCATTAGTTATTTTTGTTTATATCCTCATAAATTTCAATTTGTTCTTTCAATGCAGTAATAATAGTAAGACTATTCAAATTAATATCTTTAATTAATACTACTTGCTCCCCTCTTAATTCAGAAAGCTTTTTATAATAAGCAACATCTTCTTTTAAAGAAATAATTTGAGAATCTTTACTAATCAATTTTTTGTTATGTAAATCAACTTTGTATAATTTACCTAAATACATTCCTACTATCAAGGTTATTACTAACACTACAATTGCTGTTATATTCATTTTATTCATTGTTTAAATTGTTTAAATTATTGGGAGTTTCCTCCCCTGCACAATTATATTAAACTTTCTTGGCACTTATTCACTACTTATTTAGTGCTGTCCTTACAGTTTTGAGCATTCTTGTTACTTCGGTAATTTTCACAAGACCTGTTTAATATATAAGACAATTTATTTCTAAATTGAATGCAATAATAAATAGAACCACTATCC